GTTATGTACCCCTACAGAGGAGTGAGACAGTGACACGCACGGATGCGGAGCGCGCTCGACTGCTGCGCGCACTAGCCGAGGGTCCCGACCGACGCATGGCAGCGGACAAACTGGCCGGCCGACAGCCGACGAAGGCAGACATGGAGCAGGCCGACAGATACCGGCGAGCACTGGCGACCCTCCCGCCGGAGACTGCCCCTGACCTGGACGAATGACAAAATGTGGGGTGCCCATGGTATAGTGATACCAGGTAGCGGGGAACGGTCCGCGCTACCGGAAGGGAGCGCAACCATGCTTACCATCCCGCCCGTGCACACGATCCTTGAGGCGTGCGAGTGTGGACGGCCGGCTATGCCGGACGTGGTAGTGATCCAACACTGCGTGAATGAGGAGACCGGTGCGACGGCGACTCACGGGCCTGACAGGGTGTGTGAGGAGTGTGTGGTTGTGTGTGAGGATGACGCGGCGCTAGGCGTGATCGTTCTGCACCTGCCATCCGAGACGTTCGAGCTGATCAGACTCAGCTAGCAGTGAACCGGGCGCCCAGTGATGGGTGCCCGGTTGCGAGGACAGCCGACGGTCGACTGTCCAGAAGGGAGGCCAGTCATGGCCGCATGTATCTCGTCCCACGAGGATGGCGATACAGGGACGGAGATCTATACCCGTCCTGCCGACGATCATGCCCCCGGGCCAGACTGTCTGATCATGGCACGCTGCGTGCTGTGTGACGGCTTCATTCACTGCTGTGATGACGGCATGTCCTACCACGGCGCGGATGCGCACGTGGAGTGTGTCATCGGTCAGTACGACTCATCTGACCTGCAATGATCGTCGCGGCCGTATCCGGTGACGGGTACGGCCGCACTAGCGAGCGACGGTCGCTCGTGAAGGAAGGGAGCTATGTCTCTCGATTTCAATGTCACAGGCTGCGCCAACCACGAGGAATTGTGGGACGGCGAGACGTGGCCACCGCCGGCAATGACAACCGTTATCGTGCACCTGTGTATGGGTATCGGTTGGGGCGAGATCACCGAGGCGAATGCTGAGGAGTGGTTCGCGCGAGTGTACGCATGGGAGCGCGTCTATGGCCCGATGCTGCACGAATTCGACACGGACGAGGTAACGGTCAAGGACCGGTACATCACACCGGAGGACGTGCAGCGCTACATCGGGCTAGTGACAAACGTCTTTCCGAAGAGGTCAGACGCCGAGTTCCGTAAGCAGCTCGCCGCGCACCTGAAGGATCGAGCCGGATACATCTGGCGAGAGGCCATGAAACAGCCCGTGACATGACCGTAAGCCTGTGCCCGTTCACGCGGGCACAGGTGCGAGGATGGGCGACGGTCGCCCGTCCGGGAAGGAGCACGACCATGGGAATCATGGATGCCATCATGGGCGACGATATCGACCGTGATGCGTACGTGAATTACCAAACACTGCTCTACGCGGTGCAGCGCGAGATGTTCTGCCAGGACACAGGAGCGATCCTAGATGTCCGGCGCGCGGTGCTGTCCACGGTGAGGCTGCCAGACGGCGCGGCCGTCGCATTGATCCGTACGGATGAGGCGTTCGATAGGGTCGGTGGCGTGGATCTAGTCAAGGCCACGGCCGACCATTTCGGCGGCACGTATGAGGTTATCGACGGCCGTGACTTCACGGATGACGGCAAGCTACGGGCAGCCGCGCGTAAGCGCATCACGGCCGCACAGGCGTAGGCAGGGCACGGGTACGGGCAACCGTACCCGTGCGCTCGATACCAAGCGATCCCCACCGACAAAATGTGATCGGGTATGGTATCATGATACTAGCAGCCGGGGAAACCGGCCTGCGTGGCCTGTCACGGCTAGCGCCGTGGCCACCCGAGTCCCGTACGGGGACACATGCCGCGTAACGCGTAGGCAGAGGGGAGGGCGTACCCGTGAGGGTAGCCGGGTCGCAATGCCCGCGACGGTCGTGGGCAGGAGGGAGCGTCATGTACGCGTACGTCGATGTCCCGGTAACGATCACGCTGGCACTGCCGACTGATCTCGACCTCACGATTGAGGACATGATCAAGATGGTGCTGGTCGCGGTCACAGAATCGACACCCCCGGTGGTGGTTCTGCAAGCCGAGCCGCACGTAACACTGACAGACGAGGAGTTCCAAGCGAAGGCCCAGCCGATGCTAGCCGCCATAAGGGAGGCGCGCATTGAGGTGGAAGCGATCCTGGCGAAAGCTGAGGCCGCGCACCTGAACTGAGGATTCCGGCCGTACCCGTAGCGATACGGGTACGGTGCGATGACAGGCGACGGTCGCCTGTCATGAGAGGAGCGACCAGCATGTCAGACTATTCGCTGTCATGGACCGAGACGCGCTCACACCAGTACGATATCTGCTTGCCTGTCTCCGAGGTGATCGAAGTTTTCGCCGATCACGCGCTCGACGTCCTCACGGACGCCATCACGGAAGCGATCGAGAATGCTACATACGATCTCGACCGGATGGGTCCCGTTCTTGAGGCGTTGCGCGCGAAAGCGAAGGCCGTCCCCGACGACGACACGCTAGATGATGTCACTGACGTGACTGTGTACCTGGACTAGCTCAATGTGTCCGGTACGGGTGACCGTATCGGGCACGCAATACCGCGACGGTCGCGGTAGGAAGGGAGCGCCATGCTCACCCACAAATGTGCTCACTGCGGTCGTACTGAGGGGTCCGGCGGATGGTTCATCGGTACGGAGATCTTGTGTCAGTCCTGCAGCAATGCTCTGTCGCGGCAAAGAGTTGTGCGGCAAGAGGTTGCCAGCAGGAGACATCGCCGTCCCGGTTGGTTCACCCGCCTACTCGCGCGACTGAGCGCATAACCGTGGCCGTACCCGTGGCAACGCGGGTACGGTGCGACGCCTGTCGACGGTCGGCAGTCGGAAGGGAGCGCGCATCATGGCCATCATTGGCGTGATTCTGCTTGGCCTAGTCGTCAGTGCGGCAGGATCGTTAGCATTCGGATGGGTATTTATGCTGCTCATTGGCGTGGTCCACGCTGAGTGGTTGCCTGCCCTGCCTACCATTGGATATTGGTGGGCCGTACTGATCACGTTCCTTCTACGGGCAACACTGATGTCCGTAGACACGGACTTAGACTAACCAACGGCCGTGCCCGTGGCAACGCGGGTACGGTGCGAACATCGGGCGACGGTCGTCCGATGTGGAGGGAGGCGTGCTATGCGCACGTTCACAGTCATTCTGACCACGGGCGAGATCATTCCCGAGGCATGTATCGTTGCGGCCAGCAATGGAGGCGACACCGGTCTATCGTTCGGCTTTCAGTCACCAGCGGGAGTCGTGACATGGCTCGATGACGAAGACATTGCCGCGCTACTCGGTACGGCCGACGCGGATACGGTCGCGGTCCGCCACGCCCGTGCGGTGCTCGCCGACGAAAAGCGGCAGGCACAGATCACGGCTGAGGTCGAAAGCGGCCGCATCCGGGAGCTGCGCGAGGTCTGACAGTGAGCCGGTACGGGAGCGATCCCGTACCGGTGCGACGTTTGGGGACGGTCCCCGGACGAGAGAGGAGTGTCCATCATGGACACACAGGTATCAACCGCGCTCGATATGTCTCCTGAGGCATGCGTAGCGCGTGGCGCTGCTCTACTGGACCGTACGGTTGCCGACTGGCGCGGCCGAATCACCCACCCGTTGAATATGGTCAACGGCGACGAGTGTGTCGCTGGGCAGGTGTTCAACGGATCAAGCTATTTCGGTGGGTGGGGAAACGCTCGCCGTTTCTTCGCTGCTTCCGATCCGGACGAATGGGATGGCTGGGCCAGTGATCGTTTCATGGCTGAGCACGGATTCTTCGTTATCGATGATTCCGTACTCGGCCACATGGATGAATGGGCCACAGTGGCGCTCACGCCGTTGTGGCGATCCGTGATCGAGTCGAAGTAGTGCCGGCCGTACCCGTAGCGATACGGGTACGGTGCCAATGATCGATGAGCGTACATAGACATAGCACGTAGAGAGGCCGGATACCTGCGGTGGCGCGGTGTCCGGCCGCGAGCACTGGCGACGGTCGCCCGTGTGAGAAAAGGAGAGATCATGTATGAGGCAGAGGTTCAGCGCGGCTTGGCATGGCTCAAGTCCACTGAGGCCGCACAAGCTTTCGCGCCGGACCTGGACAGGGTCCAGCTTGACATTCTTCGGATGGAATTCCCGTGGTCATGTGTGCTGGGGCAGGCAATTGCGTCGGCAGACATCGACGGAATTGGTTACGAGTACAGTGGATATTGGCGGGTGGTACTGTCATCCTTCAATCCCTCCACAGAGGACGACGAATTCATGATCACACATGGATTCAGGACCGATTTCGGTGGAGAGTACGGGCCACTGACCGAAGCATGGCGAGAGGCATTGACGGCAGACAGAGCCGCATCGTGAGATCCAGCCGTACCCGTGGCAACGCGGGTACGGTGCGAGACTGGCGACGGTCGCCAGTCGGAAGGGAGACAAGGGATGTCGAAGAAAGTGACAAACCTCAATCCGGACGTGTGGCGGTTCCGTCACACCATGGGCGTGATCAGCGACCCCCGTGCCGACATCCGGCTAGTGCCCGGATGGTTTCACGGGCTGCAAGTCGAGATCATCGTGCACGTGTCGCGCGATGTTGACGGCCTGCACGGCTTGCCCATGGCCATACTGATCACGGCCGATTCGGACGACGCGGTTGTGATCGAGCCGCCACACACCATCTAGCAAGGGTACGGCCGGCAGTGATGCTGGCCGTACCACAATGCCCGCGACGGTCGTGGGCAGGAAGGGAGAAACCCCCATGTCCGCAACGATCAATTTCACCCGTACCACCGAACACTCACGCGACTTTGATTCGGTCGCTGAACTGGTCGAATTCATCGATCACAACCGCGAGGCGCCAGGAGTCAATGGCCCGTTGCCGGAGCGCGACCAGGGAGAATCGATCGAAGACTATGTCGGTCGGCTGGTCGATTACATCGATGGCAGCGTCATGGCCGCGATGATCGAAAGCGGCGCCGACGAGATGGATGAATCGTGGGAGGTCGATGAATGGGAGGGCGAAGACGACGAGGACGACGAGTGACCGTGTAAGTGTAAGGGGTACGGCTGGCCGTGAGGCTGGCCGTACCGCCGTGTCCCGGACGGTCCGGGACCGAGAGAGGTAGCCATGGTGACGTGGTTTATCAAGTACAGGGAAGTGATCTTCTTCCTACTCGGCCTGCTTTCATCGCTGGTTGTCGCTACGGCGACGGCTTACACATCGTGGCAGCACATTGTCCACGTGGGTACAAAGCGGGTGAGCCGGTAGCGGTATTACTGCCCGTGGCAATCGACGGAATGATGATCAACAGCACAGTCATGGCTGCTGTCGATCGTTTCAGAAATCGAGCGACGCGAGTATGGGCCGTGATCGGGTTATGGTTGGGGTCAACTCTCACGCTCACGTTCAACGTGTCTAGCGCGTATGACCGGGGCGTCGTAGCAATGGCCATAGCCGCTGTGTACGCGGTGGCCTTGCTGGTGACGGTGGAGACCATGTTTCACCCGTCCCAACGCTGGGCGAAGGCATTTCTCGCGGCACATCGTGAGCGTGATACGTCAACCGATACTGAGTCGGTGACGGTCGCGGCCGAGAAACCAGCGCCAGTCGCTCCGACAGCCAGCCGGCCGGGGCGTCGGCCCGGACCTCAGGGTAAGGCGCGCAAGCGTCGCCCATCGGTCCAGGGCCATCCTGGCGCGGGTGAGCCGGCCGTAACCGTTGCCGCATCGGGACCGCAGGGGACAGAGGAGCAGCGCGAGCCTCAGGCAATTGAGGCCGCGCCGATCTTCCGCGAACCTGTGATCATCGATGCGGATGTCGTGGCCTGACATGATAGGGTGGATATCATGACACAGCTATCGACATTCGCCAGGGTTGCCCCTGGTCGGACCAAGTTTCAATTGGTGATCGATCAGGAGCAGCTAGACGCCGTACGTGAGTACGCGGAATCGGACGACGTGACTGCTTCCGAATGGGTCCGTCGGGTCATTGAGCGTGCCGTCCGGGCACGTGCCAAGCGGAGACCGTAGCCATGCGGCCGGTACCGGGGGTTGCGCCCCGGTACCGGTACCAATGACAAAATGTGAACCATCATGATACACTGTCTTTGTGGACCTAAGGTTCCATGAGCGCCGAGCACCAGATCAGCCTAGGACCGGTGAATAGCCCGGCGACCGTGCACCCCGAATGCGGAGGAGCGCGGGAGAGAGCGTCGGCAAGAAAGCATTGCCGATCTCGGCGTTCTTGCAGCCTTAGGTACATGGCCCGTACCCGAGTGATCGGGTATGGGTGCGAGACTGGCGACGGTCGCCGGTCGGAAGGGAGGGTCAGTGATGGCCCGAGGTAAAACGATCACGCGCGCAGCAACGGCCGCTTGGTCAATCGTGATTGGCTTTCTGCTGGTCATCGCGTGCGCTACGCCGAATAGCGCGCCCGATACCCGTATCGATCTGTCCACTGTGGCCCCGTGCCCAGTGGAGGATGGGCCGGGTGATGTGGTCCCGTGCGTATGGGACGCGGAGACCAGGGGAAATGCCGCGTATGCCTATCCGGGCGCGCGATGGTTCTTTTATGCGGCGGATGACCGTTGCCCGGTTGATACCGTGCAATCCGCCGAGACCGTGCACTGTGTGACCAGATCTGACTGGTCGGGCCAGTAGCACGGAGCCCACACCGGACGGCTATCCGGTGTGGGCGCGACATCTTGCCGACGGTCGGCATGCTCTGTCTCTCCTGAAAGGGGAAAGCAATGCGTTACACAGTTACCATCACAGGCCAGATCGACACCCCCCACGGATCCGCCGAGATCGTTCGCGATGCCGGTTGGATCTTGACGCAAGCCGTTTCGGCAGTCGTGCCCGGTACGGTCCAGGTTACGAGTGTCGAACCGGTCGAGCCGGTCGCGAATCCTGCCGTGGACGCGGCAGAGTCCGCTATCCGTGCACTGAGCCTTGCCGACCAGCAAGAGCTGGCATGGCGGTTCGGCGTAGACCTGTGACATGACCGAAGCCGTACCCGTAGCAATACGGGTACGGCGCTAGCCTGCCGACGGTCGGCAGGTGAACGAAAGGAGTGTCTACTATGGACACCACACTGACTACAGTCAACGTCGACGCCATCGTGGCGAGCCTACCGGCCGACTGGCAGTTACCCGCGCGTCAATATCTGGCCGCTTATGCGGCGGCCGTGACCGACGCCGAGCGTGATGAGATCAAACGTGAGGTTGTGAACGCCACCGTGCGTGAGGGCCGTAACCGGTCTTTCTGCACGGAAGCAGACAGAGCCCTAACCTCGGCTTTTGGGCCGTCGGGTACGGACTGTGACCGCTGTGGTTCTGACGTTTGGTTCGACTCCGACGGGTACGACTGCCGAGGGCACCGTACCCGCATGTATGGTCCGGATGGGTTTGATTCTGACGGCAGAGACAAAGACGGCTTTGACCGGGAAGGGTACAACGCGACGGCTACAACCGCGAGCGCCGCGACCGTGAGGGTTTCGATACCTCCGGCCGCAATGCGGAAGGATTCAACCGTCAAGGTTTCGACCGTGACGGATACACTGCTGAGGGATTCGACCGGCGCGGCTTCGACCGCGACGGATACAACGCGGATGGATTCAACGCCTACGGGTACAACCGTGAGCACGTCGACAAGAACGGCCGGTCGGAATTCCGGTTTAACCTTGACGGGTACGACGCAGACGGCTATGGCCGCGAGGGTTACAACCGTGAAGGGTTTGACCGGGAAGGATTCAATTACGACGGGTACGGCGCCGACGGATTCAACCGTGACGGATTCGACCGGCTGGGGTATGGGCGCGATGGGCTCGACACCAACGGTAGGCAGCGTTACCGGTTCGATCAAAACGGCTGGGATGCCGAGGGTTACAACCGGTATGGAGAAGACCGCGACGGGTACGGCCGGAGTTACCACGAGGACAACGGCACCACCCCGCGTCAAAGCTAGCTAGTCGGATCGGGCGCACTTGACCGTGCGTCCGGTTCCTAGTCCTATGTCGACGGTCGACAATGGACGGAAGGGAGGTCGGCTATGCAATCGCTGCCGATCGAAGTGTTACGGGCGTTGATGCCGGCCGTGCAAGCAATCAGCGCGCATCAACGTGCAGCGGTCCGAGAGATCGAGCTACCGCGCATAGACCGCAAGGGTATGGCAGCCGCACGCGCGGCCGGAGGTGGAAAGTACGCCTACGGCCATCGGGACATCATGGCAGCCGTCGGGTACATATCGCACATCGATCCCGATGATGACGAGGATGACTCGTGTGGTAACTGCGGCTATGATCCGTGCCGATGCGAGTGGCACTGTGCCAGCTGTGAAGCGGAGGAATGCGAGGGAGCAGGATTGCGAGTGCTCGTGTGGCTACTGTGACTGGGAAGCCGACGAGTAGGGACCGAGGCTGGGTGTCCACACCGGACACTCAGCCGCTAGCCTGTCGACGGTCGGCAGGTGAGGAAGGGGTACGATGATGAGGAACCGAACGGTTTTCCCATCGGACCATGCCGGTTGGATAGCGTATCTCGATCGTGGCCGTCTCAAGACGAAGACGTTCGATCGACCAATCGGCAGTAGCCGGACCAAACGTGTGCATCGATTCGCCAACGGCGATGTTGGGCTACGGTTTCATGCCACGTACTGTGTGATCTTCCACGCCGACGGTACCGTCACGTACGACACGGGAGGATGGCACACCATCACCACAAAGCAATTCATCAATGCCTATGGACCGACTAGGGTTTGGTCGGACAAGGGGCAGCTTTTCCTGCCGGTGCATAACCCGAGCTACACACCGGCAAAGGTCCAGAAGTGTCGCGTATGCCACGGCAAGGCGGTATTGCCGTCATCGTGCTATGGACCGCGTTATTGCTACGCCGCGTATGGCGATCGCCCGTGTGTGCACGGCGAAGTGATCAACCATCGTTACACTACCTGTCCCCACGGGAAGACCGAGGGACATCTGGTGCCAGATATTGCATGCTATCGTTGCAATGGCACCGGGAAACGTGACTACGGCAGTAAACCCATACACTTTGAGTGGACTGGCAGTGCCTATCGGTTCCACCCTGACGACGTGGAGCACGGCATCTATCCGGGTAATCTGTCCGGATCCGTAGCTACGTCAGTAAGCTATGGGCAGGCTGGCAACGTTCTAACCCGACTCATTCCGGGACTGGACGAGCGGGTTACGTACCCATGTACATGCTTCGGACATGGGTATGACCCGTTGAGGGTACGCGACATGATCATTCACCTGAATGACAGCCATCATCCGGCCCATGAAACGGCCGACGTGTGGTCGCGTGAACGCATTGCCGATTGGCTGGAGACGTTGGATGTTGACCTGCGTTTTCCGACGCCTGCGGAGTGAGGTCGCCCGGTACCGGAGAGATCCGGTGCCGGGTACGAGGATGGTTGAAACGGTCAACCGTCCCTAGTGGAGAGAGGAACGACCATGAACCAGACAGCTACCACGACCGAGGCGCGTCCGGCAAACCCGATCATCGATGAGCTGCGCGCTGAGCTGCGCGATATCGAGATCGATGTGCTGTCGGCCTACACCCTTGCCGATGCAATCCGCGAGGGTGCCAGGGTGACCACGCAGGCTAACGGCTGGGGGTCCGGCCGCGAGGCTTGCGCGCTCTCAGCCGCCTACCTGACGGCTCACGCGCGGGGTTGGATCGAGTAGCACACAGGTCGGATGTCCACACCGGACATCCGACCGCGATACCGGGCGACGGTCGTCCGGCATCAGAGAGGAAGGGGAGGTGATCTATGCCACCCCGTGTGCGTCGGCTGGCCTATGTGTGGGTAGACACACCAGTCGGACAGATTGACGACGGGCCGCATGGCTTCACGTCCGACCATGCGTGCATAGAGGCTGCTCAATCGATGTGGGAGCAGCATCTAGGCGCATGGCTCATGCACAAAGCTGGCACGCTAGATCCGGGATTCCGGCTGCTCGAATGCGTGCAGGCTGACGGATTGGACCGATACCCACATCACAAGGAATGGCGACCAGGGATCGATGCCGCAATGCAGTGGGCCGGGATGGACCTCCCGACTCGCGGCGCCGTAGTGCACGACTACCGAACAGAGCGAGCGCGCGTGATCCGGTCCCGGACACGTACGCCGTTCCAGCGGGTAGAAGACATGGCCGTGCAAGCGGCCAAGCGTCAACGCGCATTCAACCGTGCCAGCCATCCAAGCCCGACAGACTCCGGTCCAGGGGTCGAATCGAATGGGCACCTGTGTTCGGCCCGTACTGTGCAGTCCCGTTGTCCCAGTAGTCCACGACAGATAGAGGAGTGACCATCGGCGAACGTCAGTGCCTACCCGCGCTGACGTTCGTCCCATCTTTCTGCCCGCCAAATGATCTTACTTCCATCGATGTCTGCTGTCCCCTTGCTATGGTGATCATGGATGTGGGCTGTCCACTGTGGCCAGTGCCACGGGCGCAGGTCGGTATGGCTATGGTCAATTGATATGCGCCGATGGCCCATGGCCCAGTCGCATGGCGGCAGGCGATCGAGCCAGGCCTATTTCCGCAGGTCAGAGGCAGTGTCCGGCCGCGTCCAGGTGCGCCAGTCGCACGCGCGTTCGGTACGGTGTGTGTGATCATGTAGCTGTATCCTGTCTCATATGTCCAAATTGCAAAATTCGAAAATCGAGAGGCGCCCAGGGCCGGTTGCGCGCCCACACAACAGGCTAATCGGACATTGAGCCCATGCCAGGCAAACAGCTTTTTCTGGACAGGCCGCTGGCGCCTACGCAAAGACACATACCTGACGCCTGCCCCCGGCAGCTTGATACTTTGCTCCTCTTCAATGCATTGATTGGAGAAGGCCCTGCTCGCGTAGGCCGGAAACACATAAATTGAATTCCGAAACAAGAAGCAGTGATCCAAAAATTCCACATGCATGTTGCCTGGGAGCATGGGCACGTACCCTGGTACACATGACCTTCGAGCTGCCGGCTGGTTCCATCCCCGAGATCAATGAGGAGAACCTGGTCAACGACCAGGGCCGGGTGCGGGCGCTGATTGTCACCCGGATCGAGCAGCTGTGGCAGCCCATCGACAAGGGCCTGCAGATGGACCACGAGGGCATCCGGCCTGCTGATCCTCGCCTGCTGGAGATTGGTCGCGGGCTGATGAAGGATCTTGCTGCCGTCTACCGCCTGGGTCGAGCCCTCACCACCACTGATGAGGAAGCCGACGACGAGCTACCAGTCATTGACCGCGCGGCCATGGTGGAAGAGAAGCTGTCCCAGATCGAAGCCAGGTTGAAGGAAGCCACCGGCTAGGACTTTGGGTGGGTGCTGTGGCTGCTGTGCTGGTACTGCGGTAGCTGGTACCAGTTAGTTGACTCGGGCACACGAGGGCAGACACTTGGGTGCCTGTCCGCAGGTGCAGGGACCTAGCAGCTCGAAGTCAGCCAGCTCCTTGTCGAAGACGGCGGGACTGGGCATGTCGATGTAGACCAGGTTCGGGTCGCGCAGGTTGGCGAACAGGTACCGGTCATAGCGGTACAGCGCCTGGTAGAAGAACCAGGACTCCCAGCGTGGGTGATGCGACTGCAGCGCCCGCCTGCGGATGTTGGCTTCCCGGTAGGCACGTTGACGGAAAGTAGCCGAGTTGACTTCCGCTGGGAGGTCGGTGATCTCTAACCGGTAGACGTTTCCGTCCAGGAACCGGTCCCACCACTGGCTGGAAATGGACGAAGTTCGAGGCATGTCAGGAATTATAGCCTGTAGCGACAACAACAGTAGCACCAAACCTTCCTCCGGCTTGTTCCTGCTTGATCCGTGGAAAGTTTTTACTATCGCCACAACGGCCGGAAAAGTTGTTCCTGCAAAAGCATGATCAACTCCTGTTATTCATGATCAACTTTCGTTGTTCCTGGTACTTTTATCAGGTCTTTCTTTCTTTTTTATGACTTAAATGAATAAGTAAAGTCTGAACCTGGAGTAAAGAAAAAAAAGGGGAAGTAGTAGTAGTGATAATAAATAATGAGGTAGAAGGTAGTACTACTATTATGATCGCCACGGAAATTCTGTAGAAGCTACAGTGGGGTTGGTCGTTCCTGTTCCTGGTGTTGTTCCTGCTGATGGCTGTCGATGCCTCAAGCCGCCGGACCACGGTCGCCGGGGGAGGCTCTGCCCTGCCGCCGTCCACGCGGTGACGTTACGTTAGGTAACTGCCGGGGCTTGGACTGCCGGGGCTGGTTGCTGGTACCTGGATTGCTGGTACCAGTGGCTGGTTGCCTGCAGGGGGATGTGGGGGTATGATTGGGTGGTCTCGAACTGGAAGCGTGGGAGGAGAGGGTGATGACCGAGGGCGTGGGGACCGAGAGCGCGAGGATTGCTGACCTGCTGGAGGCGACTGGGGATGCCTTTGCGAGTGGAGAGCAAGGCAGCTGACACCGAACCACCCATCATCTACGCTCCTGCTGCCGTTGTACGGGACTGGGTGCTGGTCCCACGCCGGCACCTGAAGACGATCCAGGGCTGGGATGGCGAGATCGATGAGGTGGAGGCCATCATGCTGCTCGCGGAGATCCTCGCGGACGCACGGCTCATCGGATCAACGGAGGCGTGATGACAGTCATCTGGTTCATAGCGGTGGTGCTACTGGCCGGGGCTTGTGGTTGCTTCTATCGGTGCACTGGTAATGGCGTTCTTTCCGCCCGCTTAGAAGCTAACGATCTTGGAGAGAGGACTGATGTTGCCGATGTTGATTCCTAGTACCGATGCCCAGCGTGCTGAGGTCCTGGAACGCGTAGCTGATGGCTATGAGTCAGGGCGTTATGGATGGGCTAAAAGCACATTGATTACTTTAGATGCGCGTAGTTACTGTGCGATTGGTGCGATCAATCATGAACTCGGAATTCCTGATCGCGTTTTAATGTATCATGATGAGTCTGTTAGGGGAAACATTTACGCCATAGGACATGAAGTGTTCGGCGGCATTGAATTAAAACAAAGACTCCATCACATTAATGACCGGCCCGGTCAGACGAAGGAGGAAATGATCGAGCTACTAAAGAATCGCGCCAAGGAACTTCGTAATCGGGCAGGAGAGAGCGCATGATGGTAAATGGAATCACCAAAGTCGAAATCACCGATGCAATTGACCATGCTGAGCTGAAGGCAGCGGCTGAAAAGGGCTACGCCTGGCTCTTGGAGTCGGGTCCCCAGTGTGGCTTGGATGTGACCCGCATTGACTCCAAGACACTCGACCTCTCCTCGCATTGCTTATGCGTGCTGGGTCAGCTTGGCGGTGTCTTGGATTTCGAGGAAACATTGGATCAAATTGCTTCGACTGTCAAGCTCGGTGGTGATTACGAGGCGCACAGGAATTGGGCCAGTGAACATGGCTTCTACGTCACTCTGCAGACTGTGGCACCTGCTGTTTCAGGCATACGGGAGTATCACCGGCTCACTCCATGGGAGCAGTTCGAAGTAAACGCTGCGCTGGATAGAGTCTACAAAGGACTTACCGATGCGTGGCGTGAGGTTATTGCAGAGCGAGCACAACAGGAAGGTGACTAGGTTCAAGTCCTAGGGTGCTCACGTCGGCAGGCGCCCTGGAGCTGGGGGAAGCGCGCGTAAACCCTGGTATCCCCTGACCGAAGATTATGATCCAGTTGGGGTGGAGAGGCAGCATGTTGCTTCACGGGCAGTGGACATGGTCTGTGCTCCTACGGGAGCATCGCCCCGCTGGATCTCCTAAAAGTCCATTGTGGAGGGAGTTCGAGAACAGTGCCACGACGTAAGCCAAGCGTAGAAGAGAACGCCGGTCGGCTCGTTCGCAAGGCGGCTGATGTGCTGCAGGACCGGACATGGGTCCAGGGTGAGTTCGGTGACGCGGACAAGGGGATGTGCGCGGTTACTTCGATCCACTTCACAGCAACGGGTGACAGCACCCATGCTGCGCAGGGTGATCGCCGTCCGAGACTGGTAAACGACACCCTTATAACGTTTGGCAACTGGCTGGAGGCAGCCGGTTTCACTACGTTCGGCTCAGTCCCAGCCTGGAACGATACATCTGGCCGTACTAAGGATGAAGTTCTCCAGGTAATGCGCAAGTTTGCCGATGAAATGGACCCACAGAGATGACAACCAGCACACAGATAGCTGATGACCTGGAAGCAGCGGCTGAGCTGCTGGAGACTGAGACCGTTCAGTGGTGTCAGGACCAGCTTGGGGACTATGTATACGGTGATAACCACCAGCTCCAGTTAACTTCTGTATGTGCCGTTGGAGCAATCGCAGTTGTGACTCGGGGGCTGGATCAACTTCTGACAGAACTCGAAGATGATTGCGACAGCATTTATCTAAAGAAACCTGGAACTGAACGGTTTCATGATGTTCGACAGGCGGTTTGCGATTATCTAATTACTAAGCGCGGGGTGCAATATGATGACGACTCTGTTGCTGAAGCATGGAACGACATCCCTGGGCGTACCAGAGAACATATCGTTGACCTGTTCAAGTCTGTAGCCAAGGACTTGCGTAATCACAGTTAATTGCTTGGGCAATAAAAGTTAATCAATTCCTGGGATGGGTGGGCAGAAATGAAATTGGTACCCGACACACAGATTGCGGATGACTTAGAAGCGGCGGCTGAGCTTCTGGAGACCGAAAAGATTCAATGGTGCCAGGGTTCACTTAGCACTCTTGAATTCGATGCGGATAACAAGCCCCAATTAACTTCTGTGTGTGCCGTTGGTGCGCTTGGGGTTGTAATTGCAGGCCTGGACTACATGGTTAGCACATTTATTCGTGGGGTGCAGGAACACCTCTACCGTATTGGACCAGAAAGAGACCGGTTGAACGCCGCTCGCGACGCGGTTTCTGACTACCTAGTTGTCCATCATCAGGTTTCCAACCTCCTTCCCGGTGACTGTGTTACTGAAAACTGGAATGATTCCGCCGGCCGTACCAGAGAACATGTCGTTGACCTGTTCAAGAATACCGCGAAGGATCTGCGCAACCGGGTTTAATTGCTTGAGCAATAAAAGTTAATCGATTCCTGGGTGCTGGGCAAATTTGTGGACTTTACCGCTGTTGTTGTGGACTACCACGACTGACAATCAACGAATGAAAAGGGAGGTGAGGCCTATTGACCACGTGACCCATTCCGTTGTGCTGTCATACGTGGCAGCTCCCGAAAGGTTTATTTGCTATGTCAATTACCCGTCGGATTGCTACTGCCGCCGTAGTTGGGCTCATGGCAGTGGCCTTAGCCCCCAGTAATGCATACGCCAGGCCTGCACAGTCAGATTTAATTGCTCAAGCAATTGAATCCAGTGATTACCCAACCCGTGTTACCACTGCGACTGCACAGGACCTGGCTCCTACTATGACCACCACCGCCCGTGCTGGCGAAGGTGTCATTCGGATTACTACCCGCGTCTGCGGCAACGCTAACAACTGGCAGAATGTTGCTGCAGCAAATAATATCCGACCACCTGTTTACCTCGTGCTATTGGGTCAGCAGGTATTTGTCAGCTGTGTCGGCGGTACGTCGGTACCAGCCCCACAGCAGCCCGCAGTCGCCGCTAGCGGCTGGGTACGACCGGTAAACGCCTGCATCATCTCTGGCTTCGGCATGAGATGGGGCCGGATGCACAACGGCGTGGACCTGGCAGCTGCGTACGGCGTTGCAATCCGTGCCGCTGCATCAGGGACCTTGACCGTTGGGTACCAGTCAAGTGGAGCCGGTAACTACAGCATGATCCAGCACGGCGGTGGATTGGCAACCGTGTACATGCACCAGTCCCGGTTTGCCGTGACCTCGGGGCATGTCAACGCTGGCCAGATCATCGGGTACGTAGGTGCTACTGGAAATGCCCAAGGTCCGCACCTGCACTTCGAGGTGCATACTGCGGGGCTCTGGAACGGTCGCGTTAATCCGGCGACGTTCATGGCGGCTAGAGGCGTCGGCTTTAACTGGTGCTGAGGCCATAGGCTGGATGAGGGGTCCTTCGTTCCTGACCCGATCCCGATGCGGAGGATCCCTCATCCTTGACCCCTATATACGGGTGTGGCACACTTCATTCATGCCCCCGCAGCCAGTCATCAAGTGCAAGCACTGTCCCCGGATGAGCCGCCTCACTGAGGCTGGCGCCCGGTCTATTGGCTGGCGAATTTTTAGTGGTACATCGCAGACTGGCAAGCAGTTAGAGGATGTGGCCTGCCCCGTGTGCAGCGGCCGGGGACCGGAACCCGTACCACCGAGCTGGGATGTTCGATGCCTGCACTGTGGCTGGTCACTGTTCACCTATGAGGGCGATGAACCCGATATCCCGGTGATCAATGCAGAGGACGCAGTGAAGGTTTTGCAAGGGCACTATAAGGAATCGGGATGTGTCGTTGTTGATGTAAAAAACTTCGAGGTTCTGCTACCGGGTGACTGGAAGTGGCAATCGCTTGCTGGCGTTATCAATGGGGAGGGCATGTAAATGGCGGAATGGACAGTCAATGTCTCGGATGGTCACCCACGTCTAGTGTGGTTCTGTGGCAATCGAATTATGGAGCTGAATATCGGGATACCGAGTTTGCTGCCGGCGGATAAGGCACTCCCGCCTCGCCCAGAGCTGGACATCTTAGCGGCAATTCTTCGGTACTCACTTGAACGAGTTGAAGCTGAAATCAAGGGACAAGGATCCTGATGACAGAGGATGAGCTGCCGGACTGGCTCAGTAAGTTCGAACTAGATCCAGCAGACATCGCCAGAGGCGACCAAGCTACGTCAGAAGCTAGGCGTAGTGCAGCCCAACTGTTCACTCATTACTTCAGCTTTAACTGGGCGCTGGATAACGGGCAGCATTTGGCAGCGCTAGGACACAACATCAAGTTCCAATCGGCGTTTAGCCATCTGACACAAGAGCAAGGCATGTACGTCACCGCGTTCCTGTGTGAGCTGCTGTGCCAGGAATTACTAGCCAAGTACAACAACAACATGGAGGAGATGATCAGTGCTGCAGCGAACGGGACAATGTTTGCTGCTGCAAGAGCGCACGACAAGGACTTTGAAATACTGAAGAACCTGGAGATCGAATGAATGATCGTCCGGTCTGGGTTGGCATCGTCATGAAGACAGCTGACGGTCGAGTGGTCGCCTGGGAGATGAGTGAGCCGTTGACTATCCACGTCAGCCAAGAGATGTCTCGTAACTGGTATATGCCTGGTCCACACGTCAAGACCGAGTTCCGGATCAGCGGTGGTACCAGCACCTGGCACGAGGGCGCCAAGGCGGCACCAGTGGACATGCCCCGGTTGGAAGGACCTCGTCAATTTGAAATTGAGAGCGAAGGATGATCGCTCAAGAAGTGGTCATTGAGGAATTGGCTCGCACTGTGGAGTGCCCAATTTGCCATGCCAAACCCAGTCACAAATGCAAGTACTCCCTACTCGGAGAAGCCGCTCATTTTCAGGCGTACTCACATACAGCTCGATTGAAACTGGCACGAGGCGAGCCTCTATGACCCTGAGAACAGAAGACCTATCATTCAGGGCATGGCTGGACGAATCTCAACCGAACTGGCGCGGCGCCAAGGTGCCACCACTCCTTGTACGGATTGCCCGGACGCCGAGTTCGCCTACGGTCCTGGCCACCTTACCAACCCGGTTGCCACGGAACGGTTGATGGAGTACTGGACCCATGGCAGAGGCGCACTCAAGATCAGATGGTTCACTGACGGATCCTTCCGTCGATGCGTCCGGCACCTACGAAAGTACTTCCCCCGAAACCCCGAAGGACTCTGTGCAAACCTCCACAAGCGAGCTACTGGGGAATGGCCTCGCGAGCACGGAAAGCATGGCATCCCCTCTTAACATGCCATTGATCATCACACTGCGGGACGGGGACACTGTCAAGGAATTTGAGGCAGCTCTGACGTTGCTACGGAAATATACGAGTATAGATACTGGTCGCCGTGGTTGGTTGATCCTCCCGGAGGGTGTGAATTTCAAAGTGCCGTCTAACCTTGAGCGAGAAGTTCAGCAGATAGTGCCCAGTGCGGTAACACCGCCGCGTCCGCCGGCACCATCGGAACCGTTGCCAGCGGCTCTTGATTTGACCGATCCAGAGATCTGGGAAATGGCAAACCGCCACCATGTTCCAGATGAGGTGTGGAATGTCGGTGGCAAGTTCGTAGGTCTGTTTTGTGAGAAGTGTGGTCAGGCGTTCCCATGTGCTACGCGACGGGCGCTGCGTGCCACTCCCTATATGCCGACTAGGCCAACGGGCTGGACTGTCAGAGGTAGCTAGTCGTCGGCCTCCAGAGCCGGCACCCGGACCGTAACCACACGCCGGAACCTGGACGTAGCGAACTTGATGGCTATGCGATCTTCCTCGCTGAACCAGAATTCATGATCGTCGCAATGATGCCGGCACCAGCCGCAGTAGCGGCTCAGCACATCAATCGGCTCGTGTGTCGTACGGACACAGTGGTTGCACGTGAAGCTAGCCATCGGTATCAGTATGGCATGGTGGTCCAGTGCGAGTGATCAGACACCAGGTCGCTGGGGAGGAAGTCCGGGTCCATTTCCCGGAGGCTGAGGAGGACCTGGATGGATTCGACCGCTTCCTGGCGCAAGGAGACCAATACCTTGGTCTGGATACAGAGACCAGCGGGCTCGATGTCTTCACAGCTGGTCATGAGCTACGGCTTCTACAGGTCGGGAACGCCACTGATGCTTGGGTCCTGCGTATCGACCGGTTCCGTGGCGCCGCTATCAAGGCTCTGGAGCAGCCACGAAACTTCGTTGCTCACAACGCCCCCTACGACGCTCTTGTAATTGATCGGCACCTGGGAGTGCCAGTCGAGCAACTGATGCCGAAGATCTGGGACACCAAGATCCTGGCGCACATCGTTGATCCACGCGGCAAGGATGAAGGTGGCATCGGTCTCGATCTCAAGACCTTGTGCGCGGTGCACGTGGACCCGGACGCACCCGATACTCAGAACGATCTGACAGCGGTATTCAACTCTCTGGGCTGGAAGAAGGTCTCCGGCTGGAGCCGGATCGCAATCGATCACCACGCCTATGTTCTGTACGCCGGCCTCGATGCAATCCTGGTCCATCGACTGCTACAGGTCCTGCAAGGCGTGCTGTCAGAGTCCGCTGAGCTGAGCAAGTTCGAGCACAAGTTGCAGTACCTGCTCACCTTGCTACAGCGCAAGGGCATGCCTCTGGACATCCCGTACGTGCAACGGCTCCTGATCGAGCTGCACAACGAGAACGTTGAGTACTGCGACCTGGCAGCTGATCTCGGTGTGGATAACGTCGACAGTCCGGCGCAGGTAGGTAATCGGCTGATCGATATGGGTGAGACGTTGACCGAGCGCACACCCAGCGGCCAGCTGAAGGTTGATCGCTCCGTCCTGCTTCAGCTCGCCGATCTGGATCGGGACTGGAAGCGCATCGGTGCCCGAGAACCCAACCCAGTAGCTGATGCCGTGATCCGGGCCAAGCGAGCTGGCAAGTGGGCGAAGACGTACGCCCAGGCCTTCCTGGACCACCGTGATCCTTCGGACCGGCTGCATCCCACCATCAACAGCCTGCAGGCCCGTACCGCACGAATGAGCGTGTCCAGACCACCGTTGCAGCAGCTGCCCAGCAGTGACTGGCGGATTCGCAGGGCGTTCATCCCTGATCCGGGGCACGTCATGATCGCGGCCGACTACATGGCTGTGGAAATGCGGGTGCTGGCGGCGGTGTCCGGTGACCTCACCATGCAGAACGCCATTCGTCAGGGACTAGACCTGCATTCGTTCACTGCTGAGCGGGTCTTCGGTCCGGACTTCACCAGCAAAGACCGCAAGATCGCCAAGTCCATCGGCTTTGGCAAGGTGTACGGCGGTGGAGCAGACGGCATTTCTCGGCAGACCGGAGCCGACGTGGAAAGCGTCCGGCATGCGCTGCAAGCCTACGATCAAGTTTTCCCCGGTATCAGGCGCTACTCCTTCTCCCTGATCCAGCGAGCGCAGCGTGGTGCCAGGGAAGTGGTGACACCGATCGGACGCCGGCTTCCACTAGACGAAGACCGGCTGTACGCAGCCACCAACTATGTAGTGCAGTCCACTTCACGAGATCTGTTGGCCAAGGCCATTCTCAATCTCTTTGAGGCTGGATTCGACAAGTATCTGTTTCTCCCGGTGCACGACGAGCTGATCGGTCAGGCACCTGTCGGTGAGGCTGTGGACGTGGTACGGGAGATTGGGGAAGTCATGGAGTCCACATTCCAGGGCGTCCGTATCGCCAGCAGTGCGGCCGTGGTCGGTAGCTCATGGGGATCCGGATACGGTGCTCCCGAACAGCTTCCAGCTGAGATGCCGATACGCAAGGAACGGCAGAGAACGTCCCGGTCAGTGGTTCCAGGACGGGTTAGACATCTAGGGTTAGTGCCTCTCGAATGATCCCCGGCGTTATTTCCTTGTGCCCGTTGGCATTCTCCGGCACGTAACGCAGCCCGGTCCACATCGCCTGGCCACCGATCTTTGTCGGCTCTAGACCAGCTCCCAAGCTGCGGAACCGTTTGGCAAAGCGACGCACACCCATCGGCTGCACCCGGTTCTCAGCGCAGTAGTCCGAGTACAAGGTGTTGAGTACCGACGACCGGATCGTTGCTCCCGGCTGCAGGGTAATGACACCGTCATCCATCTTGTCGCGTAGGAACGAGGCCACTGAATCGACATCAACTCGGTAGGACTCGATGTCATCAGTGATCTCTTGCGGCTGAGCCAGTCCCAGTTCTCGGTAGCCAGCTAGGCCATCGAGGAGCCAGTTAAGGATTCCGTTGCGCTCCTGTATCAGCACGTTTGCGTAGCCCAGGATCTCTGGGTTGGTGTCAGTACCGAACTCTGTCCTCATTGGAATCGACTTGGCCCGACGCCAGATGGCGTTGTCATCGCCGTTGACCCGAGGCAGGAAGTTGGTCGCGATCCAGATGACGCACTTAGGGGACCAGACCTGATAGTCCTCATACAAGCTGCGTGACGTGATGTGGTCGCCACCAGTCAGGCGCTTGATCAGTTCCTCATCGAGGAGTGCGCCCTCGGGCATCTCGGATGTGGCCACGAAACGCTTGCTGCGTAGGCGATGCACGTCAATTGACGTTTCGTTCTTCTTCAACCTGAAGGTGGTAGCCGGCGCCGTTGTCCCGTACCCGCCGAACAGTTGCGTCATCACTGACGTCAGTACCGACTTGCCGGTACCACTGGGACCGTGCAGCAGGAACATGACCCGTTCCGTCGGTTGCCCGAGGAGGGTGTAGCCGAATGCCCGTTGCACATAGGCGCGGACCTCGGCGCTTGGCAGGATCGTCTCCATGAACTGCTCGAATAACGGGCACGTAGCGCCAGGGTCCAGGTCAGCACCGAACGTCAAGGTCAGCAGGTCCATGGGATCGTGCGGACGCAGCTCGTTGGTCACCAGATTGAGCGTTCCGTTGCCAACGTTGAGTAGATCCGGCCACTGGTCAAAGGATTCAGGAGTGATCGCAACCCCTGGCTGGCACTGGAATCTGGTCACTGCTGCCTGAAGTCGGGAGTTGTTCATGCCAAGCTTGGCGTCCCGGTACTGGCGTCTGGCTGCCTTCTCCAGCTCGTCCCCACGGCCATCCATCAGGCGCAGCTCTTCGGTAGCTTGCGCCAGGATCATGTCAGCAGCTTGTTCAGAGGACTTGTGTACCTCTAAGGTCTTGTCCTCTTCCCAGGCGACGCCGGTCCACTCGTACCACCGTCTTTCAACGGTGTTGTAGCGAAACTTGCCCGCGTACAGGTCGTGCATGCGTCGGCCATACCCAGTGTCAGTAAGATCATGCCCGCCTTGTGGCGGCAGGAGCACTGCTTCAGTGCTGTCACTATCTAGATCGAACTCCTTCAGTTCGTTCTCGACCACTGTAGACCGACGCCCGCCATAGCCCTTTAGTCGCAAGGCTTTCGCTGCTGCTGAATGATCATTGTTGTGGTAGTAGTGCGCATAGACAAAGAACTTTGACAGCGGCTCCTCGGATGGCAGGTCCGTTGATGTCGACCAGACAAACAGGCGATCACCGTCAGGTGAGTAGCCAGTGGAAGCTGAGTGCCCGTCGCCAGGATTCTTGCCAGGCCGTACCCAGAAGATCTCGTCCTTGGTCCGGTGACTGACTCGCCAGCCCATGCTGGTGAACCATGAGTCTTCCCACGATCCCCGCAGGTTGAAGTCAGCGCCAGGTTGCAGATCCTCATCATCAGTGACCCGTACGGCCGGCAGGTTCCTTGGCACCGGTTCAGCTGGTGGTGGGCTCTCATCCAGAGCTGCCTGGATGGCAAGGTGGATAGCCATACGCTGGGACCAGGTGATCTCCGGTATCTGTCCGGGCCTACCGGCCACGGTCGTCCAGGACTCTCCAGACTTATGACAGTGCCCGCCGGTTGGCGCTACGACAACGTAGCCGCCCTCGCCTCTGGTCTCGGCTAGCACACGGGTGGCTCGAAACTCCGGCCGTTGGGCCTGGATTGTCAGTTCTTCCTCAGTCAGCTCATCCGGACGAGCGGGGCGACTGGCTATTTTCTTGTTGCCTGGTACTTCATGATCCGAGATCCGGTACAGGAGATGAATTCCGCCGGATGGAGTCCATTCGGAGTAGCCGGTTGTCATGAGCTTTGCCCATAACTCGCGGACGGTACGAAGCTCGCACTCGGCAATGATCCGACTTAAAGAATCAGCATCCGCTGCTCGACCTTCGAGTTCGAGCATTTCCAAATTGCCGGATACCTTCCCGCAAATTACGGCGACGCCGGCTCGTGGGTATTCGACCTCAAACCATTGCTGTACTTCGGCACTGGAGGGAAGCTCCTCCTGATAATTCTTGGCTCCGTTCTTCCAATCAAAAAACGGAGCCTTGCTTCCTCCCGGTCGGATGGGGATGACAGCGCACCCGCCGTGGTGCCAAGGCTCTGCGATGTTCTGTTGCTCCATGTTGCTGGTGGCCCCGGCAGCCACAGCATCAGTCACAGCGGCCTCCCAGGGGTTGCTCAAAACACAGCCCAGGGGTCACGAGGCTGTTAGGAAGCTGGGAACCCCTGGTGTGGTGTGACGACTGTAAGCCTTGATCATGTGTATGCGCTAGAGGCTCAGGCAGGGTAGAGTGAGGTCACTCTCTCCAGGAGTAGTAGAGGCCCCGTGCATGTGTTCTCGTCCGCGCACGGGGCCTCTCGTATTCCCTTAGAACGGGGGGTTATCTCCTTGCTGAGCCTGAGCTGCCCGCTCCCGGCGCTCACGTTCGAGCCTCAGTGCCTGAAGCATCTCCAGCTCTTCTGTGGTGTACTGCTGCGGCTGTGCCGGCGCGCTCTGTGGCGCTGGAGCTGGCGGCTGATCCGGTAACCAGCGACCGGCACCCTCAACTGCTGCACTGCTCATGCTCTGTAGCGTTGGGCTAACAGCCGGTGCAGCTGGAGCTGGTGCATGGTAGGCCGGTGCCGGTGGTTGGTATGTCGGCGCTGGTTGCTGGTACTGGTTACTTGGAACCGGTGACGGTGGTGGCTCTGCTGCCACTGGTGGCGGCGTTGGGCTGAAGGTGGACGGGTAGAAGTCCGGGTTGCCGGCAGCCCAGCTACGGGCTATTTCTACGCACTTTGGATCAGACGACATATCCGTCACGATCCACGGTGGGTTCATTCCGTTGCGGGCGACGCCCCTGGTAATGAGTCCCAGTACCTTCTTCCCGATGAAGGGTCGAAGGCCAACGATGAGCTGGCTCTGCATCAGGTTAGAGCTGCGGTAGATCTTCCCCGGACGATTTGTGAATTCATCGTTCTCATCGAGATCCACGATGTCGCAACAAATTGCATCTGATCGTTTCCCCGGTTGACTGAACCTGGTTTGAATATGCTGAACATATCCAATGGGGTAGATGATCAGAAGGTGGCCGGACAATTTCTCGGGCCGTGCGAATTCACCACCAGTTTCTACTGGGTGGCCATATTCATCATCAATGGTCATGATGCCTTACTCCGCTGAATCGGCGTAGTCCGCTGGGATTTCCGAGAACAAGGCAGCCGGAGCTGCTTCCTCTTCGCCCGGTGCCTTGACATCCGGTGCCTCTGGAGCATCGGCAAGCAGCTTGGCGATGACACCCTCAGCTGTTGCCACCTTCGCCTCCCAACGCTTGACGCCGTTGCGAGCGATCTCGCGCTGGCGCATGGCGCTCTGGAGATCGTCGTACCAGGAACTCATACTCTCTCCCTACCTCCCGGGACATCCTCGGTCGGATGCCGCCACATCATGATTCAGTTCCTTGTTGAACATCGGGCACCAGACGCAGCTGTCCCCAGGTGCAGCGTCGATCAGCTGGAACCGGTGCGGGTTACTCTCGATGTTCAGATCCAGGAGCTGGAAGCCTATCTTGTAGAGCCGCTCCAGGGCAGCCTCTGCGATGGCGCGATCATACGGTGCCCGCCAGACAAAACTGTCGTCAAGCCAGCCACCACGCGGGAAGAAGATCAGGGCTACGTAGTTGACCTCGCGACCAGCCCGCTCGTGTCCCAGCCCATACAGATGGACCTGAGTGATGTAGCCAGGCTTCGGGGGTTCACCACGCTGCAGCTTGCGCATGTTGTCGGTGCCCGTGGTCTTGTAGTCCAGGACCGTGCCCGAGCGGGTGTTGAAGACGTCGCTGTGACCGTGGACCAAGGGATCCGGCTGAACCCGTAGCTCAGTGAGCCAGCCCCGATCACCAACCGCCTTCTGGTACCGGTTCAGAGCTATCTCTAGCCAGTTGTGGACGGCGGTGCCAACGATGGCAGGCCACGGGTCAGCCCAGATGTTCACGGGCGCTGTACCGGCGATCCGGTAGGCAATCCGGCGGTCGCAGGGGTCACCCAACTCTGAGGGACCGATTGTCTTCTGCAGGGATCGTGGAGAGGTCTGCTCGTTCCACATGATGATCTCGGCCAGCTCGCGCTTCAGTGCCATGGAGGCAGGGTCCGGACCGAGCTGGGCGAAGTCACTGGTCAACTGGGCACGCTCCCCTTCTTGGCGTGCTCAGGACGGTACTACTACCCACCGACAAAAGGCAGGACCCGCTTCTACCGGCGCGTAGAAGCGGGTCCTGTATCCCCGGAGAAAGCTACTCGTCGGTGTCGACGTCAGCCGTAGCCAGTGCCTCCGTGCCACGGCGGACTGACCGCCGACCGGTGCCGATATTCGGCAGCCGGGTGCTGCGCTTTGAGTCCGAACGCTTGGACTTGTTGTAGACGTTGATGATGGCGTTGGCAATACCGGTGGCGATGTGGCCGCCGTTGACCTGCTTGTTGGTCTGACCGGCTCCGATCAGCCCCTTCCAGCCGCCGCCCATGCTCAGCAGCTTGCCCTTGAGGTTGCCCTCGTCAATGAACCGAGGTCCGTAGTGGGCGTAGAGCATGGAGAACGCCTCGATGACGCGGCCGTCGTAGCAGCCGGCCTCACCCAGCGGGTCGTAGATGTCGCGGACCATCTTCAGTGCCCAGAACAGCCGCGCAGGACCGTCCTTCTGGGAGTAGATCTTGTCCGCAGTACCAATGGCTTGGAAGCCCTTGGAACCGTGGGTGGGGATACCGAGGGTGTTGAGCATGTTCCAGATGTCCAGCGCCTGCTGCTCGTGCGCGCGACGGCGGGCCTTGAACTGGTCCCAGGCATTTACTGCCTGCCGGAAGTTGTAGGTCAGGAACAGCTCAGCCTCTTCCTCGACGGTCAGGCCGTAGTGCACGAGTGCGCGCATGTCGTCCTTGCGCCCGAGCTTGTCCACGACGGTCTTGCGCTGAAGACCGTCGATGAGGTACAGCCGTCGCCGTCCTTGGCTGTCATAGCGAGCGGACAGGATGACAGTGCCAAGTGCGTTCGGATTGAACTTGGCAATGATCCTGGTTACCTCGCGCACCTGCTCGTCGCGCTGGATTTCAGGGTCGACCAGCATCTCTTTGGGGCTGACCCACTCCAGAACCACACGGTGGTCTGGGTTGCTGGTGGCTTCTGCGACTTCTCGCGCCACTTCTTCTGCGGTAGCGGCTTTGCTGAGTTGGGACTTCATGTTGCTGACATGCCGAGTCATTTACTTTCTCCAGGATCTAGTGAGTGTTCCAGCTTCCTGCGCATCGATTGAATACGCAGGACTGCATCTTTGATCTGCTTGCCAATTTCGGTAACGAACTCTTCGGTGGGGTCCTCGAAATTCCTGAAGTTAGCTGCCTCCCAACTAAGTTGCTCCAGCATCTGTGCGAGGTTGCGCACAGCTTGTAGTGAGATCGTGGGCTGCCTTTCATCAGGAAAGGACAGGTACCTGGTGCTTGGAGAATCTCCTCGGGGCCGGACCTGCTTTGGGCTCGCTAGCGACCGTTTCAACGTCACCAGTGCTTGTTCAGGACTTACGTCCCCATTGAGGACTGCTCTGACGCCACGTCGTAACTTGCTGACGTACGTGATACCCAGGAACGTTTCGTGCTCACTGATCAATGTCATGAGCTTCTCTACGTACGCGGGGTGTGTCTCACGCATCAGGCCGATAGCCCGGTATGTATCACGCAGCGTCTTTATGTCGGACGGTGCACATTGGAACATCTCAGCGAGATCATGCGTGTACCCGGTGTACGGGCTGATTCTGCTGGTGTCTTCGCCCTTGGCTCGCCTCTTGATGTTGGCGCGGCGAATGACGCCCATCTGACTTCGCCTTTTAATTTCGTGTGCTGGCTTGAGTACGTTTGACCAGAGCCAATCCAACTCGCCCCAGCGCATCGGCAGTCGAAGTTCAGGCAACATCTTTGGTTCATTGGCGCGCTTGTAGTACGCGACAATCTGGTCCCAGTCATCAGTCACTTTGACGGGAACTTCTTTCCATCTCAGTCGCTGGGCTACTGCAACACGACGGGCTCCGTCAAGCATCCTGAAGTCCGATGCCAGGAGGATTGGAAGCAGCATGCCTTGCTGTCGGACGCTAGCTTCCAGGTCCCTCAGTGAGCCGAGATCGTTACGGATCCAGCTTGGGTTTGCTGCCAAGATGTCCTTGATTGGAAGTGTGGGTGTGGTCACCGTCTGATCCCTTTCTACTCTCTCCAGGTATGAGCCTACAGGAGGATGTACCCCTGTGTCAAGTACCGGTTATGGGGGTGTGCTTCCGGTACGGGTCTTCTTCGTCTTGTGCCTCTGAGCGGCCTCTAAGGCACAGATAGCGCAGATTGCGCTGCCTCCACATCGAGCGACGAGTGGCGGGCGATCACCAACCTTGGCTTTCCCACAGCACGGATGGCCATGCTTCGTGTAGCCGTGTGCCATCAGCTTCTCCCTTCGTTGCGAAGTCGTTCCTGCAACTCGATGGAGTGTTGACGACAGTAGTCAGCGTTCGGTGTGATTGTGGGTTTGTCGCACCAGCGGCACTCGCGGTATTCCACGGTCAAACCCTTGAATGCCCACCCAATGCCGAAGCCAAGGGCACTGAAGGAAAGCAGCCAGAGCACCAGCCATGGCCAGGTAATCTCAGCCACCCTCATCCCTCCTTGGCGGCCAGCCAACCAGCATCAGTTGCCGTGTTCCACAGGATGTCCGCCAGCTGCGCAGACAGGTTAAAGCGGCTCTGTTGAATGACAAGGCTCTTTCCCAGATTCCCGTCGGCATGACGTTCAGTGGCTGCTTTCCAGTCAGCCAGCATCTCGATGAGATCAACAAGTGTCATCCCGTTGACGCCGTCTGAGAAGTGCTCCGGATGATGGCGGTTGTGATCGTAGTGATGCCGGAGCCCATCACCCATGGCTGCTAAGTAGCCCTTGTACTCCTCGGACCCGTATGTAGTGTCCTTCAGCTTCGGCGTGAACTCATTGAATATGTCCAGCTCGGGCGGCTCAGTCTTGCTTCGATCATGACAAGTTGAACGGTCAAGTATTTCCTTGGCCAACTGCACCATGAGTTCACCGACGCGTTGGCTGTGCTGCAGGGTTTCTGCTCGACTGTCGTAAGTCATGCGGATAGTGAATCGCTGGTAGGTACCCGTACCTTGGAACCGTGTGCAAGCTGCCATGCGTTAACATCCCTTGTTGCATCGTCAATAGCAGCAAGGTGATGCTCTGGCGAGCCGGCCAGCTCGCATAGGAACCGGTAGATCTTCAGAAGCTTTGGCAGGAGCTTGTCCTGGGCGCGGAACACAACGACTGGTTCATCCTCACCGATGGTTCCGTGCTCCGTAGTGACATGGCCGTACTTGCGATCAATTGCCATTACCTTCTCCTTCATGCTCAGTTGCTGCCAATGCACGGGTCAGATGCTTGTCAAGAGCGTGCTCCAGGAACTCGGGCAGTTGCCAACCTAGGCTTCGTAGCCTGTTGCAGCTGGTCAATATCGCCTGTGCTCCGCGACCGGCTAGTGGTAGCGCACTCTTGATCTCGTCTTCAGCTGGACCGTACCCCTGATCAATAACCAGGTACGGACGCAAATTGTGGACCACCACAAGTAGTGATGATCCACTAACGGTCCACTTCAACGCGTAGGGACTGAGCCCATCCGCACTGACATGGATGTGTTGCTCTGGGCAATGCTCGATGCACCCACGCCGGATAGTCTCGCTCAACGGCCGCATCGTGTGGATCTCTGGCGTGGTACCGGTCAACCGGCACATCCGCTCGACCACCGGGATCATGGTGGAGTTCACCGTCAACGTGATCTGTGGCGTGCTGCGACTCTTCGGGCGCTTGTAGGTGATGCGACCCTTCAGGTCCACAATCCCCGCCATCCAGGCAAGTTCCTGGTTGGTGATCATGATGGTCTCTTCTCTCCAGGAAGATGTAAGGCGGGGACAGGCGGACCGGGTGTTCCGGGGTACCCTTTTGCGGTCCTTCGGTCCTGTGTCACTTTCCTCCACTAGGTCCACTGCGTGAGCAGCGAAGCTAGCTCGGGGAGTTGCCAGCCAACTGGCCTAGTTAGCAGTGACGAGACGCTGTCCCCTGTTGCGCCTTCTGGCGTGGACACACCAGGACTCGAACCTGGAGCCTCGCGGGTGTAAACCGCGTGCTCTCCCATTGAGCTATGCGTCCTTGCTCCTGTTTTACCAGGAGACGAATGCGGCTCCCTGTTGCCCACCGGAGGGAGCCAGCCGGTACGGTCCGCCCAAAAGGATTGCTCCTCTTGAGTTAGGGCAGTGGAAGTAGGCGCTCAAGTTGAGCCTGGGGAGGAACAGCTCGGCAGCTCTGACTTCCACTCGCAGCGTAGCACCTGAGTGCGTACGCATCTCTCTCTGTGCAGTTGTCCTGAGATCGATTGTACACCCCCACGTACGGGTGTCAAGTCTCTAGTGGGGTATGAAAAAACCCTGGTACCGGTGATCAAGGCAACGGGACATTTGTTGTAGCATCAACTTTTATGGGGCTATCTCTCCAGGATCGGGTGGCCCTTCTACCCGTCGACCAGCGCCAAGCGTGGCTGGCACAGCAGCCTGAGTACATCATCAACGAGATCCTGCGAGGTGAGTGGTGGTGGGTTGCTCGACCAGAGCAGATCCCACCTGACGGCGACTGGTTCGTGTGCCTGGCGCTAGCCGGACGCGGGTACGGGAAGAGCCGTAGCGGCAGTGAGTGGATCGTGGAACGAGCGATCAAGCATCCGTACGACAGTCGTGGCACACCCACTGAATGGCTCGTGATCGCGGAAACACTCTCGGATGCTCGAACCATCTGCATGGAGGGACCGGCCGGAATCCTGCAGGTGCTGGATCGTAGGAAGATCAGGCATCGATACAAGATGTCCCCGCGTCCGATGGTGTTGTTCCCATCCGGATCCAAGATTTACACCGAGGGCGCTGACGACCCGGACGTCGGTCGTGGTTACAACTCTTCAGGTGCATGGCTCGATGAGATAGGAAAGTGGAAGTACCCACGGCGAGCCTGGTACGAGGGAATCATGCCCAGCCTCCGGGCCGACCTCATGGGAGATCACCCACGGGCATTCGTTACCACAACCCCGAAGCCGATTGACATCCTGCAGGAATGGGTCAGTCGAGACGACGGCACCGTGCACGTCATTCGCGGGTCCACATTCGACAATGCCGCCAATCTGTCCAGCTTAGTTATCGCTGAGCTACGTCGCCGGTACGAGGGAACAGCTATCGGCCGCCAGGAGCTGTATGGCGAAATCATCGAAGCATTTGACGGTGCCTTGTTCTCACGCATTGACATCGAGGACAACCGCGTCGATGACCTTCCTGATGACATTGTGGCCACCGTTGTCGGCGTAGACCCAAGCCTTACCGGTGAGGACGACGAGATGGGGATCGTCGTCGTGTGCCGAGACCGCAACAAGCACATGTACGTACTAGCAGACCGTTCAATCATGGCCGTTGGCCGTGAGGCGGCACTGGAGGCTTGGCGAGTTGTTGCCGAGTTCGGTGCTGACAAGTTGATCTGTGAAGAGAACCTAGGTAAGCGCTGGATGCACGAGGTATTCAATGACGCTTACTTCGAGCTTGTTGGTCAGGGAATGTTCCACACAGATACCAGGCCGCCGTTCGTTCGCGTGGACACGAAGATAGGGAAGCGTACCCGTGGCGAGCCAGTGGCAATGCGCTGTGAGCAAGGTCGGCTGCACATGGTGGGCCGCATGCAGAAGCTCGAAGATCAGATGGTGACCTTCGTCAACTGGGGCCGAAATGAATCACCGGACCGGCTGGATGCGCTAGTCCACGCTTGCCGTTTCTTAATGGACGGTGAAAAGAAAGAGGTCCGTATCGCAAGTCCACGTGACGTTCTTTCCCCAACGTTGCAATCACTTTGGGAAGACGCGGCTAGTTATGGCTTTTAGTGGGTAGTTCGGTACTATTAGGTTCCAGGCACGAAGCTCCCATTGTGGAGGCACTAAGTTGACGGTTCATGTCGAAGTTAAAGTCGACTGTGACTGTTGTCGGCCACGCAAGTGCAGATTGCTCTGGCATATTGGACCGGCACTAGAAACATCTCCAGAAGAGCGAGTTGCGGGACCGGCCCCGACTCATACATGCCAGCGAAAGGTAGATGTAATCATGGATTTGCAGGCTGACAAGAAGGTCGCACTATCCGTAGAAGCAACGGACGAGGTAGGTAACTCGGTACCATTGCCGGCGGGTGAAACGGTGGTTTACACCGTGGACGATCCCAGTATCATTGCACTTACGGATAATGGTGATGGCACCGCATCAGCGGCTGCAACGGGGACCCTCGGCACGGCTAACGTTCACGTTGAAGCCACTGGCGACCTTAATGCCTCTGGTGATCTCCAGATCGTTGTTGTGGCTGGTGACGCTGAGCGCATCACAGTAGTTCCCGGCGCAATTGAAGAAGTTACACCTGACGTCTAACCCCTGCCCCCCGGTAAGAGAAACCCCCAGGCATGTGCGCGCCTGGGGGTTTCTCCCTTTTCGTTAAGGAATGGCTTTTGGCTTTGGGCCTCCACCCACGCCTTGACCCTTTCGTCCAGCTGCCCATTCTCTGATCTCGGCTATCCGTTCTGGAGTCCAATAGGGGGATCTACCGATTCGGCCATCAGGAGCAGGGAACGGATGGCTACCGTATCTGCCTCCTGGGTGTGATTCCCATAGATATTTGTGAACAGTCATGCGTGAGAATCCCAGGATCGCTGCTATCTCCCCGGCATCCAGGATGTTGTCAGTCATTCAGCTGGACCCTCCCGGTCTCCTTGTCCCACCAGACATAGATACGGCCACCACTTGGACAGATTGGGCACCCTGCCGATGGCCCTGGTCGCCATTTAATGCAAGCTGTCGTTGCTCCAGAGCGGAAGTGCTCCCAGGTGCCGCCCTTTGCTGTGCAGTATGCGTCAACATTGGCGGCGGTGATCCCGTAGTGCGGAAATAGTGTGGAAAGGGCCAGGACGATGATCCCGGCCCACACCACGATCTTTACGTTCATCCGACGGACACGATCTCGCGCACCAGGCTCAGAGCCTTGGCCTTGAGCGGTTCCGGCTTCATGATGGTCCGGCCAAGCCGCGTCTCCCAGCTGCGGGCGGCACGGACGTGGTCCAGGTACTCGCCAGACGCCTGGACTAGCCCGTAGGCAGTGTCCTGGATACCGGCTGTGGTCGGCGATTCGAAGATCTTGCGTAGCTTGGTCCGAGCCTCTTCCACGTTGCCCATGACCCGGTCAGTCACTAGACCGGTCGGTGGCATCGGGATGAACGAGGTAACGAACAGCTCCCGTTGGCCAGCGGTGATCGGCATGCCGAGCAGTTCCTCAGCCAGCGCACGGTATTCGACCATCTCCTTGCGGGCACCGTTGACAGCTTCCCGAGCCTCATCGATGCGCTCGCGCCACTTTGACGAGTGACGGAACGAGAAGGTGGCACCAGTGCGCTCGCCTTCCAGCTCAGCTGCCCGGAATGTGTTGGCGCAGACGATACGAACGGCAGTCGCCCGTAGAGCGCAGGAGCCCTTGCCATCGTGCCGGTTGGTGATTGCCAGGTAGGGATAGGTCACCGAGTTGTCGCCGGGAAGCTCAATCGGTTCGTCCAGCATGACCAGGACCCAGACCGACTTACCGCCATCGAGGCAGCCAGCGGTTTCCCACTTGACGTTGACCTCGCCCAGAACCGCTTCCACGATCTCGCCCATGGACTCATGATCGATGAGTGTGTAGCCCTTGGCGTTGACCGAGAGAACGGCCCCAGTGTCCGAGCGGACGATGTGCTTGTAGCTGTCAGTGGAGTCGTACTTGTTGACCTGTACGACCTCAGTGCCGATCATCGCGTACAGCGGCGTGCCATCGGCATCCATGCTGTGTAGCTCGTAGGTGGGGACTTCGAGAGGTTCGGTGCCAAGGATCCGGTAAACGGACTCCTCGACGGGCTCCCATTCCAAGCCGGCGTACTTGCGGGCCTCAGCCCAGGAGCCGGGGTAGTCATCCAGGATGATGCCTTCACCATGCCACGGCATCTGACGGACTGAGAACATCTGCTCGACGTTCGCGGACATTGCTAACTCCTCCAGGTAACTTTGTCTTGCTTACATACACAAAGATAGCGCGCCAGGAGGTCACTGTCAAGGGCCGCTGAGCTGGGCTTTTACAGATGCGGTGCTGGTACCCAGCGCCCGCCGTGGCGAGTCTCGATCAACAGTTCCTCAGGTGGAACGTGGACTTGATCAAGCTCAGACTGGATCACAGCCAGGCGCCCGGTCTCGATGGCCAGCCACAGCTGGAACTTCGGACTGTTGATCATTCGAAGGAAGGCCGCTCGCTTGTTCTGGAGCTGGCTTCGTTCCTCGCGGGATTCGCCTCGGGCGCCTGACGGGTGGTGGATGACCCTGGTCCCGGTATCCCGCTTGTTCTGGTTCTGGCCACCCTTGCCGCCGGAGCGGAAGTGTTGGACCTCGCAGTCGTGGATGGTGACCGACAGGATCCGTTCTCTTCATACCGTCATGCAGTTCATGATACCCGTAAAAAGAGGTCCCCGGCCTCCTCTCCTTGAGGCCGGGGACCAACCGATTTGGATTCGATCACAAGCGAATCAATGTCGGGGTGCCGTCATCCTGTACCACTACCGCCGTTTAAGGTCATGTCTAAGATCTTCGGACCAGACGCTCTGCCGCTGAGCTACAGCGCCATGGTTGGAGGCGCCGCCGTGATTTGAACACGGGCCTTCTGGTTTTGTGATCATGACCATTTGATGCAGTGGTCTACGGCAATGCTGAGGTTGTGGCAAGAGTCTTGAGGCCGCTGCGAACGGCTCTCACATGCTGAAGTTAAGTGAGCACCTGATTTCGGGCACAGGAGCAATGCCTCATATTGAGATTGTGCCAACCCGTTCCTCAGAACGGGAGTCTTGGTACCTGCAGCAGACCTAGGTCCACTGCAGGTAGTTGAAGATCTGGGCGCCAATGTGAACATCGGCAGCCTCAGTCATGTTGGCCTTTTCCCGAGCAACCTTCACAGCTTGCTGGAGCTTCTTGACTCGCTCCAACAGGCTACGCTTCTGCGCTGCGGACACGGCACCCGAGAGCTTGGTGGTAGACCAAGTACCGATAAGCACATCCTCGGTGAAGACCTCCACCTGAGCTGGGTGCTTGTCGGTGGCTGGCGCCTTGACGTGGTTGCGCGGAATCTTCTTGGTCTTGATGGTCTGTGCGGTATCGGCCTTCCAGCACAGGCTGTCAGCATCCCAGTTCCAGTTCTCCGCTTGGTCGGTAACCGGCAGCTTGGATACGAAGGTGGCCAGGTCGACCAGCTTCTTCTCCAGCGCCAGCAACGTAGTCACTGGTACGGCGGACACGATCGTTACACCGTCGACCTCGATGTCAGCGGCTGCAAGCTGGTTTCCGGCGTCCTTGGTAGCCGTCACGTCGAACAGTCTGGTCAACTGCTCAGCAGTGTCGGCCAGGACATCAGGCACGCGCAGCTGGAGCTTTACTGGCTCCGCTGGGTACTGGTCACCGTCATCATCCTTTGGCCGGTAGGACCGTTCCTGGCCATGAAAGAGCTGGACCTTCTCCAGCTGGTGATACGCCTGCGTGAGACCGCTCTCAGCAGTGGTCTTGACACCCTTCTCCAGGGCGATTACCTGATTCAGTCTCAGAGTCATGATGAGATCCTACACCCCCATGTACGGGTACAGCAACTCTTGCCGCACCTTGGTAGCGAGCCCGGGTGACGATCCCGGCAATCCGCCCTTATGAGGGGCAGCTGGAGCCCAGCGTCCGCTCGCCTTGTCTCCACAGTGGACAGCTTTAGTACCACCCTCGGGCTAGCTTCTCTGCTTTACGTACGATCCATTCAGGTGGTGGAGCAGTATCAGAGTCGTAATGAACGGAACCATTCCCATCCATCTCATCAAGACCCATGCGCACGTCATATGCTGCCATAGCGCGACCTCGGTAGTACCCACGCTCCAAAGCGTCGGCCTCAGCTTGCATCATCAAGGCTCGTACTACGGAATTGAGCACCAGTCCTATTGTCGTGTTCTCCGGATCTCGCTGCTCTTCCCTTTTGATTATCTTTTCGGCAACCTCTCGAAGGTGTGTCGCTTCAGCTAATGGTGATCGATCATCTTCCACGAAGCCCACGGGAGAATCGAACTCCTTTGTATTCCATGTTTTGCAGACATGGTGCAGCACCAGCTACAAGCGCAGGCCACCGTACCCTCGACTGGATTCGAACCAGCGACATCTGGCTTCGGAGGCCAGTACTCTTCCGCTGAGCTACGAGGGCGGGGTCCTAATCCACAGTTCCATGTTCCATTGATCCCACCATTTATCAGGATCGTGTTTAACGTTCTTTAAGCGTGCCTCCCATCCTCCAGTCTCCGGGATCGGCGTCCAGGAAGTAGGTTCGGCATCAAGAGGTAATTGGACCTGGTTTCCGTTCACCCAGAAGGTTCCTGGAGGGTCCGTGGACCGGACCATGATCCTAGGGCCAGGGGGAACATGAACAACAGATTCACCTTGGTTCAGAAACATTTGATATTCCACGTGGGAGAGACAGGATTCGAACCTGCAAGCCGTTTCCGGGGCGGATTTACAGTCCACTGGGCCAACCAACTGCCCAACTCTCCCTTGGGGTGACTACCGAGGGTCGAACTCGGACCTCTGGGACCACAACCCAGCGCGCACAGCCGGTACGCCATAGCCACCATGTTCATTATACGTGGACATGAGAGGACTCGAACCTCTGATTACCGCCGTGTGAAGACGGGGCCTTTGCCGCTTGGCCACATGTCCTTATGGGGTCCGATACACCCAACATTTCAGGGGACTCGGACCAACATCCCCGGGGTGCGTGCACCAGGTGGGAGTTGAACCCAACCACGTTCTGCTTATAAGGCAGACCCCACCTACCGGATGGGCTCTGGTGCATTAAAACATCAGGATCAATATGACGATGAGCACGACCAACGGCAGTCCAACGATTAACAGCCACAGAGCGATGCTGCCGCTAAGGAACGACCGATCCGGATTCCAGTCTTGTTTTCTCATGCTCCCCCGGCTGGATTCGAACCAACAACCTTACGGTTAACAGCCGTCTGCTCTTCCGTTGAGCTACGAGGGAATGAAGATGTGCGTAGTCCCAGAGAGAATCGAACTCTCCTCTTAGCGGTGAAAGCGCTAGATCCTGACCTCTAGACGATGGGACCGCAGAACTGAACCGGGTCCGGACCATGCCCCGGACTCCACGAAGGGTCCGGGTGCTCGTTTCAGTTCCTCAGAAGGGCCTAGCCGGTAGCTAGCCGGACTGGTTTCCTCTGCGTACCCGCACCAGGATTCGAACCTGGGGCCACCGCCATGTCGAGACGATGCTCTACCGCTGAGCTACACGGGCAAGGTTGCTGGGCGCCATCTACTGATCGTTTAAGGAACCTTCTAAGGGAGAGAATCCCCCAGCATCTCTAGTGGCGCGACCTGGATTTGAACCAGGGACCTTCAGCTTATGAGGCTGACGAGCTACCGAACTGCTCTATCGCGCTGTAGCACTGTATCACGATTACGTGCCCCTGGCAGGATTCGAACCCGCACACTCGTGGGGTAGAAACCCACGGCTCTTCCGTTGAGCTACAGAGGCAGTCCCACGCCCGAGATTCGAACTCGGAACCCTCACCTTAGGACGATGCTGCTCTTCCATTGAGCTAGCGCGGGTTACTCCATGGTTCACGATGCCGGATCTCGTAGTACAGCGCCCGGTACAGGGCGTGTAATGGGGACAAGGCAACGTGTCTACGATAGTGGTCATATGAGTCTAAGAAGGACTGCCATTTTGTCATGTAGGCCGCCCGGGATTCGAACCCGGAATTCAGGGGTAAAAGCCCAGAGTGATCAACCGTTTCACCAACGACCCAAGGTCTTACAAGTACCCCGTGAAGGAATCGAACCTTCCTCTCCAGATTAAGAGTCTAGAGCTAAACCACTCAGCTAACGGGGCATGTCTTCGGGCACATCAAGAGGAGTTCTGTATTTGGTCATGAACTCGTGTGCCCAGTTTTGGTAGTAGGAGCAATGTCCGCAAATCCAGCCTTGCTCGGTGGCTGTAAGAGTAATACCTCCAGGACAAGTGAACGGGTGAAAGCCGCTGTATTGAAAATGCTTCAGATTTGTTACTTGCTCCTTTGTCCATGGCGCAAGTGCGTGCTTAGTTGTCACGCGGAAGATAAAGGAGTCGAACCCTCAGGTGTAACCCTGGCCCGGTTTTCAAGACCGGTCGCCCACCACTGGGCGCTATCTTCCTTGGTGCTACTTGATTATTCAGGCTGGTCAGCTTTCGTAATACAGCTTCTTCTTGAGTAGCCAAGTTCGCACTGCCTTGGCAGCTATGGCATTTGATCCTATGTGTGGCGCCTTTGACCAGTCCCTGGTTGCCGCAGCTAGAGCAATGTCATCAGCGTCAGGTTCCACGGGGATTGGCTCTGGTGCCGGAGCTGTAACAGGTACGAAGATCGTCACATCGCCTTGCTGGGCCAGTAACGAGCCATAGTCGCTCCAGTTCATATAGAACCGACCGTTGACTCCCCAGCCTGCTCCCCAAGAATTTGTGAACCAGATCCGCTCGCTTTCCACGTCGAGCTGATCCGCAATGAATTCATGGCCACCGGCCAGATTTCCTGTTGCCGTAACCCGGCCATCTGTTGCTGGTTCAAACATGCCGTCGAACCAATTGACCCCAGTGATGAATGGGGTGACTGTCAACGCTTTGAGTGCGTCGATCAAGGTGAACGTGTGCTGGTAACCAGCGATCTCACCAGCCGCCGTAAGGACCTTGGCAATGGTCAATCCATCACTACCGGTATCAGTGGGCGGGTACTCACCTTCATATGGGTCAGCTTTGGTGGCATCGCCGTACAGTGCTACCGCGCCACTCTCATCAAGACTGTAATAGCCACCAGTGCCATCGAAGAATATCCCGGTGCCTAGACAGCCAATACCCGCGTTACCAGTGCAGCTGCCTAAATTGCCCTGATCGAAAACCGGGATATGGCGTGGGTGACGTGCGCTGACCAACGTCAGTCCAGATGTGTTAAACGGATACAGTCGAGAACGTGAGTCATGATTCACATGCCGACCAAGTCGATGATCAGTGGGTCGTAGCCGTTCCCGGTAGATCAGCGTGTCCATATGTACTTTGTACAGGATCGTTGGCCAGCCTCCTAGCCAAACCCGTTCATGCGGACGCTATCTTCCTTGATGCTATTTGATCGCCCAGGCTGTTGTTACTGGAGTCGGAATCAGTACCTCAACCTTGAGTAAGACTGCGGTTCCTTCCTCCCAGTAGTTAGTTTGATTGGCGTTGGCGTGAAAGAAACTGGAGTCTTTAAACGTCTTGATGCTCCATTCTTCTGGCTTACGAAGAACTTGTGCGAGTTCAGCCTCATTAAGTGGGGTTATTGGCTCCCCATCTTCACTGCTATGAATCAGTAAGTACACAGCTCCTCCAGGAGACTAGTTACAGCGTCAGGAACACGATAAAGGAAACTGCCCCTGCGATGATGAGCAACACAAATAGAACCGCTATGAGGATTCCGCCTGCGTAGTACCTCCAAGTACCTTCCTGAACTTTCGTCAGGATCTCCTTCAGGAAAGGAGAATTCTCTGGCTGTGCTTCTTCACGATGCAGCTGCATCATTAACCTCACCGTCTAGGTAATTCCACACGTCCTGGTCAGGATCAATGCGATCGACGCTGTTGGCTATCGTGTGAGCCGCGTGCTCCATACCGGCCACGAAGCCTTGGTCCCATTTCTCGGTATTCCATTTGGCAGCGTGGGCTTTCGCATCAGCCAGCAAGCCACGAGCGGCAATCTTCAACGCCTCCTGGCGACTTTCGACAATAGCTAGGTCCCATACGGCGTCAACAACGATACTGATACGTTCCCAAAGCGCCGTTCCTGGCCATGGTGGTGCGAGTGGATCGCCAAGCCTGAAAGCAACTGCCGCTGCTTCGTACGCCTCATCCGTCGCCATCGTCCACCCCAATCTCGTAGGCCTCGGCAAGGTCGCGGATCTCGGCGCACACGCCGCCGCCCTGCTGGCAGTGCACGCAGCCTTTGCGGAACTCCGGCGCCAGTTGCAGGCCGTAGGTGTGGTGCCGCCCGAGTACTTTCAGGTCCCGCCGGCAGTCGCGGATGATGCGGGCCGGGTCGTTGGCGGCGATGAAGGCCATATCGTCCCTCGGGCTGTAACCCGAGCGTGGGTACAGGTCGCCGTTCGGGGCCGCGATGTCCCCGCCTGCCAGGTCTGGCGCCATGGTGACAACGGACCCGCAGCCCTTGAAAGTCCAATCAGGATAGGGACCACCGTGGTAGTCGACGTGCTCCCACGGCCCCGGTGTGGCCGCCTGCGCCACCGCCAGCCGCTTCTCGACGGCGGCCGTGACCCGCTCATGCAGGGTCATCGCCCGCTCCTTCCCGCTCCGTTGTGCGCGGCACAATCGCATCGCTCGGCAGCGGCCGGCCCGAATCACGTTCGACCGCCCAGTAGATGTCGAGCGGTGTCTCATGGTCCCGCTCCGTTGTGGCGGGCGTGGCCCGGTAGGCGTCCACGGCGGCGGCCAGATCTAGGCGGACATCGTTTCCGGGGCCGATCTTGGTGCCCTCGTCCCGCCACTGAGCTAGCCCGTTCAGCATCCAGCGGTGTTCTTTGACGTAGGCCGCTGCCTTCTCGATCACCGTCTCGGCCTGCGCCAGTTGGGCGGCGAGGGTATCGCGCTGGTTCTTGTAGGACTGTCCGACAGATTTCAACTCCACCACGCGGTACTTGAGCCGGTCCAGCTCGGCGGTGAGCGCGGCAACCTCGGCATGCAGTGGGTGGGAGGCGTACGCCTCGTTCTCGTCGGCGCTAGTTGTGTGGACCGGGCTGACCCACGGGTCGTCGCTCATCGATCCTCATCCTGACCTATGCGTAATTCGTCGTTCGGGTCTGCACCTATGGCTTCACAGATCTTGCTCCAGATCGGCTTCAAGCACTCGGTGCATAGATCCAAGCGAACTCGATCACTGACACACTGGTCAAGGTTGCAGTAAATCTCCAGGACATTGGCGAGCATGTCGTCGTCAGCTTCTTCGTCCAGCCTTCGGCCGCATTTATCGCAATTGATGATGAGCGTCTCATGAACTTCGTAAATTGGTCTTTCGACTAGCTTCTTGACCCTTGCTGTTTGCCGAGTCATGGACGGTCCTCAGGTCTCTTACCGTGCACCGTTATCACTGCTGGATCACGGTCTATGGGCGAGTATGTCTTTGCTTCCTTGATAGTGACTGAGCTGTCATCCATGAAGCCATGACATTGTTCAACGAGCCATCGAAGATCAGCCAGCGTAATGATGTCGCTGACGGACACATCTACAATTACCTTGCGCAAGTTCATCCCCCTCCAGGTGTCGGGATAAGCGGATTTGAACCGCTGGCCCCTGGTCCCCCAGACCAGTGCTCTGACCAAACTGAGCTATATCCCGTTCGTACCGACGTAGGGATTCGAACCCTAAGACACCTGATCCTAAGTCAGGCCGCTCGGCCATCGGCGTGCGTCGGCATGTTTATTAATCAACGTTCCGGGGCTATTCTGTAGCACGTGAGTGTAGATACCTTTTTATGGATCTTAGCTGTGATCTGTTGGGCGCTAGCGGTATTCAGTTTCCTTGCTGGCCGTATGGCTGCCGTCAATCTTGTGGCCCTAGGCCTTGTGTTTGCTGGCTTAACCCATCTTCTTGGTTAAGGGAGTGGAGCGTATCGGTATCGAACCGATCAGGGTCTGCTTGCAAGGCAAACCTGCACACCAGTGCACACCCCGAAAACGGGGGTGGGAGTGGCTAGCTCCCAACCACAACGGTCCGGACATGCCAGCGCCGGCCCCCTAAGAGCCAATCCTCGGAATCGAACCGAGCCCTCCCGCTTACGAGACGGGCGCACCAACCATGTGTGCTTGACTGGCAACCTCTTACATCAGTAATTAGGAAACCAATACCGGTACCGGAAAGCCATAACCGGATCCGTGTCGCCGGACCTAAGTGACTGCTTTACCGCATGCCGCTCCCGGCGCCGATTCATGCGCCGGTTATAGCGACCGGTACATAGCTCACAACCGCAGTAGACGTTGCGGTAGCGACCTTCACGTTCCCAGTACGGGTCCTGTTCCTTGACCCGGTACGGGAGATGGACATCTGTCCTGGACATGTGACGACCTCGTCCCTCGGCCGCTCAACGCCTCGTGCGCTGAGATCAGCACCGGTTAACGGTCATCGTGATCACTCTCCATCATCATGTCCGATGGCATCGAAGTCTTCCTTGGTCAGCTCCAGTCGTGCTAGGACTGTTTGCCTTTTGTGGCATAAGTCGTAGCAGCGCAAGTCCTGGCGGTTGCTGATGGGAATGTAGAGGAACAGCTCATCTCCATCATGGTGATCCTCGTACCGCTTCCAGAGCCACTTTTCCAGCTTCTTGAACCCTGGCACTTTGTGAATTTTCCACGAGTACCAGTGATAGAACTTGGCAATTAGCCAACGATGCAATGGTTGTTTCCATAGCTCAATGGCATAGCTAGTTCTACGCTCATGTTGCTCACGACTCAGATGGTAAACGGTGTGCCTGGTCCATCCGTACTTCATCATCCTGTACCAGCGTTACGTGCTGGATTCGATAGCAGGTGCCTTACGAGCCCGCAACTGGATTCGAACCAGCATCCTCTTCGTTCGTAGCGAAGTGCTCATCCGTTGAGCTATACGGGCATTGTGGGGGCGGAAGGATTTGAACCTTCGACCGCCGACTCATCAGGTCGGAACTCTGACCGGGCTGAGTTACACCCCCTCAGCGCCCCCAGAGAGATTCGAACTCCCGACTTCCGGTTCCGTAGACCGAAGCTCTTCCGCTGAGCTATGAGGGCGTGCGCGGTGGAACTGGGATTCGAACCCAGGGGCCAACTTTCGCCAGCCTCCGTCTTAGCAGGACGGTCCCGTAGACCACTTGGGTATTCCACCTAAATGTTGTTGTGCCAACCGCGATTTATCCTAGCGGCTTCCTGTAGTTCACCAACTCGAAGTACTCGCCACTGGAGCCTTGGCTGTTCATGATTCTTCAAGGTGATGACGTTGCCAACCTTGACTTTGGGCTCTACCCAACAAGTCAGGAATCGGTTACCAGCCTGTAGGTCTACTTGAACCAACATCAGTCGTTCTCCGGATCCCATACTCGAACATCGTATTCCTGCTCAGCCGGAGGATGAGGTCTGACGTGCAGTACCCGATCCTTTCTCTCAAGCAGGCACTCGTCACAGATGTTTATCTCCAGGTGCCGGTTCCCGATGACCGGGTCAAATACGGTGCTGCCGTAGTGGCCGTGAGACATGAACACAGTGGCTTTGTACGGCTGGTTGTAGACGTAATCAGGTGGGTCTGGAAACACTGACTCCACCTTCTTCTCACATATAAAACATGGAGGTATCACGCGCGGATGACGGGACTCGAACCCGCGACCCCCGGCTTGACGGGCCGGTGCTCTAACCACTGAGCTACAACCGCATTGCTACGTGCCCAAGGCGGGAGTCGAACCCGCAGAACCCGGATTTTAAGTCCAGTATGTATGCCAGTTCCATCACTCAGGCAACGAGCCGACTGGAAGATTCGAACTCCCGACCTTCTTCTTACAAGGAAGCCGCTCTGACCAACTGAGCTAAGCCGGCGTGGACCTGCCGAGAATCGAACTCGGGTCCAAGGGCCTCCGTCATGCGGCTTTACCCTTGTCGAACACCATTCCAGGCCCTCAGTGACAGGAGGCGCACCCGCGCGCAGGTTCAGTCATTCGCGAAATGACGAGCCCCCTGCCGCCGCTCCCGAACCAGGATTCGAACCTAGATTGCCCGGTCCAGAGCCGGGTGTCCTACCGTTAGACGAATCGGGAAAGTCTTCGTAGCTTAAATGGAATTGTTCAGTAATACTTGATCTATGAGCGAGACGGTCCAGATCATCAGTGCTGTAGCCACGGGCATTGTGGCTATTATCGCGGCTTACGGAGCCATTCAGACCCGCAAGGTTCACACCATTGTTAATTCACAAAGAGACGTAATGCTCGCCAAGATCGAAGAGCTAAAGGAAGAGCTACGTCAAGACAACAACACCAGTCGCGTGCCTCCATTATCGTCATCCGACGATTAAGCAGGTAGCCATTCTGGGTGGACCAGCTCCACGGGGGAAGAGCTGGTCCACGTACAGGCTATTACCGCCTACGATGATCTGCTACTGTCGCCCACGTTGGTGCCCAGGGCTTGATCTGTAGCCGCATCCCCGCTTCCGCAGGCACACGGTCACCCTTGCGCTGGTTACAGTCATCGCAAGAGGCGACGGTGTTCTCCCAGCGGTTCTTACCACCGCGAGAGACCGGTGTCACGTGGTCAACTGTGGTGCCCGTACGGCCGCAGTAGCCACATAGGTAATTGTCCCGGCGAAGCACTCCCACTCGGGACCAGGCAGGTCCGGACGTGTACCGCCACTTGGTGACGATGTACCGAACCAGCTTCACGATCTTGGGCATACCACCGAAGATGGCATACCGTATGTCGGGCTCCGCTTCATGGACCTCTGCCACTTCACGACAGATCATCCGAATCGCGTGACGGAGGCTGACCGTGTGCAATGGCCCAAGGTCAGCATTCAGAACCAGTACTCCTTGCATTTAGTCAGCCCCCTTTCATGGGCTCGTAGGTGACGAGCATCCGACCAGAGACGATCTGGCTCTTGAACCTTGGCAAGGTTCCGTGCAACCCCTACACCACGGATGCAGAGAGCCGAAGGACAGGATCGAACTGTCTCCTCGCGCATACCAAGCGCGTGCTCCACCGTTGAGCTACATCGGCCGGTGATTACTTACGTGTGTTGGCTTCCTTCTTCGTGCACTTGGCGCACAGATCCCGATGATCCTGGGTCACTGTGTAACCAAGTTCCTTAGCCAGTTCCCTGGCTTGGCGGACTGTCAAGTTCTCGTCCGGATGAGTCTTGGTACTGGCGCTACAGCTGTCACAGTTGATGAAGTACAACCTACGTTTCATGCTCCCCCTCATCCCAACCAGGACAGGTGCACGTGGTTTCTCCTCCACAGGTGCACTCCTTTAGTTCTTCTGGGTAGCAGCCGAACTTAGCCCGGAAGCTCTCCCGCTGAAATGCTAAGGCTTCCTGGATCCGTTCTGGATCACCAGAAGCCAAGGCACGGAGGTATTCGAGTGGACCCTTATCCATTTTCACGTGCCGCCCCACAGACTCGAACTGTGACTGACTGGTGTTTGAAGCCAGTTCCTCTACCGTTGGGATAGAGCGGCTTTGCTCAGGTGCAAGGATTCGAACCTCAATAGCCGGAGCCAAAATCCGGCGGCCTACCGTTAGCCGACACCTGATCGAGAACCGGCGACGGGAATCGAACCCGCTCGATCTGCTTGGAAGGCAGGGATGCAACCATTACATCTCACCGGCATCGCAGCACAGCTTCTGGGCAGACCATCTACTGCCAAGGGCGCTTGGGAAAGATGAGCCTTTTCCAGGGCTGTACTGCTTTATCCCTGTCACTGGTACCAGTGACTTCTGATGCGTGGCTGGCACGCAGGCCTGGGATCAGGCCCCGCTAATCCCACCAACCGCAATTTGATGCATGACGATGGTGGCGAGGGGTGATGACATCGGGATCATTGCCACCACGGTAAAGCTGCTTGGCACTGATCATGAGATCTCGAACCTTGCGCCGGTCTGGTCCCCACCAGCCCAGATGCTTCTCTTCCCGCGTCGGTGGTCGAGTGTACCTATACCGATCCTTGTGTGGCATTACCGCTACCCAACTGCAGGGAGCGGTACGGATGTAGCTCCGTGGGTGGCTCTGGTCCTGGCGGATTGGAGCAGGTGGCAAGTTACATGCTCGGTACTCACGACGGAAGTATCCGATGTAGAACTCGCAGCTGACTGCGTGAAGTGGCTCCCAGTACTCAGCTTGCACCCACCACGGTGCATCCTTGTCTGTCCTGGACATGATTCCCTATCTGTAGCCGGCGTCTCCGGCTATCTAAGGGAAGTCATCAGCTCCATTCACTTTCTCCTCCTTTGCGGGAGTGCGCCGTATCGGACTCGAACCGATAATCTCCTGCTTGAGAGGCAGGTGAGATGACCATTACTCCAACGGTGCGTGCCCTTACCCGGAATCGAACCGGGGCTCGCGATTCTTCAGACCGCTGCTCTACCAACTAAGCTAAAAGGGCTTGGATGGGGGACGGGATTTGGTACCCGCGTCTCTGGACCTATGTCCAGTGCCTTGGATCAGACCACCCCCAAGTGGAGCCACCGAGCCTCGAACTCGGTTCTGCTTGGCTGCGAACCAGGCGTTTTAACCGGATTAAACTACAGCCCCGTGGACCTACCCGGATTCGAACCGGGGACCTTCTGTCTGCCAGACAGACGCGCTACCAGCCTGCGCCACAAGCCCATTGAGCGAAATGAGAAGGGTCGCTCACCCCTGCCTGTAGCAGCCAATGCGGCAACTCTCTGTACTGCTACTACTCGTCGGATGCCAGAGAATCGAACTCTGCTTATGCTTGGTCCCAGGCCAAGTGGCTAACCATCTGCCTCGCATCCGATGAGGTCCCAGGCCGCTATATGCCGGGACCTTATGCTGTCCACTGTGGAGTTGACAAAGAACTGGTCACCGGTTCCCCGGTAACTGCGCATGGGTGGAAGGACTCGAACCCTCGTGAGCTGCTTTGGAGACAGCCATGCTTGCCGCTGCATCACACCCATATGTGTAGTTAGAAAAGAGCCATCCTGTAGACCTCAGGACGGCTCTTGGATCTCTGCTCAAGATCTAGTTAGCCATCCACTGTCGCCTGCTCGTGCTTCGGCTGACGATCGGTGGTCAGCAAGAGATTGCCTTTGAGGCAGAAGGAGGAGACAGCGTGTGATTGCGTCGTCAACACTGTCTCCTCCTTCTGGGTCAGCAGGGCGGGTTCGTCAGCTGACTGTAAATCCCGTAGCTCATCCCTGACAACCATGTTCCCGGCGTCGTGGACCAACCACTTTCGAATCTACCCCTACATGGGGGTGTTGTCAAGTACCTCGTACCAGTGCCGTAGTAGGTGCAGCGGTGTTCAGGATACGGATGGTGATTACGTGGTCCGGGACCGTCTCCCGGCTCCTATGCCCAGCTGCACCTGTCGCCCTTCCCGTCCCCCAACGACTGAAGGGCAGGCTCCACTGTAGCACCCGTACATGGGGGTCTGTCAACCCTGCGCCAGCAGCAGGTGTGCTTGAACAGAGATCCATGAAGATTCAACCATTCCCGTAGAGCCTCGTACTCCCGGCGATCGAACTCCTGAAGTGCCCTGCGTACTGATCTGTGGCTCAGGCTCTCGTACTGGAGTCGCCGCGCAGCCCGTGCCCGAGCTGGGTGACATCGGTCCATAGGACCACCCATGGCCACAGAGCCGTTCTTAGCTCCCAGCAAGTACACACATCTCTTATGTGCAGGCACGTAGCACTTCGGACAGGCGACGGTCATGGCCTCTGCCATAGAGACCTTGAGGGCGGGATTGTAGGCCACAAGAGCACAGTACCCCTATGTGGGGATGCTGTCCACTGACAAAGTTATTCGCATCCTTATATTCGGGTTTTTCTAGTGGGTGTTACCGCGCCTAGCTACTTTATTCCTAATCTTGATATTAGGATTGCGGCATGCTATGGGGGTCTCTAATCCTTGTGACACTTGCCGTTGCAAGGGTTACTCGTCTCATTACTTCGGACGACATTTCTCGGCCTTTTCGCCGCTGGGTTATTGAAAAATGGGGTGACGACTCCCAAGCCGCGATATTGGTTCACTGTGCCTGGTGTGCTGGCGCCTGGATTTCCCTGCCAGGAGCTATTCTTTGGAGCTTTACGATGCTTCCATTACATGAGTGGTGGTTAGCAGCTCCGACCTGGTTCGCAATCGCGTACGTTGTTGGCCTGCTGAGCAGGCTGGAAGGCCGATAGCATATGGCGTTTGGCAGAAGCAATAAAGCACTCACCGCCAGTGTTGATCCGCCCGTCCGCAGACGGTCACTGGTTGCCTCTGCCATCCGAACGAACCTCAGTGACCTGAGCTACAACCTATGGAAGTTCCGGGATGAGAGCTGGCAAAGAGAACTGTGGCGGCTCTACGACATCGTTCCTGAGTTCGGATTCGCTGCTCGCTGGGTGGGGCAGTGTTGTTCTCGGGTCCGGATCTACGTCGCCAAGGTCGATGAACTGGGTCGAGTTCAGGGTGAAGTCAAGGACCAGAAAATTAATGCCCTGGCGGACACACTTTTGGGTGGTCCAGCAGCTAAGGCCGAAGCTCTTCGAGCTTTAGGCATCAACCTGACAGTGGCCGGTGAGTCCTATATCGTCGGTCGCCCAGGAGAAAAAGGCCGGGATCAGTGGTACGTACTGTCGTCGTCAGAGATGCGACGCGTGCAATCAGCGAATGGAGAGTGGCAATGGGCTTGGTATCTGCCTGACGGAAATCCGTTCAAGCTGGATCTGGCCCGCAACGTCATTACCCGTGTCTGGACGCCACACCCAAGTCGTGTTTGGTGTGCTGATTCCCCATCGCGTTCGTGCCAGCTGGTTCTTCGTGAACTGGAGCAGCTGACTAAATACATCTTCAGTCAAATTGACTCTCGGCTTGTTGGTGCCGGCATCCTGATCATGCCCAATGACGTCGACCTTCCGATGGAGGAAGGCGCCACCAATAATTCCGAATCACTGATGATTCGACTGGCCACTGCTGGAGCTGCCAGCCTCCGTGGCGAGGGATCCGCCCTTGGCGTCCTGCCCCACATCGTGGAGTCCGATAAAGCCGACGGCTGGAAGCTACTGACCTTTGAGTCTGAGCTGTCTAAGCAGGCCATGGAACTTCGCAAGGAAGCTGTTGAGCGTCTCGGTGTAGGCATGGACATGCCGCCAGAAGTCCTCAGTGGCCTTGGTGGGGCCAACCATTGGCAGGGATACCTGATTGATGGCCAGGGCATCAAGGTCCACATCGAACCGTTGATGAACCGCATCTGTGACGCGTTAACTCGGGCATATCTAATTCCTGCCCTGGAGTTAATGGGCAAGGACCCGGAGCGGTATGTCTATAGCTTTGACACCGCTCCTTTGGTTGTCCGGCCACAGCGGCTCCAGGACGCCCTGAACGTCTACGAAAAGGGACCACTGAGCGAGCAAGCTCTTCGTGAAGCTGGCTTCTTCAAAGAGTCCGACGCTCCCGATGAAGAGGAACGTGCTCGCCGGTTCATCCAAGAAATCCTGCTCCGAGACCCACAATTGCTGCAGAACGAATCCGTTCGTCATGCAGCTGGCATCCCAGAATCGATCATTCCGCAGTCAGCGATGATCGCACCTACGCCACAGAGTGTCTCCATGGGACCCGGTGGCGGCGGGTTTGGCCCACCTCCACCGCCGCCACCGCCTACGGGTATTGAGCCAGGAATCCCGATGGGGATCCCGGATACCAATAACGGTATGGGTGGTCCACCGCCACCTGATCTCGGTCGGTGCAGCAGCACCGCCAACCGGAATCCAAGCTGGTGCCAGTCGACAGCAGCTACAGGAGATGGGCGTCGTCGTCCTGGCTGAAGCGACTGTTCACCGGGCACTGGAGTTGGCTGGTAAGCGGCTGCTCGATCGCGAGAACCGTAACCGGTGGCCAGATGTACCAACCTTCGAGCTGCACACCCGGATCCTGGTGGCCGATCAAGCCCGTGCTAACCGGGTGCTGACCAATGCCTGGGACTACCTCGAAGCACTGACGAAGTTCGTGGCCGCTGACTTTGATACCGGCCGGCTGCAGGACTCACTGCATAAGTACTGTTCTCGGCTTCTGCTAAGCCAACAACGTCATGAGCCTGCCACGTTGTTAGCCCATCTGAGATCGGATGGGGTGATACATGCCTAGCGAAGGAGCCGAGAAGTCCATCTATGAAGCGGCCAAACAGGGGCTACGTACTTGGTTGGATCGAGCCCGACAGTCGGTTATGGCGCCATGGAAGAGATTTAAGGCTCAGCCAGACCCGACGGCTATCGGCACCACCATTCCTGTTTGGCAAGCGCAAGTGGACAAGATTTTGGAGGCGCTGACGCCTGCTCTTCGAGAGGGCTGGGCAGCCTGCTGACCTTCCTGGCAGACTACGACCCGCAAGACCCATACATCCAGGCCAACCTCGCATTGACGCGAAATCTTCTGGTACGTATCCCGGATGAAGTTCATGCCTTGGTTGTCAAGGAGATTCTTGAAGGCACGAATGTTGGGGAAACAAACCAGCAAATTGCTGACCGCATTAATAATGTGCTGTCATATACAGGATCGGAAAACTGGGACAATCGAGCCAAGGTTATTGCCCAGACTGAACTCACACGGCACTACAACTCCAGCATGTTGGCACACGGTCTGCTACGTGAAAAGAACGGCCAACAGAACCTGCAGAAGCAGTGGGACACCCGGATGGACAGTAAGGAACGAGCTTGGCACCACGATGCCAATGACCAGACCCGGCCACTTAATCAGCCGTTTCTTGTCGGTGGTGAGCTGCTGCTGTTTCCCGGCGCTCCTAATGGTTCTCCTCATAACGTGATCAACTGCCGATGTGATTTGCGGATCTTGGAAGGTGCAGCGTGACCGTTCGCTGGAGGGGTTTGATTGCGCCCACTGAGGTTCCTACTGGCGATGGCCGGATCTTCGCAGCTGGGAAACTGACCCACCGTCCGACACCAATGCCGTTACTGGTTCGGTTTTCGTCCGGCGGGCACGATGGCGCGGTTGTCGTAGGGAAGGTCAACAGCATCTTCGACGGTCCTGGTGGCTACTGGGGCGAGGGCGACTTCCTGGATCCTGGTCAAGTCCCTGAGGTACCCAAGGCCATCTACATGCTCAAGGAACATGTCATGGGACCCAGCGTGGATCTGGACCGTGACTTCACGGTGGAGGCCATAAAGCATCCCACCCGGCCTGATAAGAAGGCTGGCCTGTTCAAGGAGTACAACGTCATCGGCGTGACGCTGGTACCAATGCCGGCTTTCCATCAGGTGCACATGAGCGTCGAATCACCAGAAGACAAGGTGCTGCTGGCCTCGGTGGGTATCGACGCCAGCGACTGGGAGTTCTTCGACGTCAACGGATCCTCTTGGAAGTCCTGGCCGATTGCTCCTCGGGAGTACGTCTTCGACGCCGACGATGCGGTGAAGCGGATCGCCTACTGGGCTGGGATTGGTTCGGAGAGCCCGAGCATTGACCGGTACGCGTCGACATTCCTCTGGCGCCGGGGCAATGAGGTTGGTGACTCGCTGGCGCAAGATTCCTTCCGACTCCGCTAGCAGGACATCATCAACAACCAGCCGTACCTCGTTTATCACGCTGTCTATTCAGCGGCGGCGTTGCTGTCAGGGGCACATGGGGGTTTACCCAATATCCCTGATCAGGACAAGGGACACATGATCCCTGTTATCAACGAAATTTATGCTGCCCTGGCGGATGCCTTTCAGGACGACAACCTTGTGTCTCCATTCATGACAGGCGTGCGTCAGGAGCAGGCTTCCGTATCAACAGCTGATCCGGAAGACTGTGGTTGCGACAATGGATTTGTCGTAGATCAAGAGCAAGGAGAGAGGGTCATGGAAAACCCCGTGGTGATTCCGCAGTTAACAGCAACTACTACGAACCCAAGCATGTTCACTATCGGTGGTTACACGACCCCGATCACCAGTGTTTCTGTCAATTTTGCTACCCCGTATCAGGCAGAAATGATGCCGATGGACGTAGTGAAGAGCATGGACGAAGAAAAAGAGTCCTACGGACCGAACGGCTGCCACTTCGACAACGGCTTCTGCATGAAGTGCGGCTACTAGGGAGCAGATGATGGCTGACAAGACACCGTACGGACCGAAGTCCGAAGTTCACTACGCAGATCCTGGCTACCAGCCTGATGGCGTGGCCCGGTACCCACTCGATAGTGAGGAACACTGCAGAGCTGCCTGGGCATATATCAATATGCCCAAGAACGCCGCAAAGTACAGCCCTGCTCAACTGAAGCTAATCAAGGGCCGTATCAAGGAGGCGTTGAAGAAGTATGGCGTCAATATTGCGGAGGATGAGAATTCTTCAGGGGAAATGTCAGCTGATCTGGCGAGCACGGACCAGGGGTCACTCCTTGCCGGTGCCGCACCGCTGGAACCGCCGGCCTCCTGGTTCCGCAACCCGGAACTCGCGGCGCCCACGCACCTGACTATTGACGAAGACGGCCACATCTACGGCCACCTGGCTCAGTGGAAGGTGTGCCATGTGGGTGTGGGTAAGTCCTGCGTGATCGCACCCAAGAGCCGCACTGACTATGGGCTCTTCCGCCAAGGCATCGTGAAGCTCGATGACGGAACCAGTGCCAAGATCGGGAAGATCACCCTTGGTACCGGTCACGCCAATCCACATTGGGGCGTGATGCCTAGCCGTGAGCACTACGACAACACAGGCTGGGCAGCAGCTGTGGTCAACGTCGGCGAGGACAAGCACGGTATCTGGGTCAACGGCGCGCTAACCACGACGATGACTCCGGAACGAACTGCTGAACTTCGTGCGTCTGCCCTGTCCGGTGACTGGCGCGAGGTCAATGGAAACCTGGAGCTGATCGCTGCGCTGGCTGTGAACAACCCTGGCTTCCCGATCTACCGGGAGCAGGGTGGTCATGCCTTCAGCCTGATGGCGGTTGGCGTACTCGGGCAAGATGACACCGCGTTGGGAGAATTCAGCATGGCTGAAGACGAAAACGGCTCTGGCGTTCCTGTGGACTCTGAAGTTGTGCAGATGGCTCCAGAAGTCAGCGAAAGAATGCAGCGCCTGGCCGCTATTGAAGCGGATCTGGAGGCGCACCAGCGTGAGCGCAGAATGGCTCAGTTGGCGCTCCTTGATAAGGAGCGAATGGAGCTAGCGGATTCGCCCAAATCACGCGATGCTATTGGAGACCAAATCTTCATTCAGTTCAACGCGCGCTACCAGCAGATCCAGGAAGAAGAAGCTCTTCAGGACGACACCGAAGAGGAGTAGTTGAGCTGAAGTGGCCAGGATTGTCCGGAAGGCAGCACGGATTGTTCGCCGTTCTGAGAAGAAGGCTGCAGCCGCAGTACGGAATCTGCAGCAGGCGATTGCCGCTAACCGGATGTTGCCCTGGCATGCCGAACTTCACCCACGTGACCGATTCGGCAAATTCCGCGACTCCTTTCGGCTCCCCCCGGCAGTTCAACGGGGCATTGATAACGCTCTAGCCCGCTTCCAACACAAGACATTCAAATCTCAAAAGGAAGCCAACGACTTTACCGATGGTATTGGTCGCTCAGCTCGCTATACCCCAGAGCAGCGCAAGGTCCTAGCCGACTTCGAAACGCCGGCCGGGAACGACGCTATTCAGCGGGCACTGCGCGAGGATGCGGATCTTCAGACGAAGATGTGGATCCCGGAAGGAACCGACAAGCCCGTACCGGTTCCAAGCCGAGAGATCCACACCATGGAGGCCATGGTCCGGCCGACGGATCAGGACATGCTGCTGACCCGGACGATGGACTATGACGCGTTCGGACTTACTCCACAAACTGCTGATCAACTGGAGGAGTGGACTGGTCGGCTTGTTCGGGACAAGGGATTTCAGCCGACTAAGATCGGTAACCCTATCGATCCTGCTGAGCTTCAGCGGCATGGCAAGGCTGGACCACATGTCACGTTGTCGATTGCGGCACCAGCTGGCACCAGAGCCATCTTCGGTGAAAGTGGCGTCGGCAATGTCCACCTGGACAAGGACCAGAACCTCCGCATCATTCGGGTAGAGCAGCACCCCGGTGGGCACTATGTGTACGCCGTGGCGACCCCAAGCCACATGCGTGGGAAGGGAGAAGCCCCACGCGCACTTGGCAAGAAACTGGGACCACGAGAGATAACCCCCGGCGTTGAAGCCACACCAGAAGAGTTCCGCCGTCGGGGACTTAATCCTGATGGAACCCCTATCTCCTCACCGATACCTCCAGCTGGAACACCAGCTCCCGGTGAAGTGGGCTTGGGGCCAACTACGCCTCTTGAGGCTGGCCCACCTGTCAAGGCGGTAAGGCCAGCCAAGGCAATTAAGAAGGCTGGAGAAGAAGTCCCGTTTGGAGCTGGCCGGGTAACCCGTGAGGGTGATCAGGGTCCTGAGCGCCCACGGCTCAGTCGAGAAGCACGTGACCTGGAAGCGGCTCAACGTGAAGGCCGCAATCGTGGCCGTGGCCAGGTCTCTACGCCTGAGGAAGTTCAACGGACTGCTGATGAGCGGCGCGCAGCCAGGCAAGCGGAGATGGAGGCCCGTCGCCTGGAGCGCCAGGCACGTCTTGAAGAGCTTAAAATCCGGCGTGAAGACGCTAGGGAACGGCGGCGTCTGCAACGGCAACTGGAAAAGCAGACGGATCAAACGATCATCCGCCAGGATGCGGAGATTGCTGAGCTTCGACGTCGGCTTGAGCGACCACTTTTGCCGGAGGGCGTTACCGAAGGTGGCACCAACGTCCGGGCCATGTCTCCGGCACAACGGGATGACATCGTTCGTCGGGACGCCAAGCTGCGAGCTGCTAATCCTGATTACCCGCACGAAGACAACTTTGACGAGATGCGGATTTCTCGGGCAGCCCGAGAAATCCGTGGCATGAGTGAAACGGAGCGAACTGCCCCATCGACAGCAACTCCGGTCCGGGAAGCAGCTCCTGCTGCAGCACCGCAAGTGGCCGTGGGTCCGCAAGAAGGCTATGTCGTCAAGCAGGTCACGCCCCAAGGCACCACTCGTACCGGTCGCGTTGTCAGTGTTACTGAGGATGGCGTCACTGTTGATTGGCGTGACGGCAGCCGTACCCCGGACATGGATCCTGAGGATCCGGATCTAAGTTTCACCAAGCCCCGAAGCCGACGCCGGCCAAAGATTACCCGTGCGGCTGCTCCTGCTGCAGAACGGTTCCCTGAGCGTGAGGGTGCAGTCAAGCCACGGGCTGGCTACGGCATCTTCTGGACTGACGAAAACGGAGACCTGGTACGGGGCAAGGTTGTCAAGCGCAACCGCAATGGAACGCTCTCGGTTGACTGGGACGACACCGGTCGCGAGAACGGCATCGATCCTAACGATCCCAAGTATGGGTTCGAAAATGCTAAGGAAATCCGTCAACGCGAGGCTGCAGCAGCCCGTGAGGTAAAGAAGGCAGAGAAGACCTGCTGCAGCGGAGAAGAAGCAGAAGCAGATCCGGTTCGGTCAAGCTGAGCAGCGGTTGCTTCGCCAGGCTGACGAGATCAAAGCCCGAGGCGGACCTACAGATGAGCGTGAGCGTCGGGTAGCACGCGTTGCCGCCATGCTCCGTGGTGAAGAGGTTCCGGAGGAAGCAGCACCAGAGGCACCGGCTGCTGGTCGTCGGGAGCTGTCACCTGATGTCCGCGCCCGACTTGAACGCGACAACAAGATTGGCCGAGAAGCTGAGGAAATTGCCAAAGCCGGTGGCCCGAAGACTTCGTATCAGCGCAAAATCGTTCGTCAGTTTGAAGATATTCAGCGAGCAGAAGAGGCATTCCAAACTGCCCGTCGGGAGCGGGTACGCGCTGGTCTGACACCAGAAGAGCGGGACCTTTACGACCTGGATATTCCAGATCTGAATCGCCTGGCCCGTGAAAATGGTGTCGAGGGCAACGTTGGTGACATTGGCCGACTCCCGCTGATCGCACGTCTACGTGAGCGGGACATTGTTGCTGGAGATCTGGGTGCACCTAGGGCTCCGGCCAAAGCAGTAAAGAAGGTAGGCCAAGGCCTGCTCCAGCCGCACCACGAGCCAAGAAGGTAGCCAAGGCTGCACCTGCTAAGAAGGCAGCACCTGCTAAGAAGGCGGTCCGTAAAGCAGTACCTGCACCGGTAAAGAAGGTTGCCGAGGCGACTAAGCCAACCATCAGTCGGGAGAGAGCCACTCCAGCTGAGGTCACCGCAATGCGGGAGCGCGCCAAGGCAGCCGGTCTCCCGAATGACATCCGGGGACTTCGAGCTGAAGCTAAGCAGCGTGGCTGGAAGGGCTACAGCACCTGGGATGTCACTACACTACGGCGCCGGTTGCTTGAAGGTGGCGGTGCAGGGTGATCAACCACTTGGTGTTCGCCGGGTTACCAAGGCAGCTACCAGGGCTCCACGAGCAGCAGCGGTAGAGCGCACTGACGCAGAGATCCTTGACAGCTTGTCTGCAGTAGAGCGTCGGGAGTTTGATTCACTGTCGCCTGGGGACAAGGCCGATTACCTTGACCGTCGGCGCCGCGTCCCAACTATGAAGCACGGCGAGGCCTTGTTCCTTGCTCGTGGCAACATGCGCCCAGGTGAGACACCGACGCCAGCTCCTGCCAAGGCAGTTAAGAAGGCTGTACCTGAGCGCCCGGTCAAGGTGACGAGGGCAGCTAAGAAGGCCGTTCCTGAGATCCCGGTAGCTGAAAAGGGAGCCGGACGCGCAATTCCGTTGAAGAAGGCCGCTCCTGCTGCTGTCAGAGGCATCCCTAAGAAGCTCAGCGGTAGTCAACTTGAGCAGTACCTGAAGCCAGGCGACGAGATTGAATGGCCAAGGCGACGGGGTGAAGTTAGTCGTGGTGTGGTCGACCACATCAGTGATGATGGCGTCGTCCACATGTCAGACGGTCGCCGGGTCACACCATGGAGTGGCACAGAAGTAACCAGGGTAAAGGCTGCTCCAGCTAAGGCAGTGAAGAAAGCTGCTCCAGTTAAGGCAGTAAAAGCTGCAAAGCCAACAGTGACTCGTGCCAGTACAAAGGTGCAAACAGCTGATGACGTTATCCGGAACCGGGGAACGGTTCTGCGGCAGCCGGAGTACCCAGGTTGGAGCATCGTTCAACACAGTGGCAATAAGCGTTGGTACCTGATCGATCCTGACGGCAACTTGCACCGTGATGGGCGAGTTACCAGTTCTCTAACCATGGAGGGGGCACAGAAGCGGCTGTCCCGGCTGCCTGTGCCAGAGAAGCCAAAGGTTACGCGGGCTGCGAAGAAGGTTGCTGCACCAGCGAAGGTCAAAGCTGCTGATCTTGTTGAACGAGATGACATCAAGGCGATCATTGCCCGGTTGCCAGAGGTTGACCAGGACCACATTCGCAAGGAATTCAAGGGCGGTGCATACCGGGCTGGTCCACGGGCGGACAGCAAGGCCAAGTCACTCAGGCTCCACGCCAAGCATCTACGGGAGAGTGCGGATAGCCGGTATCGCGCTAACCCAGACATCCTCACGGTTCAGGATGACCGTGCCCGGAGCCATGCAATTGCTGATCACTACGACCGTATTGCTGACATCATCGACCCGCGTAGAACTGGTCCAGTATCACGCAAGCGGCTTCCTGACATCCCTGACCCGCTCCATCGCCAGGTTTTTGAAGCCCTGCGCCCTGATGGCGGGGTTATGGGCAGCAGTCCTATTGCTAAGGCGCTACGTGAAGCGGAGCAAGGACGTTATGGCGACAGCACTAACAAGTATGCGGATGATGTTCGGCTACGGTCGCAGGAGCTTCGTCGTCAAGCGGACCTGACCGAGTCCGAAGGCCGTCGCCGAATGAAGGCGAACAAGAAGGGATCGCCTGAATATAAGCAGGGCCAGGAGATGGTTTCCGAGGCTCCAAAGCTTCGCAAGGCAGCTGACGTCTTCGACCGGTTTGCAGACGGACTACCTGCACGACCGGTTCGTAAGCGGGCAGCCAAGAAGGCCATCCCAGCCGTTGACATCGGCGAACCGATGACTGCTCGGAGGGAGGGCGCTAGGCCAGTAATTAAGAGGGCAGCCCCAGCGGCGGCTAAGCCAACAGCATCTCAGCGTCAGGTGCTGGAGTCGTTGGCCCGTGGTGAACGCAAGTTCGCACGTGCTGACGTCGGAAAGCGGCTACAGGACAACGGCTGGCTGGAATACAAGGATGGTGTTCCACGGATCACCGATGCCGGTCGTGCTGCTATCGGCGTCAAGGCCGTCCCAGCCCCAAGCCGAGTAGTGCCGGAAAAGGCTGCTGGAACAGCAGTTGGTCGCATCACGGCTAGTCGAGTACGCCCTGGCACACGGCTACTGGCCGTGCGAGGGGTAGATGGGAAGACGTGGTACCCAGCCCATCGGAAGACTAATAGTGAACCGTTTACTGTCACTGATGTTCGGCGAACTGCCGGAGGACGTGGACGGCGTAGTGGTATCGAGATCGTTGGCCGTGACGACAACGGAAACGAAGTCACGATCCGCAGTGGTGCAAGTCAAACTCACATGCTGGAGCCCGAGGGCGGTATCAAGGCACCAGATCGAGTGACCTGGGAATCACGGCGTGATCAGTTCCTGGAAGCCACAGCTGATATAAAAGCGCCGCGAGGACTTAGCTTTATCAGTGAATCTTCAACAGAGTATGACCGTAAGCACGCGCGAGATGGTGTTGCTGAAAGCCTGAGCACAGGAACAGCACCTGGAGTCGTACGCAGACAGTTGAGGAACAGTGCGGCTCGACTTCGTAAAAATGCAGCCCCTGGCGGCATGTTTGATCACAATGATCGGGCGTATGACAGATGGGTTGCTGAAGGAAGACCTAAGCCGTCTGTCCTTGATTACCATGATAGAGAGCTACGGCATGCGCCGAAGGGTAGAGCTGCGGTTCGCCGCAATGCACTGGAAACAGCGGATTACCTAGAAGCGTTAGCTGACCGTATCCCGGAAGCTGGCGGCGGCAAGCGTGCGGCTAAGAAGGCTGTACCGGAAGCACCGCCGGTAAAAAAGGCGGTGGCTAAGAAGCCGACCATCACTCGGGAAGCAAAGAAGGCTGCACCGGAAGCACCACCGGTCAAGAAGGTTGCCAAGAAGGCGGTGCCAGAGGCACCACCGGTTAAGAAGGCTGTCCGTCGTGCCCCAGCTGGTACCAGTGGTACGGGTGAAACTGCGCCACGGGTCACGCTGAAGAGCCTGCAGGACAGGGCCAGAGCCGCAAAGATCCCCGGCTTCAGCCAGATGAAGCGGGAAGAGCTAGAGGTAGCACTGGCGCGTCATGATGCCGGTGATCTGTCTGTGCTCAAGCGGCCGAAGATCACCCGTGCTCCTCGTGCGCCACGGCTGATTGAAGACACGCCCCTGAACCAGGCGAAGGCTCAGGCGACCATCGATCGCCTGGAGCAGTACGAATCTCGGATGCCAGCCGAACATGACGCACTCCGCAAGGAACTCATTAAGGCAGTACAGGAGCGGAGGCTGACCCCGGAGAAGGTTCGGCAGCGGCTACGGGCAGAAGTCAAGACGCTGGAGAAGCAGGCACAAGACCTCAAGGCCACTGATCCTCAGAAGGCCAAGAGGGCAGGTATCGCGAGTGCCATCTACTGGACCATCCAGAACAAGCTCAGCGACGAGAACCTGACTCCAGCTGTTGAGCGCCATCTGCGTGGCGAAGGCCCAAACATTAAGCCGTTTGCACCACTTCCTGAGCGTCCTGAGATTCCAGTTACGGTAAAGAAGGCAGCTCCCGCACGAAAGATCCAGGTACCACGTGCGGCGCCAACCCCGGTCAGATTAAAGAGATCCGCTGACCCGGACATAGTCAGATCAGATCTGGAATCTGCTTCCAGCCTCAAGGAAATGGAGCAGATCCTTGACGATCTGGAGCTGGGCAACGACAAGGAAGCTTGGCGAGCGCTAGCCAGGGGACTGGTAGCTTCTCCACGGTTCAAGGACCGTCGTAGCCCTACCACGATCCGTCAGCAGATCCTGGATAACTACGACGCAGAACGGCGCCTGCGTGAAGAAGTGCTGCCCGTAGCCGTCCCTTCTGCAGAAGGGAAAACCAAGCGGCTTGCTGAACCGCTGCCAACCAAGAGACGGCCAAAGTCCTTCTGGGGCCAGCACCGTGACGATCCAGGAAAGGCATGGAACGAAGACACCGGCCATCGTCCTAGCCGTGCGTTTGATGATGCGGATGCCATCTACATGGCCTCTGACCGGGATCACGCGCACCAGTTCATTGACGAGATGGATGAGACCCGTTTCAAGAGGCTGGTGACTGCGCTCGATCTCGGACCAGAGCACGCTGACAAGGATCGGAACGATCTCACCGAGGTCCTGCTGAAGAAGATCCGGGAGCCGGAGCCTCGCACCAAGTCGCTGCGTAAGTCAGCCACTGAACTCCGCGAGGAACGTAAGCAGACTTACCGTGATCTTCTGTCGCGCCGCAACTTCGACAGCAGCATCAGGACCACCCAGGCTCGGGATGTCCTCACCAAGGCTGGTGTTGAGTACGCCGCTACCGGAGACAAGAACGCAGCTGTAGAACAACTGCGTACCGACGCCGATCGCATTGAAGCTCTCCGGGCAGTAACAACGGTTGACGGCACATTGCTCAGTGGTCCCGCGCAGCAACGGTTGGCTAAGGCTGAAGCAAAGCGGATCCGTGAGTTCGCTGACCGGATGGAAGCCCACGGGACCCTTGGTGACAAGCTTGGGGTATCTCCGAAGCGACCACCTGCTGGTGCCAGGCCTTTCTACACTCCGGAAGAAATCGCAGAACTCAAGGAGCGGCCAACCATCACCCGTGCCCGTGCCGGTAAGCGGGTTTCCTCAGCTGGTGGCGGCATCAAGACGCTGCCCGATGCGAGCAGAGAAAAGCTGGTTGATCGTCTACGGCGTGCTGACAGCCCAGAAGCCGTGCAAAAGATTCTGGAAGACGAGCAAGTCAACGGCTCCGATCTCCAGGAGATCATGCACGACATCGGCATCGGGGATCAGGTCACACTCCGGATTCCGGAACGGCGTGCAGCTATTGCCCGACGCCTCAAGGGTGATATCGGTGAACCGATTGGCCGTCCCCGGCTAAGAGCTGCTCAGCAAGCAGAAGTCGACGCCTTGGACCCGGCTGAACAAGCTGCTTACTTCGAGAACAAAGATCGGGGACTGCCACACGACAGAGCCCTAGCTGAGTCCCTGTCTCAGGTCCAAACGCCAGGACGATTCAAGGCAACGAAGAAGGCAGCACGGCCAACGGTTACTCGTGCGGCCAAGAAGGCAGCACCACAAAAATTGACTCCTGCACAGGCCGAACGGGAATTGCACAGCGCCGATGACTGGGCTCAGGCTGCTCGTGACGGCAGGGTGTCACGCCCAGCGGCGGCTCGACGTATTCGGCAGTACGCCCAAGGTCAGGCAGACAGCGGTGCCTATATCGGTTTGGGTGATCCACGAGAGTCGCTGTCCCCGGATCAGCGGAAGCGAGCTGACAAGTTCACTGCGGAAGCTGCCCGCCTCCGCGCATTGGCCGATGAGATTGAAGCCACCCCGGCCAAGAAGGCAGCACCCGGTACTGGTCGCCAGCGCCTGGAGATGGAGCTTGCTGCCGAACGCCGAACCATTTCCCGCAAGCTCAATTCTGACCAACAAGCAGAACTAAGAGCCTTAACACCAGCGGAGCGCAAAGCTTATTGGGAATACCGCCTGTCACATCGTGAACGTGACCATGACGCTGCTGTCTATGAAGTAACCAAGGAGGCAGCACCAGTAAAGAAAGCTGTTGCCGCACCTGCAAAGAAAGCAGCACCAGTAAAGAAGGCTGCAGCATTACCAAGAAGTCGGTATGACAGCCCTGAGACCAAGGCCATTCGTGAATCGATCACAGATGGTGTCACTGACCGGAAGAGTCTTGGTGGCGGCAAGTATTCAACCACCTGGGAAGTAGAGGGAGCTGGTGGACGTCGACTGATTCGCAAGCGGCCGAAGCGAGACAAGGGTCCAGGCTATGACTACAGCCCTGAAGATCAGGTTGATGCTGAAGTCCTGTCCAGTTCACTTGCCCGTCGCATGGGTGCGCACGTCCCGGCGGCCTACAAAGCGGATTCTAAAACTGTCTACACAGATATGGTTTCTGGGCGTGATGGGGACAAGATCAGTGCAGCTCGACGGAGAGCTGCTGTCGCCAGTGAGGCTGGCCGCAGGCTGTATCTGTTCGACCTAATCGCCGGCAACCAAGATCGGAACAAAGGTAACCTGCGCATAGGGGAAGACGGGCTTTGGGGCATTGACCACTCCTCCAACTTCCAGGGTGGTCCACGGGTCGGTCAACCTTCACATGTCATCGAAGAGGACCCACTCAACAACTACTACAAGGGAGTTCGCCTAGACGCAGACGGCAATCCTGAGTGGAGTGATGACCTTCCATTTACTGTTGCCGAACTACGGGCAGCGCGCCGAGCACTAGTCGCAGCTGGACCTGAGTTCCGTGCCATGGATCGGGAGCAGTGGCACGCTAATGCCTTAGCTCGTGTTGACGAGATGATCAAGAGGGTCACAGCATCACGACCCAGGAAGACAGCACGGCCAGCAGTTACTCGTGCGGCTGAGAAAGCAGCACCAGCAAAGAAGGCAGCACCAACTAAGCGTGGATACAGCCGTGGTGTACCTGGCGGTGGCAATCTGCCGGGTGACGTTGACGCTGGTGCACCGGATGGCGGTCTCGGTGGCCCACAGGCTCCCAGTGGCGAAGCTGGTGGTGCTAAGGCAGAGAAGAAGGCTCCAGCTGCTAAGAAGACAACCGCAAAGAAGGCTGCAGCACCAGCTGAGAAAGAGGAGAAGTTCCTTCCTCCGTTGGCCAATGGGACCAAGCGTAAGAGCGCCACGAACCTGAGAGTTGGCGATGTCACCACTGGTCCTTCTGGACAGTGGGGCGCTCCGCACACCATCACGGCCATCGAACGGACTGGGAAGATCCGGATCACCCGTGATGACGGCCGGACCGAAACCTACATGCCGAACAACGCCTTTTGGATGGTTGAGGGCGCCCCGCAGCCAGCGCCACCAACAGCCAAGAAGACTGCTCCAGAAAAGGTTGCCAAGCCACGTATCACGCGTGCTGCTGAAGTAAAGCCGCCAGCTGCTAAGCCAATTGAGCGGATGACCCGTGAGGAACTACATGCCGAGATTGACCGGCGTAGGCGTGCTGGCGAGGACCTAGGGGCAACGCAGTACGACTTTACTAGAGATGAGCTGCGTCGGACCCTAGCCGGTGAACGTGTTGAGGTTCGTGGGGCTCAGCGCCGTGCTGCAGCTAAGGTCCGTGGCATTGAGCGTGCTGCTGCGCCAAGAAAGACTCCAGTACGGGAGAGCCTTACTGGCCGCGATGCCGTTAATCGTATGGGTGCTGCTAGGACTCGGGAAGATGTCGAAGACATCGCCAGGCTCCTACGCAATCGGGATTCAATTGGCGATGCTTTAACTAGAGTTGGCCTGTCCAGAGGTCCACATGATGAATCCCTGGCTGCGAAGCGTAAGCGCCTTGTGGATGCCATGGCTCCGGCAGAAAGGCGGCCAGCTAAGAAGGCTGTTGCCAAGGCTACTCGACCAACGATCAAGAGGGAGACGCCGGCTGAAAAGCCAGCTGCGCCAACAAGGAAGGTAGCTGAAGCAGCTAGGGAGACATCTCCAGGGATCGCTGAGCTTGTCCCACTAATCAGTGACCCTGAAGGCGACAACGCCATCATGCACGGGAATTCCGGATCGATGGAGTTGGCGCAGGAGTACGCCCGTCGGGGACGCAATGGTACCGCTAACAAGCTCATGAAACTGCGGTATGACATCAGTCAAACGCGTCGTGATCGCGATAACGGTGATATCGATGGACCACAGAAGCTGCTAGATGAACTGCATTCGTTGCGGTCTATGGAAGCCGATCCGGAGATGCAGCGGCGGCTTGACGACGCCATCCGGGAAATGGACTTCCCTCTCGGTCCTGAGCCTGATCTGCCTGAAGGAACACCACCGGCTGCACGGCAGCTGCTCAAGAATCTGGAGCGGATTCCAGTAGCTCGTGCTCCCAAGGGCAGTCACCTCCACGGCATGACCACGACCGAGGATTCTCCCGTTGAGCGCTTGGCTCAAGTTTTCCGTGACATCCACAGCAGCAACGGAGATATCAGTGCCGGAGATGTCGAACGGCGCATTGAAAGGGTCTTGGGCACATACCACGAAAGTATTGATGGCTCGTACCGGATGCAGTCGCTGTGGCATCGGCTGGATAAGGACAGCAGCCTGAGCAAGGAGCTGAAGGACTGGATCGCGCAGCTGCGCAAACGCGAGCCGTTGATGGGGAACAAGAAGCTTGGACCCAACACCGCTCCCATGCTGTCCGAGCGCACGGATCTGACCCCGGGCACACCGGCGATCAAAAAGCCAAAGCAGCTGACTCCACATGAGATTGGAAAGCTGACCGATGGCCAGGTAGTTGGCGCCTTTGAGGCTAACAAGATCAGTAGAGCGGATGCCGCTGCCGAACTACGTCGCCGTGCACTAGATCTGGATACCGCAGCTGGGCACCTGGAGCTGCGAGAGCATCACATTGGCCACCCGGAAGCTATGGAGATGCGCCGGGTAGCTGACAAGAACCGCGTCCGGGCTAATGACATTGAGACCGGTGTTCTCCTTCGTACTGGTGAAAAGACCACGGCTCAAGTTGCCGCTGAGCGTAGGGCGCTACGTGATGCCAACAGAATCAAGGCTGCTCGCATTGCCAAGGCGCAGGGCAGTGCCACCTACGCCAGGGATCTGGAGCAGATCCTGGAAGCCACAATGAGCGATGGTGACGATAACCGGCTCCGCACCTTGATTCGGGACCGTTTCGGTAGCAAGGCACCGGGTCAGCAAAGAGAAGAAGCAGCCGGCTGGAATGAAGTACGTGGTGCCATCGGCGAGATGCTACCGGGCGAAAACCGGGAACAGTTCCAGGCGCGGATGCGGGAGGTCCTCAGACAGCACGGCATCGAGGTGGATGGTCACGCTGGTGACTGGGTCGACTACAGCCCGGATGACCACGACCTCCTAGCCGGAGACACAAAGGCCGGTAACGCGGTGCAGATGCTGGTTCCCGGTGTCTCCTACGTGGACGAGGACGGCCGCAGGATCCAATTGTCGAAGCCATTGGTCCGGACCAAGGCTGATGCGCTAGCGGCTCAAATTGGTGAACCTATGCAGGCCAGAGGTGCACTTCGCGGGGTTGAAGAAGGTGCGGCTATCTGGCCAGTGCCGTATGCCGATCACATCATCAGGAGGCCGGATGGGACGTTTACTGGTCAGTTGAACAGCGCTGAAGGCATGGCCATGCTGCTGCCAAGGGACACTGGACCTCAAGGTGTCCCGATCCGATCCCTGACGCTGCATAACGGATACCGAATGCCGGTTGCTACAGCCTGGCGACATGGCGGCGTCACTTACGTGATCCAACACCGGGATAACGATGTTAGTAGAGCACGTGCAGAGAAGGTAAAGGAGAGGCTCCGCACCTTCCATGACGCACTGCCAACTGAGGCACAGAGATGGCAACGCTCATACGCCTTTGCTTTGGACCCCAACCCGGCGGACCCCATTTTTGCACAACGTTTTGGCGACCCAAACTTTGCTTCATCAGCATCGGCCGGTGGTGGGCAACTGATCATCTGGGATGCTGGTACGCATATGCATCTGGAACAGGGTGACACCGTCTTCTTTGACGACCTGCGTCACGAAGTTGGCCACAACGTCGGTAGAGCAAGTGGTGCTGTGCCATCGTTTGATAGCCCATCACGTCGGGTGTCCGAGTTAATTAGTTCGTCCGATCCACGCGGACGGGTTGGCGACTTTGTTCCACTTCCGCGAGCGTCTACCCGAGAGCTTTATGCCGCCGTCAAGAACTGGGGCAAGTTCAAACCACCGCCCGGTGTAAAGATCATGGTTCCGAACGGGGTTACCCCATACGGTCGGATGAGCTATGGGGAAAACTTCGCTGAAGCCCACTCGCTTTATCTGTTGGGGATTGTCGGCTACGGAAAGCTTGGTGGCAGCACTCGCAGTGAACCTATCTACTTCCGTGATCTGTTCCCGGAGTGGGCAGCTTTGTTCGATGAAATGTACCCGGACTTTGCGCGCCAGCAGTTGAAGACCATTGCCGATGAGCGGCTACCGCAGCGACGCCCTCGGGTTACTCGACAGGCCGTTCGCCGGATCCAGGCTTCCGCCGTACGAGGCTCACATACTCCTCAGTACCACCAGGCCCTACCCGAACGATCTTAGCGCCGGCAGCATCCTCGACATCAGCGACGATGTTTCCGTCTTCGTCATAGAAGAACTCGTCCAGGATCTCGCCTTCACGGCCTTTGGGCGTAGTCATACCCCAAGTGTACGCAGCAAGACCCTGGACGAATGTTCTACTCGTCAGCCCCGTAGGCCGAGTTCCGGGCTCGACGGAGTACCCGGATCAGTTCATTGATCTCCCGACGCCTTGGTGACCAGAACATGCCAAGGTTGCGTCCAAACCCGGTCTCATCGCTACCTGGTCCAGTCCGCTTAATGGCTTCTTGGATCTCGTCGTACTCACTGACAAGGTCACGGCACCAAGCGATGAAGGTAGCCGGATCAGTGGACAATGTTGCTAGTTGGACGTACTGGTCGGGGCTCCAGACTACTTGAGCGACAACACCGCCATCTTCGTCCTTGATCGTTTCACGCGGCATAGCTATTCTCCTTATCCATCACGGAGACCCATCGCGGGTCACGATGAGGATATGCAAGCCGCTAGTAGCTTTGCAATGGATCTCGGTGTTCAATGAGAGAACCAGGTCGGAGAGAGGGCTACAGGGATGCCATGTAACTGTGGAAAGAGCAGCGGTGAGCCCGCTGAGACCTATGTTGTAAGAAAGGCGAATGGTCAAAGCGAGGAATTTGCTTCAAAGGTTGCTGCTGACATTGCTGTCACTCGAAATGGTGGCACTGTAGAAGTGGTAAGAAAGAAAGCTAGCTAGCTTGCTTGAAGCGTCAATGAACTCTAAACTGCACTAAATACCCCGAGGCTGTGCTGCGGGCCGCTCGGATAGCTGCGTGCTACCTACGTGACTTATCCGAAAGGCCTTGAGATGGAATTTGAGATTCCGGATGTCAACAACCTCAACCGATACACGGTAACGGCGCTGCGTGACTTGGCTCTTGAGGCCTCCGCTGCGTTTGATGCCTTGCGTGACGTTCTGACACCCGAGACAGCTACCGATGAAGACATTGAGGACTTGGATGACCTCAAGACCTTCATGCTCGCAGTCGACCAGGAAATGTCTTCCCGCAAGGACCGTCTCGCCCGCTTCAACGCTCTCGTCACCCAGAACGATGACGAAGAGGACGAGGAAGTTGACGACGACGAAGAGGAAGAGGCGGCACCTGCTGTTGCGCCCAAGCGCAAGCGTGCCGCTGAGATGAGTGCTGCTGGCACTTCTACCGCCGTTGCGACTCTCGAAAAGGCACCGCCCGTGGAGAAGATTCCGGGGGTTGCCGAGATCGCCACCGCCAACCCGCAGGTCCTAGTTGGGGAAGTCGTTACCAACGACGCTCTTCAGCCTCAGTTCCGGATCCTCGCCGCTGCTGACACTGGCTTCGCCGCTGGTGCTGAGCTTGACGGCTGGCTTGACGTTGCTCGCGCCTTCGTAGCCCGTTCCCACACCCACAGCGGTGGTACTGCTCAGCAGTCGACAGTCGCCACGATCAAGCGTGAGTTCTCCAATGAGATGTCCGTCAGCGATGGCGACGATGACATCTCGATCATGAAGAAGATTGACTTCGTCCGGGACGAGACCCGTCTACCGGGTGGATCACTTCTTGCTGGCGCCGGCTGGTGTGCCCCGTCCGAGACCATCTACACCACCTGCAACCAGATCACGACAGACGGAATCCTGTCTCTACCTGAGATCGGTGCACGGCGCGGAGGCATCCGGCACAACCAGGGCATCCAGTTCGACACCATCTTCGGTACTGGTACCGGCTTCAACATCCTGACTGAGGCACAGGTCATCTCCGACACAACCAAGACCTGTGTGGCGATTCCCTGTCCGTCATTCATTGACGACCGGCTCAAGGTCTCGGCCCTCTGCTTGACTGGCGACATTCTGCAGAACCGTGGCTACCCCGAGTTCGTGAGTGAATTCGTGCAGGGTGCTATTGCCGCTCAGGCGCACAACGTCAACCGGCAGATCCTCGCTGACATCGTCACCGACTCCACTGCGGTCAACCTGAACTGTGCTCCCTGGGTAACTGACAACTCTGTGGTTTCACAGGTCATGTCAGCTGTCGAACTTGCCACCGTCGACATCCAGTACCGGTTGCGGCTGCAGCGGGACCAGACGATTGAGTTCGTCTTCCCGTACTGGCTCAAGGCGCAGCTACGGGCTGACTGGATCCGTCGTAACGGTCCCATGGACCCGGATCTGACTGACGCCATGATCGATGGTCTGCTCCGGACCCGTCACGCTCGCGCCCAGTGGATCTATGACTGGCAGGACTCCTTCACCAGCGTTGGTGTTTCTGGTGGTCCGTTCCCTGGTTCGGACGTTCCGATCTGTGCACTTCCGCTCAGCGTCAACTTCCTAGCCTTCCCGGCTGGAACCTGGGTGGTTGCTCGCCAGGACGTCATCCGGCTCGACACCATCTACGACAGCACCAACCTGGCCACCAACAAAGTGACCCAGCTGTTCTTGGAGGACGGCTTCCGAGCTATGCGCTTCTGCCCCGTTAGCCGCGTCTACACCATTGCAATCTGTGCAAACGGTAAGACCGGTCTCCAGCGAGACATCACTTGCTAATAGGCCTCATCTGGGGCTGGGTCCTCCCGGCCCAGCCCCATTGAGCCTGAGCTGGAGGAGGAGCAGTGGCAGCACTCAATGGCCCGGTATATGTCCCGGCGCCCAATCCTGTGGTGCCACGGTACGGGCTGTTCTCCGCTGCTACCGGACCCTTGGACCTTCCGGCCCATGCCCGCCAAGGCGGACTGCAGTACGAGCTTTCTACGTGCGCACTGCCCTTGGGTTACACGGTTGCCTGCATCGAATCCCATGCTGCAAAAGCCGTCAGCGGAAGCGTCGGCACTGTAACCGCGACCCCGTTCGTGGTCTATTCGTCCATCAACTGTTCCCCAGTCGGCCTGGCCAACTGGGGACAAGAGCGCGTTCAGCAGCTCCTGTATCAGCAACTTGTTGCCGGTGAACAGGCCACTGTCGAGCGACTGTTCTCAGAGTCCACGTTTGGTTTATCCCCCGGCTTAGGGGGAGCCACACCAGCAGCTCAGAACCTGGGCAACGTCGGCGGTATCGTCCGTGCCTTTGGCACCTTGGAGTCCTGGCTGTATGCCAGGTATGGAATCCCTGGTGTCATTCACGTACCGATGCTCGCAGCGTCGTATGTCAAGGGTGCGCACCTGGTGGAGCAGGATTCTCCGGTCAGTCCTTGGCGCACAGCTCCTAAGAGCGTGGTCTCCTTCGGCAACTACGCCGGCACTGGTCCAACTGGCCAGGTACCGGCCGCTGGTGATACCTGGATCTACATCACTGGTCAGGTGGCCGTGTGGCGGACCCCAGACAGTGAGCTGTTCGTTCCATCTATGGGTCAGATCATCAACCGGAGTACGAACGTCCTGAACATTGTGATGGAGCGTGAGTACGTCGTCAGTTATGACTGCTACATAGCCGCTGTGCAAGTGACCCTAACCAATACGGATACCTAATGCGTGAGTACATGGTGATCTCAGCACCTGAGGACCTGTTACCTCAGGTGCTGAGAGAGCTATTGGAAATCGCAGCAGATGCCAATTTCGTAGAAGTAGTTGCCGGTGACGTAGGGCGTGTCATTCATGTTCATCCCGAGGTAGCGGAAACCTGGTACGCCAAGGTGACCGAGGCACAAGAAAACAACTCAGCAAAAACTCACTCCGCTTCTAATGGCGAGGAGCCGTAATGACCGCAGTATGTTTCGCCCCGTTTAGGGTTCCTCGTGTTCGCATCACGAAGCTGAACTCCTGTGGCCAGGTAGTTACTGGTTCCTGCTCACAGGTCGTGACAGACGGCATCATCTCCATTGAGATGACCAAGAACTATGAGGACCGGCAAGAGTTCTTCATCAAGAATGCGGACGGTCAGTTCTGCGTACGTGAGACCGTTCCCCCGATCCTGAAGTGGATTGACCTGGTCTTCACCTTCTGCAATGTGGACCCGGACATAGTCAATCTGATGGCAGCCGAGCCGCTGTACACGTCAGACGATGCTGCTGCGACAAAGATTGGTTGGTCCACGGCTGAGGACTCGGTCAACAACGTCAACTTTGCCTTCGAGGGCTGGACCCGACTCTCTGGTACTGGTGTTCCGTGTACTGGTGGTACTGAGTACGGATACGTGCTCTTCCCCTGGGTCATTGAAGGAACCATCGGTGACATGACCTTGGAGAATGGCGTCGTCAACTTCGTCGTCAACGCCCGGACCCGTAGCCTGTCTCAATGGGGCACTGGCCCGTACAACGTTGACCTATCTGACGCTGCCGGTACCTTGAACAACCCGATTCGAATGCTGACACCGATCGCTTCAAACCAGCATCATCGAATGTTCATCACTCGCCTAGGCGCCACCAGCAGCCTCTTGTGGCTGTGCTGCGGTCTAGCGGGAATAATTGAAAGGTCAATTATCAGGGAGGAGGCCCGGATAGATGAGCATTCAATCCGGGCCTTGCACCTGGCCTGATCTGACCCAGCTCTGTTGCCCTGACTGGGACACGGTCGATCCGGAGATTCAGACTCAGGCGCTGGAGTACGCGAAGCTGTTTGTGTGGGCGGCTACCGGGCGGCAGTTTGGTCTCTGCCAATTGACCGTTCGCCCCTGTGGTCGCCAGTGCAGCAATTGCCCGTCCGGGTGGTACTGGGATGGCTTCGGTGGCTGGATACCGTACATCTTCAACGGAGAATGGAAGAACTGCTGGTGCGGTTCTTCAGGCGGCTGTTGCACCTGCGAACCTGATTGCCAGGTGTACCTGCCCGGACCAGTGAGTTCCATCGTCAGCGTGACGGTTAACGGCGCATCACTGCCCGTCTCTGGATCTGAGGGTTTCAACTATTTCGTATTGGACCAGCAATGGCTGGTACGGACTGATACAGCGGCGTGCTGGCCGTTGTGCGCTGACCAGAACCTAGGACCAGGAGACCCTGACGCGTTCGAGGTCACCTACCTTCGCGGCAAGGAGGTACCGACAGCTCTGGCTCAAGGCACAGCATCCTTAGCTTGTGAATACGCAAAAGGCCTGCATTGGGGCTCCCTGTCGTCTCCCCCAACGTGTGACTTCGATTTCCCGGCAAGGCGTAACAATCTCTGTCGCCGATATCGACTCAGTACTCCGTAATGGCTTGTCAGGATTATGGGAACTGGATCAACTGATCATGGCCATTAACCCGTATGGTCTGAAAGGAAGAACCAGATTCTATAGTCCGGACCTTCCGGAGCCTCGACAGGTCACTTGGCCATAAGGAGACGGCATGCCCTTTAATGATGCCTCCAAGAACGTAATGCTGGATTCACTGGATGAGAGCGTCACCCAGATCACGCACATCGCCATCTTCACGTTGTCAGATCCAGGCACTGGTACCAACGCCAACGCAGTGGAGGCCACAGGCGGGGCACCGGCCTATGCGCGCCAGGCCGTGACTTGGGGTGCTGCCGCAGCCGCACTGAAGTCCAACACCAACACCATGACATTCGACTTGGCGGCTGGAACGTACGGGTACTACGGGTTCTTCAATGCCAGCTCCGGTAACTCTGGAAATTACCGGGGATACGCTCCGTTCGGTGGTGCCATTAAAGGCTTCGGTGCAGTGGACGCAGCTGGCGTAACCAGCAACACCATCACCAGCTCAGCACACGGTCTCGTCAACACCGACCGGGTAATGGTGTTCAACGTCCTGGCCGAGAGCCTTCCTACTGGTCTCACTGAAGGAACCATTTACTTCGTAGTGGGCGCGACCACCGACACCTATCAGGTGAGCCTGACCTCCGGTGGTGCAGCTGTTGATATCACTGCTGTCGGTGAACTGTTCCAACAGAAGGTGGTTCCAGAAACCCTTGCTGGGCAAGGACAGATCGTGCTGTCCAGCGGAAACCTGACCCTTGATCTAACCGGGATGTGAGCCATGCTTGGCGGACTTGGCTACACAAAAACTCTTGCGGCAGCAAGGTCAGATGGTGCCGCGCTCGCAACATTCACTACTGCGGTTACCGCGCTACCGTCGCATGCCCGTTTCCCGATGGACCCAGCAGACTGGTACGAGGGCCGGGTGTTGTCGGTTAAGTGGGCTGGCCGTATCGGCAACGTGGTGACTTCTCAGCCAACCTTCACATTCCAATTCCAGCTAGGACCGACATCCAACATCACCGTGTTCACCACGGGTGCTGTGCTCACATCAACCACAGCTCACACCACGGTGCCAGTCTGGGGTGAATTCCTGCTTACCTGTAGGGCATTGGGCGCCAGCACCTCAGCCAACCTTATGGGCCAAGGCTGGGTTGCTTCACGTGCGTTTCTCGATGCTGGTGCTACCGCCGATATCACTACGCTGGGTCACCCGTTCCTGATGGCCCCAGAAACCACACCAGCTGTTGGTACTGGTTTTGACTCCACCGTGGTCAACGTGGCGGACTTCTTTGTTGCTTGCTCAGCCTCCAGCGGTTCCAACACATTCCAGCTTCATCAGTACGTACTCCAGGATCTCGGCGCTTAGGGGGCGAATATGGCCCGTGGCGCCGCAGTACGTCCGGGTCCTCCTGGAGTATGGCCGGAGTTCATGCGCGTCCAGCGCTTCCTGCCATTGGACGTAACGACAGACTCTCTATCGGCTGACTCCACCGATGGCGCTGCTGCCTATGGCGTTGCTTCCCTAGTCGTATTTCCAATCGGCGTAGCCGCTGCCGGAGCATCTTCACAGGGCACCGCGAGCAAGGTTGTCTCCTTAACTGGCACTTCTGTAGCCGGGGCATTGGCCCGAGGCACAGCCGCAAAGACCGTTTTCTTGGCTGGATCTTCTGTTGCTGGCGCACTGGCCCGAGGTACCGATACCAAGGTTGCCTTCCCAGCCAGCAGATCTGTTGCCGGATCCTTGGCACGAGGTAGCAGCCTAGTTGTTCTGATTCCACCAGCAGGATCCAGCGTCGCCGGTAGCTCATCCTCTGGCACCGCTGCCAAGACAGCATTCTCCCGTGGTACCTCGATAGCCGGTTCATCTGCCAATGGGACAGCTGCTAAAACAGCTTTCTCCAGTGGCACTTCTGTAGCCGGAGCATTAACGCAAGGTATTGCAATAAATTCATTTTCGCCGCCAACACCAATTGGTTCTAGCGCCATTGGATCGTCGGCTAATGGAGCTGCTTCAGCAAAAGTGTTCCCGGTTGGAGTATGTGCAGCTGGGGCATCGTCACAAGGAATCTCCGGTACACCAACCCCACCTATTATGGTCTCTGGAACTTGTTCTGGTGGGGCGACAGCATATGGACCGGTTGCTCAGCGGAGGAATGAGATGGATGAAGCTGATCTGATCGTCGGTCCATTAATGAACACGATCCTTTCCTGCCTATGTGAGCAGGCTGCTCGGGCACCCAACCCGCCAGCGATCTGTTGCTTCCGGGTAGGTGTCGAAATCCCCCATGATGCCGGTATCAACGAAGACCAGTGCTGCGAAGGAATCGGCTATGTGGCTTTGGGCGATACCTACCCGTCGGCCGTGTCGTTCCCTGAGCAAGACATCATCCGACAGGCGGACGCCAAGTGCACCTTCCCCACCTGGGCTCAAGTGTTCAAGCTCGGACTCATTCGCTGCGTTCCGGTAGGGCACTATCTACAACCCCATTGGCTGCGATGAATGGAACGCGGCAGCTGTTCAGAATGTCTATGACTCAGCAACATTAAGACGGGTGGCTTGCTGCATTCGCGACTACATGAAACAGGTAGGAGGACAACTGCTGGGGATGTCCACCGTGGTCGAGCGACAGATCCAGTCGACTCCCCAAGGTGGATGTGTAGAACGATCAATGACAGTCACGATCCAGATTCCGAACTGCGACTGCTAATGGCCTACCGAGTCAAGGTCTTCAAGGCGACCCTCTCAATCCAAGCCGGCATCATGTCGGCTAGGAGGTTGCGTCGCGTCATTGACGATGTCCACGACAGCGCGAGGCTCGGTGCAAGCCGAGGACCTTACTCCCATACCAAGGCATTGGAGGCCAGCATCGAGAAGGCTGGCCCATATTTCACTGGTATCGGTGTCACGGGAAAGGTGTTCTCCCGACTCCCATACGCCGCATCAGTGGAAGGAGGAGCCAAGATCCACCCGATCTTTCCCAAGGGAGAACCGCACATCTACCGGTTCGGGGATCGCACACCAAGACTGTTGAAATTTGTCTGGCATGGGAGAACGGTATACACACCGCACGTACCAATGGCACGGAGCACAATCGGCCGGTCGCACCCCGGTCAAAAAGGGCAAGCACTTCCTCCGTAACGCCGCAATCAGAGCCGCGCTCAAGTGGCAGATGAAGTTCATTCCACGCTGATCTGGTCGTACACTGGCCGCCATGACTACTCCTGAGATTGCTATCCCGGACGAAACTGCCCGGGAAACACGAGTCGTTGAGGTCAGGGGGCGCAGTATTGTCATCCGTGCCCTGCTAGAGACCCAGCTACTGCTCATTAACCATGAGGCTCAGATCTTGCAGCGCGATGATGTCCCTAACCAGCGCAAGATGAAAGCCATGGAGCGGATGTTTACCGCGCTCGTGTCTTTGGTTGTGCAGCCTACCGACCAGGAATTCCTAGAAGATCTAATGGCTGAAGGTTCCCTGGATCTTCGGGAACTGGTCGTGTTTGCAACGAGCTTCTTCAACGAGCCGGAACAAGCCCCGAAGGTGCGACGTGGCAGGCCGCCGAAGCGTACCCCGGCCTAGTAGAACGGCCCTTTCTCCTTCCTCGATTCTGCCGGCCGAGGGCACCGGTAACGCAGGAAGCTATACCGTTCCCAAGCTCAATAAAGATCCCGTCAGCTCGATGGCCCTGTGCCCGACGACGGTCCGGATTGCCGATAAAAGTATCGAGGTACCCGCGTACGCAGCAGTGGAGTGGCTGCACTACTTGATGCGGCCGACACCGGATTTTGATGGCATCTTCACTGATCTGATCCCTGAGATCGAGGACATCTTCTACGAGGATGAGCGCCCACTTGAAGGGATGTACCAGCTATGTCTGGAGATCATTGAGACGGTGTCAGCCCACCCATGGTGGGTTACCTTCCGGCTGATCGGAGTAGCTCAGCATCACTGGGACACGCTAGGGCCGGAGCTGATGTTCCATGGCGTTGATGCTTCTCAGATATCCCTTGGTGCGTGGCTGGACGCAGTTCTCGTGCTTGTCCTCCGGAACATGGATCCTAAGCACATCACCATGTTCACTATGCAACTAGAAATAGCACCGACAACTAGTCTGTTTTCGCCTGAACCAGACCCCAACGCGGATCCCAACGAATTGCCGCAGCTAGAGACCAGCCGCGACGTCTTCCTTTCAATGGGAGATTAGCTACAATACTGAACTAGTGGCGCCTCCCTTGATTGCCCACTAGCCGTGCAATGTGCGAAGGGTGGTGGCCGCGTTGACTTTTCCTGGGGAAGCAGTTGGCGAGGTCGTCGCCAATCTCCGAATCAGTGATGACTTCGTCGTTGCCGATACCGAGAAGGCTCTCCACGAAGCCGGTGCGGCCAGTGAACCCAAGCGTGCCGCCAAGGACATTGGCGAGGAATGGGGGCGTGTCAGCTCCGAGTCCTTCGGCCGGAGGCTGGGTCGTGAGGGACCAAGCATTGCCCGTGAACTGGAGCAAGGACTCCGGGGACGACGGATCCGGCTACCGGATATCGATGGAAATGAAACAGGACGTCGCTGGAGCCGGAGCCTGGGAACGGGGCTCGCTACTGCGGTAGCAGGATCATCCTTCTTCAACAACATCGGCCGGACCATCTCAGATGCGATCGGCGCTGGCTTCAACGTGTCCGGCCGCTCACCGCTGATCACGCTGATTCTGCCGATCATCGGTGCCATTGTCGCCCTCGTCCTAGCCGCTGTTCACGGTCTCCATGCACTGATAGCACTGCTATACGCAGTGCCTAATATTCTCTTTGCCATTGGAGTCCAAGCCGGCGTTTTACTCCTAGTTTTCCAAGGAGTGGGCCAAGCGATAACCACTGCATTCCAAGCGAAGAATGCTCAAGAACTTAAAGAAGCATTAAAAGGTCTTAATCCCCAGTTAGCTTACTTCGTTAAGACACTGTTGCCAATTAAAGATATTTTTAAGGATCTACAGGGGATAGCTCAAACGAACTTTTTCGGTGCCTTTGACTTTGGTGGTAGCAATCCCATCATAGACCTGTTTAAGGGACTGACGAGCTTGCCTAGGGTGATTGCTCAGGTAGCTAATCAGTTTGGCTATCTCTTTCGAGGGATCTTTGAGTTTTTTGCTTCACCGTTGTTTGATCAGTTCTTCAGGAAGATGGGCGATTCCATAGTTAGGTTCCTGAGAGGATTCGAAACAGGAATTAGAGATCTACTTCTTGGCCTAACCAACTTCGGTGTCGCACTGATTCCGTTTGCCGATAAGGTTGGTTCCGGATTTAACAAGCTACTTAGCACTATTGGCGGCTGGCTTACCAAGCTTTCCAATGACGAAGACTTCCTGAACTGGCTAGACCGGGCGATTGGTGTGCTTGGTCTGTTGCTGGACCTCGGCTATGCCATCGTCCAGTTCTTCATGACCCTGGCTCAGGTTCTCGATGAGACAGGCACAGGCGACCAGCTCCTGATCCAGCTCAAGGAGTTCATCCAGATTCTGTCCTTCCTCATGCAGACCGAGGGTGGAAAGAAGGCCATAGAAGGGCTCGTCCACGCAGCGCTGATTCTTACCGCTGCATTCGTTGGGCTAGTGATAATTGTTGGCTTTGTACTTGCCTCCTTGGAAAGCTTCTTCGAGTGGCTCCGGTACACCGCTTGGCCTTGGCTTGAAGAGAATGTACCGAAGATAGGTGCCATCTTCTTGGCGCTAATAGATAACATCTTCGGGATCATTGGAAAGATCTTCACACTGTTCCCTGAACTTCTTATGTGGATTGGGACAAAGCTTGCTGAAGGATTGTTGTGGCTTTGGAATAAGGTTAAAGACTTTTTCACCCAAACAATTCCAGAGAGCCTTACAAAATGGACATCTGGATTCGGAGGCTATCTGGTTGAAGCTGGAAAAAACCTTGTAAGAGGTTTGATTCGGGGCATGATGTTCATGAGCGGCGACCTCGGCACCGCAGCTGGAGTCCTGGCGTTCATCATCAGAATGAGGTTCCCTCATTCTCCTGCGGAAGCAGGTCCCCTTTCCGGAGAGGGTGACCCTTACTACTCTGGCCAAGCCATAGTAGAGCGACTCAGCTCTGGTATGACTTCAATGTCTCCATTAGCTGCCTCCGTGACCAATGACGTTATGAACTCCATCAACAATGTTGTACGGATGGCTACTCCGGTACAACAGGCAGCTGCCACCCCAGCAGCTCCAGCTGCTGCAACCGATCAACAGCCACAGATCATCAACGTAGGAGTGCGTATCGGGGACCAAGACATCACGGACATGGTTGAAGTTGAAATCTCCAAGGTCATGAGGATATTCAGCCAGCAGCTCCTGTATGGGACGAGGGCAGCCTGATGCCAATCATCAACGCGTACCCGTTCCCGAGCTTGGGCCGTGTCCTGGTTCAGGTGAACTGGGCTGATGTGGACTGGGTAACCTGCGCCAGAGTCATCCGTACCACGGTCTCTACCGGAGCTACTGCTCCACTGAGGACATACATCAACCCTTGTTCGGAGCTGGGTGAGTATCAGGGATTGTCTGGTGGACAAGCCATCTTCTGGGACACGGAGATGCCGTTTGACACTCCGTTCTTCTACACCACCGACGGTGGAACAATCACCAGTTCCAACGAAATCTTCGATGACTTCGCACGCACTGTTTCCGACTCCTGGGGAACTGCCAACAGCGGGCAGGCTTGGACCTTTGCCGGCGGTGTCGGCACAGAGTATGACGTGAACGGAACGCAAGGCACCATGGTCCTTGCCGACACTGCTGCCAGCAGAAACATGAACATGACCACGGTCAATGTTCTGAACCTCAGCGTGTTCATGTCGTTCACTGCACCAGCAACAGCCACAGTGGCCCCGTACACAGTCGCGACCGTACTGCGGCGTCAAGATGCTAATAACTGGTACGAGTTCCTGGTATCGATGACAACGGCCGGGAACGTCGACATATCCATCGCCGAAGACGTAGGTGGAGCTATATCAGCATTGGTGGCCGCTAGCAGTGTTGCTACCTATGCTCCTGGTTCCATTTTCAACACCAGGTTTGAAGCCTCTGGGTCAACCTTACGGGCAAAGATCTGGCTTGCAGGGGCAGCGGAGCCTGATGCCTGGTCACTGACAACTACTGACTCCACGCTCAGCGGCGGACAGATCGGTCTTCGGGCGCAGCGTCTAGCTGGTAACACCAACGCCGGCCTTACCGTTCCCTTTGAACTGCTCGCGGTAACAGTTAACGATGACCCGAGCGCCATCACTGCTTCCACGGGCAGTATCACGCTTGCTAGTAACGGGAAGTTCTGGCTCCGTGATCCCGTTCGCCCATGCCACGACAAGCTTGTTGGGCTCTTGTTCCCAGACACCACCCTCTGTGATCCGACCGCTGGCATTGTGTTCCAGGCCATGGACGTCGAACGGTATGACGCTAACGCCATCCTGGTCAATCCGACCAATTCCAAGCGGCCGATCCCAGTAAATCGTCAACGTCGTGATGCCAGCTCCACGCTGCATCTGATCAGTAAATTGTTTACAGATCGCGACGCATTGATCACCTTACTAGATCCTGGCTCACCACTATTCTTCGAAGGACCGCCTCAGTACGGGATACCTGACCGGTACATGGCCATTGCTACAACCAGCATTGCCAGGATCCTTGACGATCATCGTAGGCAACCTCGGCTTATTGAGATTCCGTTTACAGCTGTCGACCGTCAAGTCGGTACCACCGAAGGAATCTGCGAAGCCCAGTTCGCGCAGCAGTGCGCTGTCTATGGCACGTGGAATGCTATGAACGCTGCCAATGTGACTTGGACTGACATCATCATCGGAGTCGGCGGGGGCGTTAACCCTGGCTTCCGTGACTGGATTGACGTTGAGAACGGGTTCGCTAACTGGCTTGCTGTGGAGAACCATGGCACCTGGGGTCAACTGAAGACAGGTGCCTGATGCTCGAAGGTGGAACTGATCTCCTGTATCGGCAGGCTCTGGCTTCTGGATTTGAGCCACTGCTTGAAGTACAGGTATGGCGCGAAAATGAACAGCTTGAAGATGATCTGATCATTATGAGTGGTGGTGTCTCAGCCACGTTGACTTCACGCGTCTCCAGGACATGCACGCTCACGTTGCACGAGGACCTGTATCCGGTTGAATCTGATGGCTTGCTTAATCCGTACACTGACCGACTGAAGATCTACAGCGGAATCAGGTTCGCTGATGGCGAGGAATACAGATGGCAGGTGTTTCGGCGGGCGGATCACTCGGGTCCAGATGAATTCCGGCCAAGGAACGTGCACTGTTGAAGCATCTGATCGTGCGTATGAGGTACTAGGTGCTGCCTTTTCACAGCCCGAGAACAGTACCTTTGGAGCAAACGTCTTAACTGAATTCAAGAGACTAGTGTCGGATGGAGTCCCGGACGCGTTTTTTGGCACCAGTGACTCCTTCTTTGAAACAATGCCTAGACTTACCTGGGAACACGATCGATCTCAGGCGCTAGATGAAATTGCTACTTCCTGCGGTGCGTTTTGGTACCCACTAGCTGATGAACAGTTTGTTTTACGAAGGTATCCATGGACCGTGCCAGGGGATCCAGTAATAACGTTCTATGATGACGATGATGGAACTATTACTACCAGCACGGTTACTAGAGACCGGACAAATATCTTTAACCAGATTACCGTTACCGGTGAACGGTTAGATGGAACAGCACCGGTTTACGGCACAGTCTCTGACCTAAACCCATCATCAGCGACATATACGCTGGGGCCGTTTGGGATCCAGAACAAGCTCATAAAGCTGAACACACCAGCTATCCAAGACACTGCTATAGATGCAGCTAATGCATACCTGCGCCGGACAACAGCTTTAACTGAATTCTGGAGTTTTACCTGTGTTCCGGATGCTTCATTGGAGCTTGGAGACGTTATCACGATAAACGCCATGGGTCGGACCAATGTGAGGCAGGTTGTAGCATCGATGAACATACCTCTAGGTGTTTCGGGGGATATGGGCGTGACATGTAGAGCCCAAGTTATTGGTGAACTGGAGGGAGTGTAGTGGTAGCTACTACCTCACTTGGCTTGGAGTATCAGCAAGGCACTGACCGGCCTTGCGACGCTCCCGATGTATGGTGTGACTTTACCGAAACCCTTGAGGGACTGCTCGTACCTATTGACGACATCGCGGGGCGGATTTCGCCATCTATCCCTTGCGCTAAAGTCAAGCGAACAACAGCTCTTTCCGTCAACGATGCAACTAACCCATTTGGTATCCCTGTGGCATGGGACTCAGTTATATTTGACACGGACGGAATGGTTGATCTTACTAATTCTCAATTTGAAATAAAACCGACCCGTAGTGGCACATATTTCGTGGTCAGTACCATGGTCGCTTCACTGAATGGCGTTACAACAACTAGTGCCACATTGAATATAATTGTCTCTGAATTTTCAACCAGTCCCTTCTTCTCATCTGGAACAAGTGCTCAATGGCTTGATCAATGCCCAATGCTAGATACTGCTGGTTCTGCATACTACTGGAGAATTGGCGTAGCTCATATCTACAATCCTTCGACCTTCAAGTTTGGCTACAGCGTTTTTGTGGGTAGCAATGCCAGTTTGATCCTCACAGCAACAGATATCACACTCTCCGTTTATTGGATCAGTGATGTTGTATGAACTTCACTGACATTCTCCGGCTCCCGTGTCCTGGCGATAACGACTACGCAGCGCTGCCCATCTACATGCAAAGATTGGCTGAGGAAATCGAGGCCAAGATACTTGCCCAACGAGCAGCTATTGCTTTAGAGACTAACCCTCCAACTCTTATACAGCTTGGACCGAACGCTGCTATCGGACCTTTTGGAACGGCTTCTATTTTACAGTTCTCACTCTCAACGAATTCCACTATATTCTCTAACTACACATTAAATCCACCCGGGCCATTTGGAGATCAACCGCGACTGTCATCACTTAGCGGGACTACCTTCAACTCATCTGGCGTCTGGCATCTTGGATTCGCAGTAATTGCGTTTGTTGCCGCAGGTGCAGTTACTAACGATTCCAATCGACTAGTTAGGGCGCAAATAGGGAAGCAAACTCCATCAGGAACCGTAACGGTAGAATCCTTTGGCCGGCGTGTAAACGCTGAAAGCACAATTGCTACAGAGTATTTTACAGGCCAAACAACTGTCCTGATCGATAACGAATTCACAAAATACAACATTGACATGGTGCTAACACACGCTAATGCTGCTTCTAACATGACAGTCCCAGTTAATGGGTTGTTATTCTGGTGTACGCGGCTCGGGTCTGCAGAAAATATCGAGGTACTCTAATGCCAGGTCAAACTCCCGTATTAGGTATTCGGTACCCTCTAATTGGGGAGACTGTGGATGCCACATCATTTGCTAACTTTGCCAATGATGTCAACTCCGCAGTAGCCGCTACACAGGCACTGGCAACTGGAGCAGTTAACAGGAAAGAGTGCCTGGTTCCTATTGTCGTAGGACAATCAGTTACGGTAGCTGTAGAAACTACACTTACTTTTACAAATGTCGAGACCGCACCAGCCTTTGCCCCATTTCGCGACAATGACAACATGTTCAATCCAGGTTCGCCGACTCAAATTACTATAAATACTTCTGGTGTGTACATGGTTGTGTCACGAGACTTGTGCATTGACACGTTCGCAACAATGGTCTCAATCAGAAACCTAATCTACAAGAACGGCATTGCTCAGTTTGGAGAGCGTCGAAACGAACAGAATGGGTCAACTACTTCCATGGTGGAAACGGTCCAGGCACTTCTTCGTTGTGAAGTTGGGGACATAATCACTAACAGAGTCTTATGGAATGGAACTGGAGGACCAGGAGCAGTAGGTAATTTTACTTTTCCGGGGTTCCAAGTATATCGAATCTGCCCACTGTAAGGGATACACCAGATGCCCACTAACACTGCCGACCAGGCCATCCCCCTTCCAGTGGATGCTGATACTGCTGATGCGCCTGTAGCGTTCACTAACCAGACGGCAGTTATTGAAAGCCGGCTGGTCAAGCGGTACACCAATGCAGCCGACCGCACAGCCCGTAATCCGAGCCCCACTGCTGGGGAAAAGTGCTACCTCACTGCCGAAGCTCAATGGCATCGGTGTGTAACTGGTGGTGGCACACCCGTTTGGTGGGAAGATCACCCACTCTGGGTCCGGAAGTCCGCCGAGGCGCAGGTTGCCAACAACACCACCGTGTTCGTGGTCGATACCCACCTGCTGCTGCCTATGCAGGTAAACGCTCGCTATGAGCTATATGGATATTTTCAGTGGGACTCGGGAACTACTGGCGACATCAAGTTTGACTGGACCGGGCCAGCTGGCTTTACCATGCCACTTTGGGGCATCACCGCACCTGATACCGCACTCGCATTCAGCAACGGCTTCTCTGCAGCTGCGGGTACAGCCATCGCTCGTGGTGGCGCCGGCATCGGTACCTTTGTCGCCGGTATCCTCAACGGCAGCGTCCTTACCGTTGGTACAGCGGGGAATCTTCAGTTGCGCTGGACACAGAATGCTGCTGAAGCGGTAAACACTCGTCTGAAGACAGAATCCTGGATCAAGCTAACTCGGGTGGGCTGATGACTGGACCTGATCAGCTACTTGTTGCTTCACTCGCGAATGCGCCGGCCACACCAGGGACTGGTACTGATAACACAGTCCGGGTTGGCACAGTTTCACAGGTGTATCCACTCATTGTGTCATTGCAAGGTGGATCTGTAGTTAGACCTGGAATCGTTTGGGGATCAACTGTTGGTGTCGGCGAAACAGTAGCTTTGCTCCGTCAAGACAACACATGGTTATGTTTGGGCAGTATTTTAACCGCATCAGAGCCTAGAAGTGTGATTGGTGCTAACACACTAATTGGCTTTGGCGGAGTTAACTCTGGCGGTGCAGAAGTAGCTATAGCTTCAGCAAGCTATACAACTGAGCCTACTATGGACTTCAGCCCTCAGAGAATATTTCGATGCCACCTTGCCGGCATGCTCAATAACTTGTCCGCTGGTAACGACTCAGGCGATCTAATCCGAATTAGAAAGGGAACAGCAACAACCGTAGGAACACTGCTTTATGCATGGCGGCAAGGAGTAAACAGCGTTGCAGGTATAGGTGACTTTTGTAGTGTTGAATTTATTGGTTACTGGAAAAATTCTAGCGACAATGTTATTTCAACGAAACTTACTATAAGTCATCAACGTACAAGTGGAGCTGCAGTTACTAACCTATCAAACCTTAACGGTATTGGATCCGGAGGGCTTTGGGTAGAAGACTATTGTTCAATAACCGAACGACCTGATATCGCAGGAACTTGTGTATCGATACACACTTAAAAAGAGGAGAGATCAAATTGGGCACTGGACTTGTAGACATAGACGATCCAACTAAAACTGAATTAACTATTGAACAAGTGAAATCACGACTTATAGTGGCCCAACTTATTCCTGTAGCCGTTGAACTTTTGGACAAAGACGGCCAGCCTATTGCTCAACTAAGCGCCGGTTACAGTGCTGACATAGCCGAAAAAATTGCCAGTGTTCGATTGGTAACAGAAGGCGCAGTTACTAAAGCTCCTGGACCAATCGACCCATTCCTACTATAGATTTAGGAGGAATATTGCGAATACTTGTCCTTCCTGCAGATCTCGGTGGATGTGGTTACTACCGTCTCCTATGGGCGGCTGAACATCTTCAGTCCCAGGGTCATGACATCGTCATCGAGCCGCCGGAGGAAGGCACCGGCCTCACGCTCCATCTAGAAGGCTACACGGTCACTGATGTAGTAGCGCCCGAGGCTGATGTTGTTGTCATGCAACGGATTCGCGCACTTCTGGCATCCACAGGCGTTGCCTATCCTCCGGGCCAAAGGCGTGGCCACAGTAATCGATATGGATGACGATCTAACCTGTATCCACCGGGATAACACGTCATACGCCAACTACCACCCACGGTCCAATACACCGTTCTCCTGGAAATTCTCCGAGATGGCGTGCAAGGAAGCCAGTCTCGTCACACTGTCCACCGCCAGTCTGCTGAAGGTGTACGCCAAGCACGGTCGCGGCGCAGTGCTCGACAACTATGTTCCAGAGCGGTACCTAGACATCAAGGTTGATAAGGAGCCGGTATTCGGTTGGGCTGGGATGACGACCTCGCACCCAGGCGATCTACAGGTATGCGGACGGGCGGTGCAGGACCTGATCCAAGATGGATACAGACTTCCGAGTTATTGGCCCACCATCCAAGGTTAAAGCAGAATCTGCGCCTGAATGATGAGCCTGCCTACACCGGCAAGGTGCCCATCGAGAACTGGACCACGGAAATATCAAAGCTTGCTGTCTCCATGTGTCCGTTGGAGATATCACCATTCAATGCTTCTAAGTCCCGGCTGAAGGCGGTAGAAGCAGCTGCTGTCGGAGTGCCCTGGGTCGGCAGTCCACGTACTGAGTACCGGCGATTCCACAAGGAATCTGGAACCGGCATCCTGGCCGATCGTCCAAAGGACTGGTACCAGGCCATCAAAAAGCTCATGGATGATGACTCACTGCGCCAAGAAATGGGTGAAGCTGGCCGGGAGTACATGCGCAGCCAGACCATTGAAAAGAACTCCTGGCGATGGCTGGAGGCGTGGACCAGGGCTTATGACATTCAACGGGGATCAAAAGCGGGTACCCCTGCTACAGTAATTGCATGACGGATCCGGAGCCTGTTGAAGCGGTTTACACCCGGACGGAAGAGTCAATTGAGACCCAGTTCCCTGACCGGGGAGAGGCACCATCCAACGAAATAGTTGTTGATCCAGAAGCTGAGCCAGTGCCTAACGTTGAGCATCCAGAGTAGGTGACCGGTGGCGACATCTATTTGGGTTGGGTATCCGAGGTCCTATACCGCTGGTAGAAGTCGACCAGCTCAATTTGTCACGCTGCACTACACGGCTGGATCCGAAGGCCCGACGTCAGCGGAGAACGGAGCCCAGTACGACAAAGTCCGTACTGATGGCACATCCACTCACTACTTCACTGATTCACAGGGACCAGCTCTCCAGGAAGTTCCTGACGGAGACCGATCACATGCCGCCCTTTATCACGGGAATCAGATCGGGATCCACATCGAGATCTGTGGTACTCGACAAACCCGTGCCCAGTGGCTTGATCCTGTCTCACTGGCAACCCTCACCACCACAGCCGCATTGACCCGAGAGATCTGTATCCGACACGGCTTTGCTATGCGTCGCTTGAGCACAGCGGAGACCCGTGCTGCGTATTTCAATGCACCTGGCAGTCGCCCAACCGGAATCAACGACCACAACGCAATTACCCTAGCTTTCCCAGAGGATGGCGGAACGCATACGGACGTTGGTCCCGAGTTCCCCTGGGATGTTTTTATGCCCATGGTTCTAGAACAGGGAGCGGACCCAATGACGATGCTGTGCAAGCGTGGGGACCAGGGTGATGTCGTTTCAGCGATGCAGTCCCTGATCAAGAAGGCTAATCCCGCACTACTGCCCCAGTTCGGGATTGACGGCGACTACGGCCAGGAGTGCGCAACTGCTTTGGTGACTCTCGGCGTTACCGGTGGCGACGCCACGGGCAACACGTATGGGCCATGGGAGTACGCCGGCCTCTTCGTCAAGGTCGCTCAAGCCAATACTGGTGGCGGCAGCGGTACACCAGGGCCTGCCGGTCCTGCAGGACCAGCTGGTCCTCCCGGTCCCATGGGTCCCACTGGCCCGACTGGTCCCAAGGGTGACAAGGGTGACCCTGGCGACGACGGCGTTGGCGCCCATCACCATGTCACTGCTCCCGGCACCACTGGTTCTGCGGTCCCCGACTGATGGAGCCTAAGCCGGTATCAGCGCTTCGGATCCCGGCAGCCGATGCGAAGGCCTGGATAAGTTCGACCGGGAAGACGTTGACGATCTACAGCCCGCATGCTCTAGTGTCAGTCGAAATCCACGGCACTCCGGAGCAGATCCAGAGGCTGTTTACCCAACTTCTCCTGGAGGTCACCGACCATGACTGACCGTCTGCGTGGTGCGCTGATCCTGACTCACAACCGGCAGGAACTTCTTGATCAATGCATTGCCGCCATCGCTCCCCAAGTAGACGTGGTTCTGGTCATTGACAACGCCTCTAGCCCGCCAGCTGTGGTACCAAACTTCGTGCACCTGCTGAAGGTGCCCGATCAGCCACCGAACCTGTCAAACCTGTGGAACCGTGGCTTCCAGTACTTCGAGCGCTACCGGAAGTGGAACTACCCCGACGAGGGACGCCCGGATCCTGGCCTCGACATCGCGATGCTGTGCGATGACGCCATCGTTCCTGAGGGCTGGTTCGCGGCTGTAACCGAGGGCATGCGGCTGACCGATGCTGCCACCGGATGCTCGAATCCCTGGGGCACTCAGCATCCCCCGTTCGTCAAGACTGCTCCCGACGGCGATATCACTAACCGGATGATCGGTTGGGCCTGGGTCGTTGATCATGATCGGGAGCCTCTAGCTGACGAGACCATGCGCTGGTGGTATTTGGACACGGACATGGACTGGTGGGCGCGAGCACACGGTGGCTTCGTTATGGTCGGCGGATACTCAGTCCCTAACGTCCATCCAGGCGGCTGGACCAACGCCAAGCCGGAGCTTGGCGGGCAGGTGGCACATGATCGGGCAGCCTTTGCAGCCAAGCACGGGTCTGTGCCCTGGTGAAAATTGTCTACGGGTGCTGCGTTGGGTCGTGGGATCGGCTCCAGAAGTATGTGCTCCCAGTAGTCAAGGACAACCCCTTAATCACCATGACCGGGCAAACGTCTATTGCCAAGGCCTATAACGGAATTCTGGATTTAGCTGTCAGTGGTGAAGCGGCAGCGGATGTCCTAGTCCTGTTACACGATGACTTGGAAATCACCGATCCCCGCTGGGAGGAGAAGCTAGAAAACGTTCTCTCTATGGGGGAGATTGGAATTGTTGGCATAGCTGGTGGCACTAACTGCAATGGATTGCCTGGTGGAACCACAGCCCGATTGGGCATCAACAGACTGATGTCATGCTCCTTGATTTCGGAGTCCGTAGCGGTTTTGCTGATCTCCTTGAAGGAAGCCTGCTAGCAATATCAGCAAAGGGTATGGGCTACCTTTACTTTGACACTCAATATCCTGGGTTCCACGGATACGACGTAGACGCCTGCGCCCAGCTCAGTAATGCGGGGCTCAACGTTGTCGTAGCCGATATTGATACGCACCACCACACCCCGATGGGTTTCAAATCAGAGGAAAGTCATCAAGACTGGTGGAAGGCAGATCAGATCTTCAGGGCAAAGTGGGAGCAGCAATGAGACGCGAGCTATGTGCCGGCTGCAATTCCACACACCTGCGGAAGGTTCTGGATCTAGGTGACTCACCATTAGCTGCGGAGTTCCCGCTCACTCCCCAGGAAGCCGCAACTCAAAATCGGTATCCGCTTGGACTGGTGCGCTGTCATCGCTGCACCTTGGTTCAACTCACTGAGATTGTTCCCGACGATGAGCTATGGGGCGGCGACTACACCTTCTATACCGGCAGCTCATGGCCTGCCGTTCAGCAGCAGACAGAGTATGCCGATGATCTCTTGACCAAGTACGGGCCACTGGCCGAACACCTGACCCTTGAAATCGCCTGCAACGACGGCACCATGCTCAAGGTATTCAGGGACGTGGGCTGTCGGACACTGGGTGTGGATCCCGCACGCGGGCCAACGGCTCAGGCTAAGGCGCTTGGTCTTGATGTCTTAGTGGAAGGCTTTACCTACTCCGTTGCCCAGGACATTGTGGCTAACTACGGGGCAGCCGGACTGGTCATTGCAAACAATGTGATCGCACACGTCGCTGATCTCAATGACTTCATCGCCGGTATCGCCATGGTCCTACTCCCTGATGGCGTCTGCTCCCTAGAGTTCCAGTACCTGCCCGATCTGGTCACGGGTAACCAGATCGACCACGTGTACCACGAGCATCGGCAGTTCTTCTCTCTGCACTCACTGGCTCGTGCACTCAGTCGCCACAATCTGGAGCCGTTCTACGTGCAACAGACTGTGCCGCAAGGTGGTTCGCTCCGGGTTACTGTCGGACACAAGCAGTTCCGGCCAATCGACCAGTCCGTGCGGGACCTGTTGGAAGCCGAATCCTGGCTGCTCGATGAGAACGTGCTAGCAGGGATGCAGGGACGAGCGGATCGGATCCGGGAGAAACTGAGCAGGCTCCTGCTGGATGCTGCGCATGACGGCAAACGAGTCGCTGGCTATGGTGCCTCGGCTAAGAGCAGCACTCTGTTGAACTTCTGTGGCATTGGCCCCGAGCTGATCCAATACTTCGTTGACACCACGCCAAGCAAGCAAGGACGCTACATGCCGGGTACGGGGATCCCGGTTATCAACCCACAGGCAGACAGTCGCTTGCCAGATATCTACTTCCTTGGGATTTGGAACTACCTACCTCAGGTCCTTAAGCAAGAGGCGCGGTTCCAAGGACAGTGGCTCATTCCTATTCCGGTTCCGGTGTTGCTATAGATGAAGATTCTATTGACTGGAGGCACGGGACAGCTGGGCACAGAGTTGCTCAAGCTGCACCGTTACACGGCGCCCACCCACGAGCAGATGGATGTCTGTGACCCGGACGAGGTCCAGCAAACTCTCGACGCGGAGCAGCCGGAGCTGATCCTCCACGCCGCCGCTTTCACGAACACCTTTGGCGCAGACCGGAGCCCGAGCGCAGCAGCTCACTGTTGGCAGGTCAACGTTCTCGGTACCAGGAACCTGGTTAACGCTGCCAAGTGCCCTATCATCCTTATCTCGTCTGAAGCCGTCATTGATCCGTACACCTTCTACATCCTGACCAAGCTCCAAGCTGAGTACGAAGTCCGGCAACATGAGCCTGGCTACAGCATCTTCCGTACCAGCTTCCGTGAGGACCCGTACGAGTATCCGCAAGCCTTCACAGACATGTGGACCATTGGCGATAGTGTCCATGTCATCGCTAAGTTGATCAATGAGGCAGCACACGGACCGCTGGTACCAGGAATCCGATGGATCGGTACTGGCCCTAAGACCATGTACGAACTGGCTAAGCGAACAGTCCCCGACGTTACTCCCGTCCCCCGTAGCGCCTTTGGCTCACGACTTCCCTCGTTAGAGGGACTCCGGCTGTTAAACAAGGACGGTGCTGCAGCATGGTGATGTGGGGTAAGTACAAAGAGAACGGTGTGTGGTGGAGTAAGACCAGTAAATGGCGTGCGATATGGAATCATCATGATGCGCTCTATTTAGCAATTGGCAGGCTCCGCATCCGCATCATGAAAGTACGCTAATGCAACTGATCTGGCGACCGATAACACTTGGCAATGGGCCGGCAATCGACACATCACTAACAGCAGCAGAGACGGCCGAACTACAACGCCTAGCTGCTGATGCTGATGTCCTGGAGATCGGATCCGCGTACGGCTACAGCGCAGTGGCTATGGCTCTAGTTGGCGCCAGGGTACTAGCAGTAGATCCACACCACTGGCTTCCTTCCTATGAGCCAATGATGGCTCACCTCGCGGCCTACGGAGTCGAGGAGCAGGTAGAAATTGCCCGTACTGACTCCTGGACTCTTATGCCGGAGCTGTTCCAAGCTAGACGCAAGTTTGATCTGGTCTGGATTGATGGGGATCACGAAGCTCATACCGTTGCCCACGACGTTGGCCTGGGACGGCTGTTGCTTAAAGAGACCGGTACCTTGGCCTGTCACGACTACGGTGAGGTCACGTGCCCTGGCGTACGACAGGCCCTCGATGCCTGGAAGATGCCGCCGAAGCTAATCGACACCCTGGCTATTTATGGGCCAGGTGAATGGTGAAGGTAGCTGTTATCGGCGGCGGGATCTTTGGCTGCACCATCGCGGTAGACCTTGCCCGAGCTGGCGCCAAGGTAGACCTGTTTGAGGCCAGATCAGACATCCTTATCGGTGCCACTTCACGGTGCCAGGGAAGGCTGCATCGTGGATATCACTACCCTAGAAGTGACAGCACCGCGATAGCCGCGCGAGATGCCTTCTTCAACTTCATGGAGCGTTACCCGGCAGCAATCAGACGGCTCAATCACTTCTACGCCATTGCTCCAGACAGTAAGACGACGCCAGATGAGTTCCTAGCCTTCTGCAATCGGATACATCTCCCTTACAAGATCGTAGATCACCCGTGGCAGCTGCACACTGCTGAGATGTGCGTGAAGGTGCCGGAAGCAATCATCGACTTCGAAATATTGCGCCGTCTGGTGCGCAGTGACCTGGCTAAAGCAGGCGTCACAATTCACGTCAGCCAGCCAATGAAAACAGTCCATGGTTACGACGAAGTGGTTTTCGCTACGTACGGGCAGCCCTGGCCAGAACCGCTGCAGTACGAGGTCTGTGAAATCGCGATCATGGAGCTGGGGCGATACACCCATGACTCGTTCGTTGTTCTTGATGGTGAGTACGTGTCACTGGATCCATTCGGAAAGTTTTATGCGCTCTACGATGTCAAGAACACCGTGCACCACACCAGCGTTGGCTGGATCCCCGAGATACCACCAGGATACGAAGGGCTGCTGTCGCGGGTAGGTCTGCTGAAGACGTCCGTCTCTCGGTTCGATGCCATGGTCGCATCGGCTAGCCGATTCCTGTGGGGACTGGAACCAGGGAGCCAGCACACCAGCATCTACCACGGATCCATGTTCTCCGTACGAGCCGTGCTACCTGATGTCGAGAACACTGATAAGAGACCAACTCTGATTCACCGACAGGGCAACGAAACCAGGATCCTGTCAGGGAAGATCTGTACCGCTGTCACTGCGGCAAAGCAGGTAACCGAGATGTTGGTGGCGGCATGAAGGTATCCATCATCACTCCGACATGGCAGCGCCATCACCTGTTGCTAGGTCGGGCTATTCCATCTGTACAACGGCAGAGTTATACAGATACTGAGCACATCGTTGTCAGCGACGGTCCAGACCCCACATTGCGTGGGTTACTTGCAGAAGAGCCAGTAACGTATATCGAATGCCCAGAGCACGATGATCACAGAATGAACTTTGGCAGCACCGCCAGAAATTGGGGACTGGATTATGCTACTGGGGATCTCATTGCATATCTTGACGACGATAATAGCTGGCGCCCAGACCACCTATCGCTTCTGGTCAAAGCGCTGGAGATTAATCCAGAAGCATCGTTCGCTTACGGGCTTATGATTACCCACCCACATGAGGTTGTCATTGGCACCAACCCGCCTCAGTATGCTGGTATCGACACGTCAATGATCGTGCAGCGGCGCCAGCTTATGGATGTATCACGATGGCCTCATCCAAGCGTGATCCAAGGTGATCAGCATGCACCCGACTGGGCTATTGTCGAAGCTTGGCTAAGTGGCGGTGCGCAATGGATTCATGTGCCACAGGTTACGGTCGACTACTACTTCCCGGGGTGCTGAGATGAGCAAGAATCCATCGGTATCTGTTATCACTCCGGTACACGTAGGTCGGCTAGCTGGCCCAATGCTAAGGATGGCAACGGAATCGGTATACAGCCAGACCCGTCCCGTGGAGGCGCACATAGTAGCCATCGACACCAACCGGGAAGGTGCAGCGGCGACTAGGCAACGTGCCCTGGATTCGGTTACTACGGACTGGGTTGCTTGCTTGGACTCCGATGATGTATTTCTCCCAAAGCACATTGAATGGCTCATGAAGCATGCTCAGGAGACCGGCGCAGATTTTGTCTACAGCTGGTTCAAGGTACTGCAGCAATTCGCCAATGGAACGACACAGATCCTCGAACATGATCCAGTCTTCCCTATCACCCATTACCTGAATCCATTCGATCCTGAAGATCCAATTGAAACTACCATTACGGTACTGGTTCGTACGGAACTGGCAAAGCAGGTGGGCTACAAAGCACTGGATCGTGGGCACGACTCGAACAGTGGCGAGGACCGGCACTTCACCATGGGATGCTTGGAAGCTGGGGCCAAGATCTCGCACCTGGTACGGAAGTCCTGGCTATGGCGTCACCACCAGCTGCCCAACGGACAGCCGGGGAATACCAGTGGACTACCGACAAAGGGAGACTCCAATCTGGCATGGCAGAACGCCAAGATCGTATAAGGAAAGGGGGTAACGATGCCGATTAGTAGAACTCGGGTGGGGCTCCGGATGCGCTACGGCTGGGAGATCGGGACCGTGCCCTTCAGCAAAGTCAACTTTCACCAACCTGACGGTTACCGATCCGACCCAGCTGGCTACGCCTGTATGTGCTGGGACATTCCACTGCACGTACCACACAGCTGGGGCGGCCTGAGCACGGTCAGTCTGCTAGAGGACGGCTGGGTTACCGAGATCGAGCACGGGGAGCTGAAGCTAGGCGACGCTATCGGACTCCTGGGCAGGGAGTCCGTGGATGCTGACGGTGGTGTCGTGGTCATGTTTGAGCGCTGGCTCAATGACGACCGGACTCTTGGCTATGCCATCTGCTGGCAACAGCTCAAAGACACGTCACCGGGGCCGGCACGTCGAGCACGGCCGATTGACTTCCGGTGGCACGCGTACCGGTTCAAAGACATTGTGGATGATGTTGAAGCTGGGATTGAAGCTGGGTAGAATTACCAGCGCCACACTTGTACGTACAACAGATAAGGCCCTGCTTCCTCCAGATGGGGAACCTGGGGCCTTATCCCAATGGCGCAGAAACCGACATCGCCTACTTGTCTAAAGATCACTTTTCTTGAGACGATCAACTTTATGAGGACTGTGTCGTGGCCATTGGCCGTAATGGTTACCGTAGCAATGCTGGTCATCGGTACCACGGCACTGTTTGGTCGAGATGTAGCAGCCGTTAGTGGTGCCATAATTACCGTTCTACTGGCACTTGGAATTGCTGAACTGCGCGAGATCAAAGCGCAAACCAATGGCAACCAGGATGCCATGATGCAGCAGAACCGTGCACTGATGTCAGAACTAGGTCAATACCGGCGAGATGCTTCACGGGTAACCGATATGGCATTCTCTTCATCACCGCTAGTAACACCCTCACCCGATGGGTCATCAGAGGCAAATGACCGGCTCTAACAGAACCTTCACCTACGCACTGACACCAGTACCAGAAGACCGGGACCGGGTGCTGAAGAAGGCGACCAAGATCCTGGCGATGGCCTGTGATGGCGACAGTCGTATTACCTGTCACGGCATCACAGGTGAGGCATTAGGTATTATCACTATCAGCCTGACAATAAAAGGCCGGGACCAGTGGTGGTCCCGGCAGCTAGCTCAAGACATCGTCAACTTTGTCACGTGGGGCCTGGAGCCCGGTGTCACACAGCTGGATCTGGAATCACGTCGACAGGAAGCGCACACGCACCGAGGCTATGCACACGGCCGTACGAAGCGTTACCGAGAGTCCAAGCCGGAGCGCACAACTACCTCAGCAAGCTCGTCTACTGGACAACATCGGGAGACTCCTCCGCTGGTAGCTCCCAGACGTAGCTCCAATCCTTGAAGTAGGCGATAACCCGATCTCCAGCGGTCAGTTCAAGATTATATTGATCATAGGCCATGTCATCAGCAGGGATCCTGAGGACATCTTCCTGACCTGGGATCTTGACAACAAAAATTGGCATAGGGCCTTCCTCAATCTATAAACCCGTACGGGTTTGGCTCGTCTTTGGGTACCGGAGACATGATCTGGTTATACGCATCCCGCACCCAGCGGGCATCTGCCAGAGCGTGATGGATGTTCTCCGTATCGGGTGGCAGCTTGACCTCAGGGTGCTGCTCGATGAGCTGCTGCAGATCATGTGTGAACATAGGGATACCCGGCGGCAGTTCGGCCATGGAGCCGAACAACTGGCACAGCACCACGTGGTCATAGGCGCCGTAGTATGCCCATAGCTCCAGGTCCGGGATATCGGTCAGGAACTTATGGATCTGCTGAACGAGGTTGTCGAGCGCCAGGACCGCTGGGTACTCCTCGTGACTCTGATCCCACTCGAAGATGAACTGGTTATCTTCACGGATGGGCAGTGTCGGCCGCACGTTCACCGACAGCCAGGGATGGCGCATCAGGTTCGAGAGTGAATCGGCGTTGATGACGTACAGCTCCTGGCCATCTTCACGGATGAAGCCAAAGGAGATGGGCTGAATCGGTATCTGTGGGCCACGTTCAACGAACTCGGAATCATAGAAGCACTTCACCGGCAAGCCTCTCTAGGCGTAGACATAGGCATACGGCTCCACGGATGCACAATCAGCACACTGAGCTTCACCGCGCAACTGATGTAGCTGCCATGCCTGCACCGTACCGTGTGCTGGCCCATGCTTCTTAGCAAGCTCTTGGACATCAGTCAACAAGAGCCAAACCCGGCCGCCGTACCGCTTAGCCGGTGCAATCTTCCCGCGACTGACCCAGCTCTGTAGCCGGCTAATGGGTACACCGATGTAGGCAGCTGCCTGATGCAGCTCCAGCTTTCCTTCTGGATCCTGGTTGAAGTAGCCATGCCGGTTAAACCAACCACCGCCGGCAATCATCTCCTTGGCGCGGTAACCGCTGTCCTTGCACTGCTGCCGAACCGGACAGGCAAAGCGACACACGAGCGCTGCTTGAATTCCCTCATTGCGCGGATAGCCGTACAGAACCTCACTCCAGGCGTCTGGACCGAGGAACGGGTGCTTTAGACAGGCCGCATCCTCGGTCCACGTCTCCCCCACGAGATCAATCCTCCTACATTCCGGGTGGAGACTCCACCATGGCGGCGGTCAGGATGTTGATGACGTCGACCCGGCTGACCAGGCTGATGTTGCCGTTCCCATTGAGGGTCCGCATCAGTCCACCGCCGAACTCGGGCATCATCCGAACCTTCTGGATCACGGTGTTGAGACGAGCCTGGTTCGCTTGCTTCACCAGTTCCATGACCATGGGGAGTGTCCGCAAGGGACAGGTCCATGCTCAGCTCCTGGAGCCGGTGCATCATCCGTACCATGTCACCGCGCTCGACACCGATGGCGCCAGCTAAGGTGCCCAGCTCCACCAGATCCGTACCACTGACACCAGCTCGACCACCCAGCGGCGGACGCGGCATCAGGCGCATCGGGGTTTCTTCAACGATTTCCTCAGAGTCGGCCATCGGATGTCGCCCTCCAGGGGTTGGCTTCCGGGTTCGGGGATCCGAAGCCCAGGTTGTCCGGAACCAGCTTCGTCAGCTGCTGGTCCACGAATTCGGTGGCCTTCTCAAAGACCTTGTGCTGTTCCAGCACCTTGATCGCGGCGTACGCAACAATGCCACCGAGACCACACTTAACCAGATAACCGAGCATCAGTTTTCCTCTCCAGGCCACGAGATACCGAGTTCCTTATGTTGTTCTTTGAGTGCTTTTTCCTGCGCAGCAAGCGCTTCTGCCTTTTGGTCAGCAATTATCTCGGCTAACAATTCCCTCGATTCCTTATTTCTTAGCTGGCCACCAGGAAAAATTATCTTTGATACAAGCATTCCAGCGAACATGCCGACGACAATGAGAATTGCTACTGGCCAGAAAATTCCCGCTGCTACTGCAGACGAATCTAGACGCCACCGCTCATAATGTGCCCTACACCAAGAAAGTTCTCCTAGGCGCTTAGTGAGGTCTAAGCAGCCATCACAGTTCTTCAACACCTTAACGGCATCGTTGAATTCAACCTGCTTGAAGATGCGCCCAGTGGCAATCCCAATAACCACATACGCTAGTAAGATCCACGTCAATGTCCAAAAGAAGCTCATCACTCTCTCCAGCTCAACAAGGCTAGGCACTTGTAGGGGGATGTACCCCTTCAGTGTATGCCGGCACTGGCTCGCTGTCAAACTTGATCAATGTATCTCGGCGTGCAAGGTCAACAGACCACGTGCCGACTCCCAGCTCCGACCTGTAACAGCTGTGGCACACAGACCACATTCGCCGTACCAGCTACCCCAGTACTTGTAGATCCGGTACTTGCGCCTCCGCGTAGCTGGCATCACCGTAGCCCGCTGCATGCAGCAACCTCACCATCTGTTCCAACGTCAGTACCCGGTACCAGGCATCGGGATTGTCCTTTGTGCCTGGTGGCCGGAAGGTCAGTGCCAGGATCTCCCGACTGGGATCCTCCAGCGTTCTCAACTTCGCGGTCATCTGCCACTTCAGGTCCTTGATGTTGTAGTGGTCCGGTGGATCATTGACCACGACCACTGAGAACTCGGGTGCGACCAGGACCTTGGCCCAGAGCCGGTTGAAGTCGCTGTTGACCATAGCCGCGAACCATGAGGCCACCTGTCGCTCACCCAGACCTATGGGCTTCATGACCAGGATCCCGTGATCAGCTCGTGCGTTCAGGCGCTCGATGTTGGTCTCCTTGATCCAGGTCCCCATCCGGATCCCGGCGTTGGCGTACTTGACCTCGATGGCCAAGCCGATGCAGCCGGAGACATCTCCCTTGTCCTGGCTCCCGTTGAGCGCTCGCCGTTCTGCGTACGGCCAGCCATGTGTGCGCAAGTACTCAACGACAGCTGATTCAGCGACTGTGCCCTTACCCCGAGCCCGATTGACCATGATGGGATCATCACATAACTCAGGTGTCGAATGTAATCCGCATCGCCTTTACTTGGAACTCTTCATAGAGGTCCGGCCGCGCCTGCCTGAGCCACTCAGGATCAAACTTCTTTTCGACAATCTCACGGGTATATAGGCGGTACATATCCGGGTACTGCTTCCGGAACTCGGTCGAGTTGAATCGCTCCTGCCGTTGGTAGAAGAAGACCGGATCCCCATTAACAGTGCCAACTTCCCAGTCACCCATGATCTCAGCCATCTGAGACTTGAGCTTTTCTAGTCGCTTGCGCCAGAACTCAATCGTCGTTTGGCACTCCCGGTAATCAGCCAGGATGGTGACGTACTGATCGAGCGCCAGCTGGCCTTTGGGCGTGGTACGGATGACAAGTTCCTTGGCGGCTTCCTGCTCTGGTGTCAGTTCAGTCATGAGTCACCCCAATATCTGCTATTGGCATCCCACTCGATATCCGACATCAGCTGCCGCTTCAGGTCTGCGGTCTTTAGCCACAGCGTCGTCTGCAGAGCTGCTTGTCCGAACCAGCCGCGTATGCCTTTCAACCTCGGCATGGCTGAGTAAGCCGCTGTCCAGAACCGCTTGTGAAAGCCCTACGGCGCTGTCCAAGTTACCGTCTTCCACGTCTGGTAACAGGACCCCGTTTACCCCAGTACCAACCAGCATCTGCAGCCAGTCCCGGTGCGGCACAGTTACCAAGTCCGCGCTCCGCAGGATCTCCCATGCCAGGGACACCCGTTCTGGCTTACTCCAGTACTCACGAGCTTCCTGATCCAGAAGCACATCCCGGTCTTCGTCCGTGCGCCCTGGCTGCAATGCAGCCATTTTCTCTGGTACTGGCAACGGGAAATGAAGATCCACGATGAATGTGACTCCGGTATCAATCGCACGGTCATACATTCGTGGGTTCTCCACCAACACTGCCAGGTCCGCAAACACGACCTGTCCCTCTGAGTGTTTAGCTGGAGCGAGTGCTCTTCCGTCCTCAGGGATAATCACTTCGCCCTTCAGGGGAAGTAGCTCCGGATTGTCCTTCATGGCACGGAAGAGTTGGCCGCCGCGTAGCTGCTGGCACAGCAGCGCTGCGTCGTTGTTCTCCGCGAACCATACGTACAGCTTGATGAAGGGAATTTCCATTACTAGGACCTCGGGTTGATATTCACGCCGCCGTCAGCACCGAGCACGATGGTGCAGTTCTGGTTCTTAGCACACTCCTGAACCATCTGCAGCTGCAACTTGGCCTTCTCCAGCTCGACCCATGCCGGGTTGTTGTACAAGGTACCGGTCTTGTTAGCGGCATCAACCTTGCCCTGAGCCTCGGCTACCAGCGCGGTCGCCTTCTCCACGGCCGCCTGCTTCTCATCACGAGCTGCTTGGATGTTCGGGTTGGCGTAGTCCACGTCCTTGAGCAGGATCTGGACCTCACCGCACTGGCCAGTGTGCCGATCAAATGCCGGGGAGCAGAAGTACTCGCCGCCGACAACACGCTTGATCTCGGACTGGAAGAGCGTGGCGATCTTCTGCTGTACCTCTTCGCGCTTCTGACCGGACACCAGATCATCAGCGGTGTAGCCGCGAACCACAGACCGGCTCGATGTCTCCAGCGCGGTGACAATGGTGTTGCTCAGCATGTTCCGCCAACCATCAGGAGTATCAGCCTGGTACCGGCGACCGATCTTCTCCCAGAACTGCACAATGGGACTGGTCTTACCACCGTCACAGCTGGTGTTCAGAGTGAAGTTGGTTTGCTGCCACAGCTTGACCTGAACACCAGACGGCTGTCCTGCCTCAGGCGCACTGTTGACCACGATCGGCGCATTGGAGTCAGCACCAGGAGTGCCCTCCGGAGCAATGTTCCAGGTGCGTAGTGATGCCGGCAGCAGAACAACAGAGTTGTTCCAGATCGCATCTGTCGTAGAACCAGGGTCATAGCAGTGATCGAACTGGTAACCGTCGCTTGGGCCTTCGAGGTAATACAAACCGACCTGGTCCGGGGGAGCGATCTCAGAACAGGCACTTACGGCTCCTAGCAGCAGGACACCTGCAGCAGACAGCCCTACAACTCTCATCCAGGATTTCATGAGATAGTCAGCTTCCCCTTCTCGTACGATTGGAGCCAGTGCTCCACTTTGGACCTGTCATCTGGTGACAGGTACGACACATAGTCCAATGACTCCGCTGCAGGATTACGGATGTCGTGCAGGATCTGAGCAGCGTCATGAAGCAGCAGAAGTATGGCCTTTTCCTGACTACGGCTCAGGTCACCCTTCAGCGCCCAGCCCTTCTCCCGCGCCTTGTCCTTGGTGTCCTGCCGCCGCAACCAACCTATGAAGAAGTATGTGAGTACGGCAATAAGTACAACCGTGGCACCGATGATGGCAACTTTACCCATTACTTCAGAGTCCTTCGCATCTGTAGATGCATCTGTCCCATCCCCGCGAACAACGGCCAGCACAGAGCCGTTTGCCAGTCACTGCTCAGCAGCAGCCATAGGACCGCTGGCAGCACCAGGTACCTGTCACGAGCGGGATACCAACCGGCCAATCGACGCCACTCCTGCCACCACAGCTGCACAAAGGACGGTCTCTGTCGCGCTTCCTCAGACAGTGTGCGCGCCGTTGTCAAGGTGCTCATGCCCGGTTCCTCAGATCCTTGGCTGCCTGCTTGAACAGCTCGATGACCTCTTCCTTGGTGCGACCTGGAGCATCATTCCAGTCATCGATTGGGTCAGTCAGCCTTGCTGTGAGGCCCTGAAGAGCGTCCCAATACACATCACGGACAACAGGAGAACAGTCCCACTCCCAAAATGCGACCTCGACGTCTTTGTTTATAAGTTGATACCGGCACATACCCAGGGCGCAGAGTCCAGCAGTAAGATTGCCAAATCCTCCCTGGAGCCAGCCAATGGTTCCCGACTCCCAGGCATCTGCACCACGCTCAAGGATGTCAGCAGCTTCCTCAAGGTTTGATTTCGGAAAATAGCTCATGATAGATCTCCCGCGTTCACGGTGTAGATGCAGATGTTACTTACGAAGCCCTGCTCATCAGAGTCACGTGGCACGTTGTACACACCGACTGTCGTCCGAGTCCGCATGATGGGTGACCCGTACGCGGTCTGGAACTCGCAGCCGACAACATCGCCGTAGTCTCCAGCGAAGCTGTAAGCAATCTTGAAGTCGATGATTTCTCCCGGCGGGAACCACACGGTGAACCCATAGGGCGTGTTCTTCTGGTCCGGCTCCACAAGTAGGTCCACTTTGGTCCCCGGATCACGGAACGACCAGATGCGACCTGTATCCGGCTCGATGAACCCGCCGAACAGCTCCGGGTTGAACGCATGCGCCAGGATATTGAACTTAAACGGGATGACCTTCTCGAAGTCGGAGCGATCATGGCCGTAGAAGTGGACCCGGACACCGATAAAGTTGTTGGGAACACTCCCTGGCCGCTCATCCGGCTCATTGCCGTTGTACGGCTTACCTCCGTCGGGTGGCGGTCGCTGCCCCGGTATAGGGGGTACAGGCAACCAGTGACGGCCCCACAACAGCAGCAATGATCAGGAATATCAGCACACTTTTCATGGACCTAGCCTTAGGCATTGTTAGCTAGTTCCTTAGCCGCACGGCGCATGCCGTCGATCACTGGCTCAGCTGTTTGCTGGGAATTGTTCCACATGACAATTCTCTGCCAATTACTAGAGACATCTTTATCTGCTTCAGCTGCTTCCTCGGCAAGGGCCTGGATTGCGAGTGCGATCTCTGGTTGCTTCCGCCATTCCAGGCTGTCGGTATCAAACCCAGCTATGGTGCGGTTTACTGAAGCCATCTGCAAGGCTCCAATGGCACAGTGTGCACCAGTGATTGGGTGGGCCAGGTGCCCTGTGCACCAGCCTTTGGTTTCCAACAGCGCAACGGCCTTCTCTAGCAGATCTGCAGCTTGCTGAGTGACTACGTTCACAACTCCTCCAGGGTTTCGTTGGCCAGATTCCGATACACGGCATCTAGCCACATCTTCAGTGCTTCGAACATTTCAGCCGGCGTACCGTCGACACGGTTGAAATAGTGAGCCATTAATTTGTTGGGGCTCTGTCGATCCAGGCGCCGGACCACGTCTTCCAGTACCGCTACCTCGATGTCATGCTGGCGCTTCTTGGTCGTCAAGAGCCGGTTTCGATCCAGCACCTCGAATAGGGTTAGTCCAAGCTCCTTAGCTCTCTGCTCAGCTTGTAGATAGCGGAGATATGTATCATGATCTACTGCCATTAGGTCGCTGTACCCCTACAGTCCTGCGACGATGCGAACGCACTCTTTGAGCTTTTCTTGATCACCCTTAACGAACACCATCTGAACACCTTTGCGCTCTGGATCGTCAAGAACTGTGAAGTTGCAATCGGTGCGTTCTGCCGCACTCACCACGATGGACAGCTGCCGTACGTCGCGGACCGTGAAAGTTATCGCCTCAAGAAAAGGCTGCTCTCCAGCGGTCCTGTAGAGGTCTTCCATGTTCACCAATCTCATCCTCCTGTTAACCAGTACCGGCCGCGACATGGCTGGTCACCGTCTACGGCCAATACCGGTCATGCCTCAAGTGTAGGGGTACATGGGGGTACTGTCAAGTAACTTGGCCTACTGAAACAGGTCGAATTGGTACCTGAGGGTAGGGATCGGATATTCCCGTACGGTAACGCCAGCCAGCCGTGCTCGACGTATGCAGTCATCCGTACCGTGTGAGATGTGCCCCTGCGGGCGCCGGCACCCGATCTTGCTGCACGGCATGATGAACGCGAGGCAGAGGTCAGGATCCTGGTCAACCATCCGCTGGTTGCGGACATGGCCTGCCACCGGACCAAGCCGATACCAATCAGTCGGTGTCACGGCAAACGGCTGTATCGACCAACCCAGGGCCTGGACTGCGCGTCTGGTCAGGGTGTCCGCTCCCTCCGCGCAGCCGTAGATCAGCTCATACTTCTGGGCCGGGTAATCCTCCTGAACCTGGCGCACAGCAGCATCGATGATGCTGGTGTTTCTCCAGTCCCGGGACCCCGTCACCAGAACCTTCATCAGGTCTCTCATAGCCAGACCAAAGCACTTGTTGCATCAGCTTCCACTGACGGTGAAGCCATTGCTGCTCCCCAGCTCTTCGTAGCTCTACTGGTATCGGTGACTTCCGACAAGCCGGTCGCTCGCACAGAGCCACATCTAGGAACACGATCTCGTTGTCCGGGCTTACTTCCAATTGCTCTCTGAGCCGATCTCCACAGCCCTGGCAACGTATCATGACCTTGGAATTACCCCGTCCGGTTGCAGATCCCGATGCTGGCAGTCGCACCGCGTACCACCAACGCACTCATCATGTTTTTGCCGGCGGCACTCTTCGCATACAAAGGTCATATATTCCTGTACTCCGTAGACAGTCGAAGAATGGTGGCTTTGGTCTGGCCTGTGGCGTCCGCAATTTCACCCGGTGTCATTGACACACGGGCGTTAACGGTGGCAGTTTTACGGACCACGGATACGCGGGACATAAGCTGATCTCGCATCAGATTGATCATGTCGCGAGCTATGTTGATTGTATCAATATCCGTGTGTCCAATTAAGATATTGGTTAGACATTCTCGAAGTTGGGCCTGCTCCGGTGTGTCCTCCCAATTATGGGAGGCTTTCAATGTCTCCCGGATCATTTCAGCATCGAGCATGAGTCCCCTCCTGAGCAGCTGTTGCATGTCTACGATCTTAGCGCATGGGTACGTCCGGGTGTAAGGTCTGACCAGCACTTTAATACACACGACAGTGCCCCGACGATGACGCCGGGGCACTGTCTCATGATCTTCGGTTACCGGTTGACTACGGCACCCGTATCATCGCGATAGTTACCAGTCCACGTCCCAACCCCACCACACGCATCAGTGAAGCCGTACGCCGGCCGGTGCGGGTCAGATGTCCAGTTCCCGAACGGGCCATAGAACCGGTTATCTCGCACAATCCAGCCACCCGCAACATTCTCGGGACAGTAGATCGTATAAGCACCCGCACTGAAGAAGTTATTCGTCAGAGTCCAGCGCGAGTTGTTGTTGGGATTACTGATGATTGAGCTGGTTATAGGATTGAGCCCAGCAAAAGTGTTGTGGTTGATTATTACATCCGAACCACCCTGCGACTGAATGTCGTCGCCATGCGGATCGTTACCTTGCTTCGGGGTCTCAGTCCCAATGATGTACGAGTCAGCGATCACCGAATTGCCGTTGACCTCAAACCCGTTCTCACAGCCGTGAACGTAGACCCGTGATACCCGTAGGCCAGGACCGGCGATTGCTGTGCCATGTGCGTAGTTGCACACGACTTCAACCCGGTCGATGGTGGTAAGGCCATTGCTGCTGACGTCATAGGTACTGAGGCCGTAGAAGCAACGATCGGCCATCCGACTCGGGTGTTCTTGATCGTCACATTCGAGGCCACCACGTACAGACAGCCGTTGAGGTCCATGTTCGAGATGACTGCACCAGCTGTGCGTGCGTAGTAGTCACCTGTAAACGGAGTCAGAGCTGTGCCTGCCGGCACCCCGGTGCTTGCCAGTGTTGGATATCCGCACACACCAAGCCGCGCCTGGTCGATAGGACCAGGCCGAATTCTTAGTAGTACCGAAGCAGTCACGCAGTGCTGAGACTGGTCCTGTCGGCGTTGGCGTTGGCGTAGGTGTTGGTGATGGAGTCGGGCTAGGTGTTGGTGATGGTGTTGGTGATGGGCTCGGACTCGTTGTGCTCGGCGATGGAGACGGAGTCGTTGGAGATGGGCTCGGGCTACTGCTCGGTGACGCTGATGGCGACTGGCTCGGGGATCCGGTTACGGGATCGCAGTCCTGCGTGAAGCCGCCATTAGCCTTAGTAGCTACCAGACAATTGTGCGTGTACTGCACAGCTGCAATAGCGCTGCTTGCACCGTAGGCATAGCTACCATAGAGCGCGACTGGAATGAAAGCCATTGAAATGGTCATTAAAACAGCCATGACCCGTTCACGACGGGTCATTGGTGCGCTCTTTCGGCGATGCGAACGTATCTCGTGATAATCGTTATCCACTAGGTGCCTCCTCAACAGAGCACTTTGTTATTGGACTCTTCAACTATTATTCGAAAATAACCTCCTGATGTCTTCCTCCGATAGGCAACCATGTACCCGGCACCAACGGCACTCGCGGCCGTAGTTGTGACCTACCTGATACAAGATCATGACATGTTGTCCTTGCCAGCACCAGAACTGATGCCAGCGCCGCTGTAGATAGTCGGACAGACGATGCCAAATCACAGATGCTCGCGAACCATTTTCTTTGACTCGTCAACTAATACCAAGGCTTCGTTGATCAGTGACAAGATCGTCAAGCCTGGTGTGTTGGGGTTGATTTCCAGTGCCGGTGCCAGTCGCTCGATAGCAGTGGCACGCTCTGAGGCAAGGTCCACGGCATAACGCTCAGAGGCCCGCAACTTCTCCTCTAGCTGAGCAATCCGCTGATGCAGGGGCTCGGCGATTTGAGACAGCTCCGTACGCAGCTTGGCAATCTCGGCACTGGAGGTCTGCTCCAGGTTGGAGTGCGCACGCTCAAGCACTGGAATGCGAGCTTCTAACTCATCAACGTAGCGAACCCAATTGTCGAGGTATCCCTTGACCTGCTCCGGTACCGGGTACAAATTAGCCACGGGCGTGACTCCGTTGAGCAAGCACATGCCGCTCGATATCAGTGAGATCCCATGTGGCTAGGACCGCCCAGAGGTCACCACGGATGTGACGCAACAGAGCTGGGTCATGTGGTGGCGTCAGGTCCCATTTCTCTACCTCCCACAGGATGTGATGAGAGGCCAGTCGTGCTCGCTTGGGTCGGAACCGGGGTGGGATCGGTGGTACCACGGTGGTTGCGTTCGTACGGGTCTTCTGATTTACCGGCTCAGGCAACGAGACCCTGACCTTAACCGTGTGGCCTCCAACCAGCGCGGTATACCGTCGCCAGGTATCTGCATCCTGATCGTAGAACGTAAGCTCGTTCCCGTACCAGCTGCGTTGCACAAGACAGGTCCTGGCATCGGCTCGGCAGACTGCAATACGAGGCAGACCATTCTCGAAGAATCCGCCGGCCGTAATAGCAGCGCTCAGGGAAATGACAGACAGTCCTCGGGCTGCTGCCCTGTAAGCGGCAACAATGGCATTGTCTTCAGCTGTGCGCTCAGCCTCAATGAGCGTGGTGTATTCCTTGAGCCCAGCTTTGGCTTGCTCTACATCGATATCTAAAGTTGCTAGGTCCATCCTCAATCTCCCTCATCCTCGTCATCATCAGGACTGAGAATCTTTGCCCAGGCTGGTCGCTCTTGCCAGTATGGTCCTGAAGGCGCTGGCCAAACATGTAATTCGACCCATTCACAATAAGCAGCTGCCATATCACCATCGGTCTCCCGGGCAACCTCAAAGGCGGTGACGCTAGCAGGTCCGGAAACGAGCCAGGAAACGTGATCTACCACCCACAGACCTTGACGACGAAAGGGATCGGCCTTAACGACTGGATAGATGTGGACCTGGTCACCTTTAGCTGGCACCTGGTTACTGTAGAACTCAGCAAAGTGAGCATCAGGTGATTCGGTTAACTAACACCGATTCTGTATGGGCGGATTGACTTCATCGGCGCTTGCGCCATCCGCGCGGATATGACGCCCGCATCCGTCGAAGGGCATCGAGGTCCACCGCAACAGTGTCACCACGAAGAGGTCCCCAAGGCCGTGACTTGTCTCCGTTGAACCAATGCCAGTGCTCTTCTCTGCGCTCCCCATGCCAGCGAGTGAAACAACGGCGAGCCGACCTTCGATAGGTCTGGTTGCTGCGCAGGCTATAGAAAATGTCTCCCACTTGACGGCGACAAGGCAGCCGTTCCCAACGCTCCTTTCCCAGGATGGCATAGCTAGGACCCCAGCTCAGCAAACGTCGTACGTGTGGGCCTGGCTCAGGATCGTGCAGCAAGTCATATCGATACTTGATCACTATTCTGCCTTGTTCTTTGGAGCAGGTACTGGCTTCTTGGGCGCGACTACTACAGTCCGGTCCCAACGGGTGACCTCGTAGCGGCCGTAACCCTGCGAGCGCGAGGCTCCAATACCGTTCTGCTCGCCACAGGTCCAGATCAGCGCCCATTCGCGCTCACTGAAATCGTGATCCGAGATGACAGTGAAGTCAATCTTCGCATCGTTAACGTATTCCTCGTACTGGATACCAGTACCACGGTGCGTGTGCACGAACCGCTGGTTGATTCCAGTGGCTTCGCCGACACCCAGGTACAGACGGTCTTCTAGTACGAACACGTGCTCAGCGAAATAACCCTGGATCCACTTGTTCGTCTTCCCCCATCCACGCTGCTCAATTTTTCCAGCAGCAACAGCAATGGAGATGGCTTCCTTGAGCGCGGCCTTCAGCTGGCGACCTTCAATGTAGAGGCCTTTGTCATCGCGCTTGAACCCATTCAGGTTCTTCATGGTATTTACAATTTCAGTGGCTTCCTCGGCGCCAACACCACGCTCCACCATGGTCTCAGCAACCATGTTCCGGATCATGTCATCTTTGTCGAGACCCAGCTTGGTCTTCAACCAGCCTTCAGCAACACGAGGGTCACTGGGAGTACCACCAGCAATAGTGGCGACTAACAGCGAACCGTCGAAACGGAAGGGATACGCCTCTGCACGATATTGCTCAAACAGACGGGACATTTCTTTCTCTCTCCTTTGTGGACCTGTTGCAAGGGTGGGAATGCACTGTCGGTGGGATAAGGGTTGATGCGAGTCGGGTTAGGTAGTCGGGACGGGAGGTGTTGATCGGTGGCGGATCGTGTGGCGGGACGGGTTGTGGCGTCGATAAGGGTTGATCGGGGCGGGCTTGGTTAGTCGGGATGTGGCGGGACGAATTGGGGCGGTTAGTCGGGAGGGGACCGGTCGGATGCAGACTCGACGGGGGAAGTCGGTGTGGAGTGAGTGGGGCAAGGTAATGGGGAGGGTGGTCGGTGTGGAGTGATGGGACTAGATGACTGGGTCGGGATGTCGACGCGGGCGGGGCAGAACCGTGTTGGAACGGGCGGGGCAGTCGGGTTGGGTTGGAGGAAGTCGGGCCGGCTCCGGGTAGTCGGCAGGGAAGGGAGTGGGTGGATGCGGCAAGGACTCGGGTGGTCGGGGTGAAATGGGAAGCGAAGACATGGGTGGGGGAGTCGGTAGGGGGAGGCCTGACCTGATTGAGGGTGGCCTGGGAGGGGCCGTCGGATGTGGGCAGTAGTTGCGTTGCGATGCGTCGGGGCGGGTAGTCGAGAAGGGAGGGGATGATCGCGGCTCGTACTGAGCTGGGTAGTCGGAGCGGTGAGTGAATGGCGAGGGGAGAGCTGGGTTGTCGGTGCGGAAGGATCGGGGTCGCAATGGGTTGGTTGGTCGTAGAGGGATGGGATGAATCCGGGTGGCGTCGGGCAGTCGGAGCGGGAAGTGGACGGGGCGATTGGGCTCGGCCTGTCGTGAGGGGATGCGCCGGAGCGTAGGGAGATGGCTTGTCGGGGATGGGCTGTAGGTGACGCGGGCTGAGTAGGCGAGTCGGGCTGGTGTCGGGAGGTTTGTGGGGCAACGTGGGTTGTCGGATTTGGGCTGGAGCGGAGGCGGTCTGAGTTGTCGGGCCGGGTTGAACGCGATGCGGGGCAGGGTAGTCGGGATGGGCAGGCATGCGAATGGCGCTGGGGAGGGTAGTCGGGGTGGGCGAGTTGGCGGATGAGGAGCGGGGAGGGTAGTCGGGGCTGGGGTGTATGACCGGGACGGGATGGGTGGTCGGGCAGGGGAGACTCGCGGAGGGTACGGATAGACCTGTCGATTTGGGCGGGGGCGTGACGTAGCCGGGTCGGGGTGAGTGGTCGGGATGAACAGGGAGGGAATGGCTTGGGTCGTCGGAGCGGGCTGTGGCGACTAGGCGCGGCGCGGGGCAAGCGGGGTAGGCGTGTCGGACAGAGCGGTGGAGGGCGGGGCCGGTGGTGATCGGGGGAGTCAGGAGGGTAGCGGGATGCAGGGGGGCACGGGGTGGCATGTCGGGTTGGGAAGAAGGGGGTCGGGTTGACATGTCGATCGTCAGTCTTTTGCTACCGAGATCCACAGCTTGGCGATGGTTTCCTCATCGAAAACCTGCTCCACCGTACGAGTGCCGCACTTCTTAGCCAGCGCACGCAGGAAGGCTTCTCGCCACAGAGACTCCTTGGCTGAGCGACTGAAGTCATCAGCAACAAAGGACAGTTCTACGGATGTCATCTGGCGTAGCGGCATCCTGACTCCGGCCTCAATGACGTAGACCTCGTCCAGGAAGTTGCTTCGCAATGGAGCTTCGTCACCATTATCGAAGTCTTCCGCCGCCTTGCGGAATACGGATCTGGATGCAGCGGTGCGGTTATAGGCGCGGGCAGAGTGGTCCCGGTTCGAGATGGCCACTCGTACGAAGTGAACAGCTTGTGCGTCGAGCCAGCCGTGAAGCAGATCTGGGTCATGCTCACGCAGGTAGTTGACGATCTCCTGGGCAGCGCTGGCGGACGTGTAGCGCCCTTGCGTTGTCATATCGATCAGCTCCCGCATCTCCTGGGCATAGTTGCGCTCAGTCGCTGTAGCTGATCGGGGGAACGTCGGAATGAAGGTACTGGTGTCCGCCCAAGGGGCAGTATCAGTACTTACAAGATCCTCGGCCATATCGCTTACGCACCCTCTCCTGGTGTTGTCGCTTCTCTCAAGGCTGCCAGCTCCCGCCGGAAGCTCTCTACAGCTTGCAGCGGGTCCATAGGCAGACCCTGGCCTAGCATCCGATCCCACAGAGTGCCCACGGCATCCTCAGGGCAGCCGAGAGCCACAGCTAGACCAGCGAAAGCGATGTAACTGTGGCTGCCCTCACGGTTATCCATCGCCAGGCTCTAACTGGTTCCTGATGTCCTTGGCCGTGCCCTTGAGGGCATCAATGACCTCGTCCACAGTGCGACCCGGCCTGTCGTTCCAGGGTGCAATAAAGGTTTGGTCCATAAGTCCCAGGTGCCTGCTAACAGCGCCAGTCACTTCCCAAATAGACACATTGTGATGATTCCTCTGACTGAGCCCGCCGATAAGGCAGAAGACCCACTGAGCGGTCCCGTCTGAGTCCTCGCCTCTCCAGCTCCTGGCGGCACCCTGGCCCCACTCCAGCTCTCCACTCTCAAAAGCATCCCCAACCGCCTCCAGCAGGTCAGCCACCCTCGCGCTCTCGGTCCCCACGCCCTCGGTCATCACCCTCTCCTCCCACGCTTCCAGTTCGAGACCACCCAATCATACCCCCACATCCCCCTGCAGGCAACCAGCCACTGGTACCAGCAATCCAGGTACCAGCAACCAGCCCCGGCAGTCCAAGCCCCGGCAGTTACCTAACGTAACGTCACCGCGTGGACGGCGGCAGGGCAGAGCCTCCCCCGGCGACCGTGGTCCGGCGGCTTGAGGCATCGACAGCCATCAGCAGGAACAACACCAGGAACAGGAACGACCAACCCCACTGTAGCTTCTACAGAATTTCCGTGGCGATCATAATAGTAGTACTACCTTCTACCTCATTATTTATTATCACTACTACTACTTCCCCTTTTTTTTCTTTACTCCAGGTTCAGACTTTACTTATTCATTTAAGTCATAAAAAAGAAAGAAAGACCTGATAAAAGTACCAGGAACAACGAAAGTTGATCATGAATAACAGGAGTTGATCATGCTTTTGCAGGAACAACTTTTCCGGCCGTTGTGGCGATAGTAAAAACTTTCCACGGATCAAGCAGGAACAAGCCGGAGGAAGGTTTGGTGCTACTGTTGTTGTCGCTACAGGCTATAATTCCTGACATGCCTCGAACTTCGTCCATTTCCAGCCAGTGGTGGGACCGGTTCCTGGACGGAAACGTCTACCGGTTAGAGATCACCGACCTCCCAGCGGAAGTCAACTCGGCTACTTTCCGTCAACGTGCCTACCGGGAAGCCAACATCCGCAGGCGGGCGCTGCAGTCGCATCACCCACGTTGGGAGTCCTGGTTCTTCTACCAGGCGCTGTACCGCTATGACCGGTACCTGTTCGCCAACCTGCGCGACCCGAACCTGGTCTACATCGACATGCCCAGTCCCGCCGTCTTCGACAAGGAGCTGGCTGACTTCGAGCTGCTAGGTCCCTGCACCTGCGGACAGGCACCCAAGTGTCTGCCCTCGTGTGCCCGAGTCAACTAACTGGTACCAGCTACCGCAGTACCAGCAACAGCTGCCACAGCACCCACCCAAAGTCCTAGCCGGTGGCTTCCTTCAACCTGGCTTCGATCTGGGACAGCTTCTCTTCCACCATGGCCGCGCGGTCAATGACTGGTAGCTCGTCGTCGGCTTCCTCATCAGTGGTGGTGAGGGCTCGACCCAGGCGGTAGACGGCAGCAAGATCCTTCATCAGCCCGCGACCAATCTCCAGCAGGCGAGGATCAGCAGGCCGGATGCCTTCGTGGTCCATCTGCAGGCCCTTGTCGATGGGCTGCCACAGCTGCTCGATCCGGGTGACAATCAGCGCCCGCACCCGGCCCTGGTCGTTGACCAGGTTCTCCTCATTGATCTCGGGGATGGAACCAGCCGGCAGCTCGAAGGTCATGTGTACCAGGGTACGTGCCCATGCTCCCAGGCAACATGCATGTGGAATTTTTGGATCACTGCTTCTTGTTTCGGAATTCAATTTATGTGTTTCCGGCCTACGCGAGCAGGGCCTTCTCCAATCAATGCATTGAAGAGGAGCAAAGTATCAAGCTGCCGGGGGCAGGCGTCAGGTATGTGTCTTTGCGTAGGCGCCAGCGGCCTGTCCAGAAAAAGCTGTTTGCCTGGCATGGGCTCAATGTCCGATTAGCCTGTTGTGTGGACGCGCAACCGGCCCTGGGCGCCCCTCGATTTTCGAATTTTGCAATTTGGACATATGAGACAGGATACAGCTACATGATCACACACACCGTACCGAACGCGCGTGCGACTGGCGCACCTGGACGCGGCCGGACACTGCCTGTGACCTGCGAAAATAGGCCTGGCTCGATCGCCTGCCGCCATGCGACTGGGCCATGGGCCATCGGCGCATATCAATTGACCATAGCCATACCGACCTGCGCCCGTGGCACTGGCCACAGTGGACAGCCCACATCCATGATCACCATAGCAAGGGGACAGCAGACATCGATGGAAGTAAGATCATTTGGCGGGCAGAAAGATGGGACGGACGTCAGCGCGGGTAGGCACTGACGTCCGCCGATGGTCACTCCTCTATCTGTCGTGGACTACTGGGACAACGGGACTGCACAGTACGGGCCAAACACAGGTGCCCATTCGATCGACCCTGGACCGGAGTCTGTCGGGCTAGGATGGCTGGCACGGTTGAATGCGCGTTGACGCTTGGCCGCTTGCACGGCCATGTCTTCTACCCGCTGGAACGGCGTACGTGTCCGGGACCGGATCACGCGCGCTCGCTCTGTTCGGTAGTCGTGCACTACGGCGCCGCGAGTCGGGAGGTCCATCCCGGCCCACTGCATTGCGGCGTCGATCCCTGGTCGCCATTCCTTGTGATGTGGGTATCGGTCCAATCCGTCAGCCTGCACGCATTCGAGCAGCCGGAATCCCGGATCTAGCGTGCCAGCTTTGTGCATGAGCCATGCGCCTAGATGCTGCTCCCACATCGATTGAGCAGCCTCTATGCACGCATGGTCGGACGTGAAGCCATGCGGCCCGTCGTCAATCTGTCCGACTGGTGTGTCTACCCACACATAGGCCAGCCGACGCACACGGGGTGGCATAGATCACCTCCCCTTCCTCTCTGATGCCGGACGACCGTCGCCCGGTATCGCGGCCGGATGTCCGGTGTGGACATCCGACCTGTGTGCTACTCGATCCAACCCCGCGCGTGAGCCGTCAGGTAGGCGGCTGAGAGCGCGCAAGCCTCGCGGCCGGACCCCCAGCCATTGGCCTGCGTGGTCACCCTGGCACCCTCGCGGATTGCATCGGCAAGGGTGTAGGCCGACAGTACATCGATCTCGATATCGCGCAGCTCAGCGCGCAGCTCATCGATGATCGGGTTTGCCGGACGCGCCTCGGTCGTGGTAGCTGTCTGGTTCATGGTCGTTCCTCTCTCCACTAGGGACGGTTGACCGTTTCAACCATCCTCGTACCCGGCACCGGATCTCTCCGGTACCGGGCGACCTCACTCCGCAGGCGTCGGAAAACGCAGGTCAACATCCAACGTCTCCAGCCAATCGGCAATGCGTTCACGCGACCACACGTCGGCCGTTTCATGGGCCGGATGATGGCTGTCATTCAGGTGAATGATCATGTCGCGTACCCTCAACGGGTCATACCCATGTCCGAAGCATGTACATGGGTACGTAACCCGCTCGTCCAGTCCCGGAATGAGTCGGGTTAGAACGTTGCCAGCCTGCCCATAGCTTACTGACGTAGCTACGGATCCGGACAGATTACCCGGATAGATGCCGTGCTCCACGTCGTCAGGGTGGAACCGATAGGCACTGCCAGTCCACTCAAAGTGTATGGGCTTACTGCCGTAGTCACGTTTCCCGGTGCCATTGCAACGATAGCATGCAATATCTGGCACCGGATGTCCCTCGGTCTTCCCGTGGGGACAGGTAGTGTAACGATGGTTGATCACTTCGCCGTGCACACACGGGCGATCGCCATACGCGGCGTAGCAATAACGCGGTCCGTAGCACGATGACGGCAATACCGCCTTGCCGTGGCATACGCGACACTTCTGGACCTTTGCCGGTGTGTAGCTCGGGTTATGCACCGGCAAGAAAAGCTGCCCCTTGTCCGACCAAACCCTAGTCGGTCCATAGGCATTGATGAATTGCTTTGTGGTGATGGTGTGCCATCCTCCCGTGTCGTACGTGACGGTACCGTCGGCGTGGAAGATCACACAGTACGTGGCATGATACCGTAGCCCAACATCGCCGTTGGCGAATCGATGCACACGTTTGGTCCGGCTACTGCCGATTGGTCGATCGAACGTCTTCGTCTTGAGACGGCCACGATCGAGATACGCTATCCAACCGGCATGGTCCGATGGGAAAACCGTTCGGTTCCTCATCATCGTACCCCTTCCTCACCTGCCGACCGTCGACAGGCTAGCGGCTGAGTGTCCGGTGTGGACACCCAGCCTCGGTCCCTACTCGTCGGCTTCCCAGTCACAGTAGCCACACGAGCATTCGCAATCTGCTCCCTCGCATTCCTCCGCTTCACAGCTGGCACAGTGCCACTCGCATCGGCACGGATCGTAGCCGCAGTTACCACACGAGTCATCCTCGTCGTCATCATCGGGATCGATGTGCGATATGTACCCGACGGCTGCCATGATCTCCCGATGGCCGTAGGCGTACTTTCCACCTCCGGCCGCGCGTGCGGCTGCCATACCCTTGCGGTCTATGCGCGGTAGCTCGATCTCTCGGACCGCTGCACGTTGATGCGCGCTGATTGCTTGCACGGCCGGCATCAACGCCCGTAACACTTCGATCGGTAGCGATTGCATTACCGACCTCCCTTCCGTCCATTGTCGACCGTCGACATAGGACTAGGAACCGGACGCACGGTCAAGTGCGCCCGGTCCGACTAGCTAGCTTTGACGCGGGGTGGTGCCGTTGTCCTCGTGGTAACTCCGGCCGTACCCGTCGCGGTCTTCTCCATACCGGTTGTAACCCTCGGCATCCCAGCCGTTTTGATCGAACCGGTAACGCTGCCTACCGTTGGTGTCGAGCCCATCGCGCCCATACCCCAGCCGGTCGAATCCGTCACGGTTGAATCCGTCGGCGCCGTACCCGTCGTAATTGAATCCTTCCCGGTCAAACCCTTCACGGTTGTAACCCTCGCGGCCATAGCCGTCTGCGTCGTACCCGTCAAGGTTAAACCGGAATTCCGACCGGCCGTTCTTGTCGACGTGCTCACGGTTGTACCCGTAGGCGTTGAATCCATCCGCGTTGTATCCGTCGCGGTCGAAGCCGCGCCGGTCGAATCCCTCAGCAGTGTATCCGTCACGGTCGAAACCTTGACGGTTGAATCCTTCCGCATTGCGGCCGGAGGTATCGAAACCCTCACGGTCGCGGCGCTCGCGGTTGTAGCCGTCCGCGTTGTACCCTTCCCGGTCAAAGCCGTCTTTGTCTCTGCCGTCAGAATCAAACCCATCCGGACCATACATGCGGGTACGGTGCCCTCGGCAGTCGTACCCGTCGGAGTCGAACCAAACGTCAGAACCACAGCGGTCACAGTCCGTACCCGACGGCCCAAAAGCCGAGGTTAGGGCTCTGTCTGCTTCCGTGCAGAAAGACCGGTTACGGCCCTCACGCACGGTGGCGTTCACAACCTCACGTTTGATCTCATCACGCTCGGCGTCGGTCACGGCCGCCGCATAAGCGGCCAGATATTGACGCGCGGGTAACTGCCAGTCGGCCGGTAGGCTCGCCACGATGGCGTCGACGTTGACTGTAGTCAGTGTGGTGTCCATAGTAGACACTCCTTTCGTTCACCTGCCGACCGTCGGCAGGCTAGCGCCGTACCCGTATTGCTACGGGTACGGCTTCGGTCATGTCACAGGTCTACGCCGAACCGCCATGCCAGCTCTTGCTGGTCGGCAAGGCTCAGTGCACGGATAGCGGACTCTGCCGCGTCCACGGCAGGATTCGCGACCGGCTCGACCGGTTCGACACTCGTAACCTGGACCGTACCGGGCACGACTGCCGAAACGGCTTGCGTCAAGATCCAACCGGCATCGCGAACGATCTCGGCGGATCCGTGGGGGGTGTCGATCTGGCCTGTGATGGTAACTGTGTAACGCATTGCTTTCCCCTTTCAGGAGAGACAGAGCATGCCGACCGTCGGCAAGATGTCGCGCCCACACCGGATAGCCGTCCGGTGTGGGCTCCGTGCTACTGGCCCGACCAGTCAGATCTGGTCACACAGTGCACGGTCTCGGCGGATTGCACGGTATCAACCGGGCAACGGTCATCCGCCGCATAAAAGAACCATCGCGCGCCCGGATAGGCATACGCGGCATTTCCCCTGGTCTCCGCGTCCCATACGCACGGGACCACATCACCCGGCCCATCCTCCACTGGGCACGGGGCCACAGTGGACAGATCGATACGGGTATCGGGCGCGCTATTCGGCGTAGCGCACGCGATGACCAGCAGACAGGCCAATCACGATTGACCATGCGGCCGTTGCTGCGCGCGTGATCGTTTTACCTCGGGCCATCACTGACCCTCCCTTCCGACCGGCGACCGTCGCCAGTCTCGCGCCCGTACCCGATCGCTCGGGTACGGGCCATGTACCTAAGGCTGCAAGAACGCCGAGATCGGCAATGCTTGCTTGCCGACGCTCTCTCCCGCGCTCCTCCGCATTCGGGGTGCACGGTCGCCGGGCTATTCACCGGTCCTAGGCTGATCTGGTGCTCGGCGCTCATGGAACCTTAGGTCCACAAAGACAGTGTATCATGATGGTTCATATTTTGTCGCTTGGTACCGGTACCGGGCGCAACCCCGGTACCGGCCGCATGGCTACGGTCTCCGCTTGGCACGTGCCCGGACGGCACGCTCAATGACCCGACGGACCCATTCGGAAGCAGTCACGTCGTCCGATTCCGCGTACTCACGTACGGCGTCTAGCTGCTCCTGATCGATCACCAATTGAAACTTGGTCCGACCAGGGGCAACCCTGGCGAATGTCGATAGCTGTGTCATGATATCCACCCTATCATGTCAGGCCACGACATCCGCATCGATGATCACAGGTTCGCGGAAGATCGGCGCGGCCTCGATTGCCTGAGGCTCGCGCTGCTCCTCTGTCCCCTGCGGTCCCGATGCGGCAACGGTTACGGCCGGCTCACCCGCGCCAGGATGGCCCTGGACCGATGGGCGACGCTTGCGCGCCTTACCCTGAGGTCCGGGCCGACGCCCCGGCCGGTTGGCTGTCGGAGCGACTGGCGCTGGTTTCTCGGCCGCGACCGTCACCGACTCAGTATCGGTTGACGTATCACGCTCACGATGTGCCGCGAGAAATGCCTTCGCCCAGCGTTGGGACGGGTGAAACATGGTCTCCACCGTCACCAGCAAGGCCACCGCGTACACAGCGGCTATGGCCATTGCAACGACGCCCCGGTCATACGCGCTAGACACGTTGAACGTGAGCGTGAGAGTTGACCCCAACCATAACCCGATCACGGCCCATACTCGCGTCGCTCGATTTCTGAAACGATCGACAGCAGCCATGACTGTGCTGTTGATCATCATTCCGTCGATTGCCACGGGCAGTAATACCGCTACCGGCTCACCCGCCTTTGTACCCACGTGGACAATGTGCTGCCACGATGTGTAAGCCGTCGCCGTAGCGACAACCAGCGATGAAAGCAGGCCGAGTAGGAAGAAGATCACTTCCCTGTACTTGATAAACCACGTCACCATGGCTACCTCTCTCGGTCCCGGACCGTCCGGGACACGGCGGTACGGCCAGCCTCACGGCCAGCCGTACCCCTTACACTTACACGGTCACTCGTCGTCCTCGTCGTCCTCGCCCTCCCACTCATCTACCTCCCACGATTCATCCATCTCGTCGGCGCCGCTTTCGATCATCGCGGCCATGACGCTGCCATCGATGTAATCGACCAGTCGACCGACATAGTCTTCGATCGATTCTCCCTGGTCGCGCTCCGGCAACGGGCCATTGACGCCTGGCGCCTCGCGGTTGTGGTCGATGAATTCGACCAGCTCAGCGACCGAATCAAAGTCGCGTGAGTGTTCGGTGGTACGGGTGAAATTGATCGTTGCGGACATGGGGGTTTCTCCCTTCCTGCCCACGACCGTCGCGGGCATTGTGGTACGGCCAGCATCACTGCCGGCCGTACCCTTGCTAGATGGTGTGTGGCGGCTCGATCACAACCGCGTCGTCCGAATCGGCCGTGATCAGTATGGCCATGGGCAAGCCGTGCAGGCCGTCAACATCGCGCGACACGTGCACGATGATCTCGACTTGCAGCCCGTGAAACCATCCGGGCACTAGCCGGATGTCGGCACGGGGGTCGCTGATCACGCCCATGGTGTGACGGAACCGCCACACGTCCGGATTGAGGTTTGTCACTTTCTTCGACATCCCTGTCTCCCTTCCGACTGGCGACCGTCGCCAGTCTCGCACCGTACCCGCGTTGCCACGGGTACGGCTGGATCTCACGATGCGGCTCTGTCTGCCGTCAATGCCTCTCGCCATGCTTCGGTCAGTGGCCCGTACTCTCCACCGAAATCGGTCCTGAATCCATGTGTGATCATGAATTCGTCGTCCTCTGTGGAGGGATTGAAGGATGACAGTACCACCCGCCAATATCCACTGTACTCGTAACCAATTCCGTCGATGTCTGCCGATGCAATTGCCTGCCCCAGCACACATGACCACGGGAATTCCATCCGAAGAATGTCAAGCTGGACCCTGTCCAGGTCCGGCGCGAAAGCTTGTGCGGCCTCAGTGGACTTGAGCCATGCCAAGCCGCGCTGAACCTCTGCCTCATACATGATCTCTCCTTTTCTCACACGGGCGACCGTCGCCAGTGCTCGCGGCCGGACACCGCGCCACCGCAGGTATCCGGCCTCTCTACGTGCTATGTCTATGTACGCTCATCGATCATTGGCACCGGTACGGAATCGCTCCCGTACCGGCTCACTGTCAGACCTCGCGTAGCTCCCGGATGCGGCCGCTTTCAACCTCAGCCGTGATCTGTGCCTGCCGCTTTTCATCGGCGAGCACCGCACGAGCATGGCGTACCGCGATCGTATCCGCGTCGGCCGTACCGAGTAGCGCGGCAATGTCCTCGTCATCGATCCATGTCACGACTCCCGCTGGTGACTGAAAGCCGAACGATAGACCGGTGTCGCCTCCATTGCTGGCCGCAACGATACATGCCTCGGGAATGATCTCGCCCGTGGTCAGAATGACTGTGAACGTGCGCATAGCACGCCTCCCTCCACATCGGACGACCGTCGCCCGATGTTCGCACCGTACCCGCGTTGCCACGGGCACGGCCGTTGGTTAGTCTAAGTCCGTGTCTACGGACATCAGTGTTGCCCGTAGAAGGAACGTGATCAGTACGGCCCACCAATATCCAATGGTAGGCAGGGCAGGCAACCACTCAGCGTGGACCACGCCAATGAGCAGCATAAATACCCATCCGAATGCTAACGATCCTGCCGCACTGACGACTAGGCCAAGCAGAATCACGCCAATGATGGCCATGATGCGCGCTCCCTTCCACTGTGGACCGTCCACAGTCGAGCACCGTACCCGCGTTGCCACGGGTACGGTCACGGTTATGCGCTCAGTCGCGCGAGTAGGCGAGTGAACCAACCGGGACGGCGATGTCTCTTGGCAGCCTTTTGACGCAACAGAGCATTGCTGCAAGGACTGACACAAGATCTCCGTACCGATGAACCATCCGCCGGACCCCCCAGTGCGACCGCAGTGAGCACATTTATGGGTGAGCATGGCGCTCCCTTCCTACCGCGACCGTCGCGGTATTGCGTGCCCGATACGGTCACCCGTACCGGACACATTGAGCTAGTCCAGGTACACAGTCACGTCAGTGACATCATCTAGCGTGTCGTCGTCGGGGACGGCCTTCGCTTTCGCGCGCAACGCCTCAAGAACGGGACCCATCCGGTCGAGATCGTATGTGGCATTTTCGATCGCTTCCGTGATGGCGTCCGTGAGGACGTCGAGCGCGTGATCGGCGAAAACTTCGATCACCTCGGAGACAGGCAAGCAGATATCGTACTGGTGTGAGCGCGTCTCGGTCCATGACAGCGAGTAGTCTGACATGCTGGTCGCTCCTCTCATGACAGGCGACCGTCGCCTGTCATCGCACCGTACCCGTATCGCTACGGGTACGGCCGGAATCCTCAGTTCAGGTGCGCGGCCTCAGCTTTCGCCAGGATCGCTTCCACCTCAATGCGCGCCTCCCTTATGGCGGCGAGCACTGGCTGGGCCTTCGCTTCGAACTCCTCGTCTGTCAGTGTTACGTGCGGCTCGGCTTGCAGAACCACCACCGGGGGTGTCGATTCTGTGACCGCGACCAGCACCATCTTGATCATGTCCTCAATCGTGAGGTCGAGATCAGTCGGCAGTGCCAGCGTGATCGTTACCGGGACATCGACGTACGCGTACATGACGCTCCCTCCTGCCCACGACCGTCGCGGGCATTGCGACCCGGCTACCCTCACGGGTACGCCCTCCCCTCTGCCTACGCGTTACGCGGCATGTGTCCCCGTACGGGACTCGGGTGGCCACGGCGCTAGCCGTGACAGGCCACGCAGCCGGTTTCCCCGGCTGCTAGTATCATGATACCATACCCGATCACATTTTGTCGGTGGGGATCGCTTGGTATCGAGCGCACGGGTACGGTTGCCCGTACCCGTGCCACTGTCTACGCCTGTGCGGCCGTGATGCGCTTACGCGCGTGCTGCCCGTAGCTTGCCGTCAGCCGTGAAGTCACGGCCGTCGATAACCTCATACGTGCCGCCGAAATGGTCGGCCGTGGCCTTGACTAGATCCACGCCACCGACCCTATCGAACGCCTCATCCGTACGGATCAATGCGACGGCCGCGCCGTCTGGCAGCCTCACCGTGGACAGCACCGCGCGCCGGACATCTAGGATCGCTCCCGTGTCCTCACAGAACATCGTGCGCCGTACCGCATAGAGCAGTGTCTGGTAATCCACGTACGCATCCTGGTCGATAGCCTCGCCCATGATGGCATCCATGATTCCCATGGTCGTACCCCTTCCCGGACGGGCGACCGTCGCCCATCCTCGCACCTGTGCCCGCGTGAACGGGCACAGGCTTACGGTCATGCCACGGGCTGTTTCATGGCCTCTCGCCAGATGTATCCGGCTCGATCCTTCAGGTGCGCGGCGAGCTGCTTACGGAACTCGGCGTCTGACCTCTTCGGAAAGACGTTCGTCACTAGCCCGATGTAGCGCTGCACGTCCTCCGGTGTGATGTACCGGTCCTTGACCGTTACCTCGTCCGTGTCGAATTCGTGCAGCATCGGGCCATAGACGCGCTCCCATGCGTACACTCGCGCGAACCACTCCTCAGCATTCGCCTCGGTGATCTCGCCCCAACCGATACCCATGCACAGGTGCACGATAACGGTTGTCATTGCCGGCGGTGGCCACGTCTCGCCGTCCCACAATTCCTCGTGGTTGGCGCAGCCTGTGACATTGAAATCGAGAGACATAGCTCCCTTCCTTCACGAGCGACCGTCGCTCGCTAGTGCGGCCGTACCCGTCACCGGATACGGCCGCGACGATCATTGCAGGTCAGATGAGTCGTACTGACCGATGACACACTCCACGTGCGCATCCGCGCCGTGGTAGGACATGCCGTCATCACAGCAGTGAATGAAGCCGTCACACAGCACGCAGCGTGCCATGATCAGACAGTCTGGCCCGGGGGCATGATCGTCGGCAGGACGGGTATAGATCTCCGTCCCTGTATCGCCATCCTCGTGGGACGAGATACATGCGGCCATGACTGGCCCTCCCTTCTGGACAGTCGACCGTCGGCTGTCCTCGCAACCGGGCACCCATCACTGGGCGCCCGGTTCACTGCTAGCTGAGTCTGATCAGCTCGAACGTCTCGGATGGCAGGTGCAGAACGATCACGCCTAGCGCCGCGTCATCCTCACACACAACCACACACTCCTCACACACCCTGTCAGGCCCGTGAGTCGCCGTCGCACCGGTCTCCTCATTCACGCAGTGTTGGATCACTACCACGTCCGGCATAGCCGGCCGTCCACACTCGCACGCCTCAAGGATCGTGTGCACGGGCGGGATGGTAAGCATGGTTGCGCTCCCTTCCGGTAGCGCGGACCGTTCCCCGCTACCTGGTATCACTATACCATGGGCACCCCACATTTTGTCATTCGTCCAGGTCAGGGGCAGTCTCCGGCGGGAGGGTCGCCAGTGCTCGCCGGTATCTGTCGGCCTGCTCCATGTCTGCCTTCGTCGGCTGTCGGCCGGCCAGTTTGTCCGCTGCCATGCGTCGGTCGGGACCCTCGGCTAGTGCGCGCAGCAGTCGAGCGCGCTCCGCATCCGTGCGTGTCACTGTCTCACTCCTCTGTAGGGGTACATAACCCTGCTCCCTATGCTACACTGGTTGTGAGGGT